ACTATTGAAAGCATCAGCATAACGTACACGTAGTGTATGAATTTGACCAACTGGACCAGTCATTGGCTGTACGCCGACTAGTTCGTTAGCGATAACGGTTGGCATAACACGTCTGATCACTGGAAGGATCACACGGTTTAGGGTTGCTACGTTACCAGCAGAAGTTGCACCTGCAGTTGCGGATTCTGACAAATACTTGCGAGTATTTTCAAGAGTTGTTTCCATAACTGCTTTTTTGTTGCCTGTAAGGCCTTCGACTAAGGCACCTTTTGTCTCCTGCCAGCGACCTGTTAGTAGTTCTGACATATTTATCTCCTTATAATCCGGCCAAGCGTTTGATATCAACTACATTGTGTGTTGATTCGCTTGACTCGATAGAACTGTTTGTTTTGTTGCCTGTAATTTCTTTGCCTTCTTTAAGTGTTGCCTTCTGCTTCGCTGGAGCTTTACTGTCAATAACTGACGGTAGATACTTGTTAAACGCTGAACGTAGTTTAGCTGTTTGAACTGATTCCAGTAAATCTGCCATGATTTCTTTCTGGGCCGTGTTAAGTGGTCCAGTAAGTTCGTTTAATACTTCTTTACGCTGATTAGACTCAACTAAACGCTTTACTTGTGCGTCTTTTGCTTCTGCAATTGCTTTAGCTTTTAGTGCTAGTTCTTTTGCTTCTACAACTTGTTGATTTTTAGTGTCTACAACTTTAAGTAGTTTTTTAGTTTCTGATCTTTCATTTAGGTGTGAACCCATATATTCGTTAGCAAATGCTTCAAATATTTTACGACCAAAATCGTTTTTACGTGCTGAGTCAATATCTTCTTTTAACTGTTTGATTTCGCTGCGTAAGCCGCGGTCAACAGTTTCAGATATTGCATTTGCACTTCTTTCGATAAAGTCTTTACGGACCTTTTCGAAGTGAGCTTTGCCTTCACGTACTAGACGTACTTTTGTTTCAGCAAGATCTTTTTTGTCCTCATCAAACTCTGCAATTTCTTTAGCTAGTTGTTCGACAACAAATTCTTCAAGCACAGTGAACTTATTAGCCATTGCTTTCTGGTCTTCGTGTAATTCGTTTACTTCTTTTACCAATGTTTCCGATACAAATCTACTCATAAGATTTGCATTTTCTTTCATTGCTACCGCATACTTAGCTTTTTGTTCAGCTAGTTGTTTACGGTCTTCGGCAAACTCCTTCATTTCCTCTGCTAACTTTTCAGTCATCAAAGAATCGATTGCTTCAATCATAACACCTTTATCGTGCTCATATTTTGTTGCAAACTCTTCACGAAGTTCAGAAGTAACGGAAAGACGATTTTCATCGATCTTTTTGTTCCATGCTTCTTCAATTTCTGTTTTCATTGCTTCTGAAATTGCATCGCTCTCTAATAGGGATTTAAGTGCTTCCATTAATTTCTCCTTTATTGGAGCCTGCTTATTATGTTTAATAAGCTCTCTGCAATATATTTTTGTGCCTTTGGGTCGCCTGTTACTTCTTTCGAAGTTAAAAATGCCTTATACCCGCCTCTTTCGTTCATTAAATGCTCGTAAATTGGTGTAGGATATGCACCGGGGGCGCTGGGCTGAGCCACAACGTCCACGGTGATTATTTCAAATCCATTGACATTGCCTGAGCCGTCAACTTCTCCGCTACCTCTAGATGAAACTCCTAGTTTAACTCCGCTTTCAAGCATTGTTTTAACTAGGTTTCCCATTGGTGTTGGTAGTATTTTTAATTTACCAAAACCGTTTGCTCCGTCCATCCACATATCTGTGATTAGATGACTCACTCGGTCTAAGTTAATATTAAGTCCTTCTGGATGATCTACTTCACCACAAACCGAATATCCTTCAGCTATCTGCTCATTGAGCGTGGTGACAGCCCTGCCAATTTCTTCTACCGGATAAACACGCTGGTTAGCGTTTTTAACACCACCTTGAATGAAAATTCCCTTCATATGAAGGTCCTTTCCACCCGAAGCGTTATCAGCAGACTCAACGACCATTCTAGCTTGGTCGAAGGATAATGTTTCAGTTAAGTTTAACATCTTCAGTCCTATCTTAGCTGCCAGTCATTGACTTTTTATTAGCAGCGTTCTCTGGCTTGCCCTTTTTCTCAGCGCCGTGGCCAGGTTGCGACTTCATTGATTTTGAAGCCTTACCGCCTGGAACGTTTACATTCCCTGCGTTATCTTCTTTTGCACTTGTATCACTTAGTGCTGAACCTTGTACAGTTGAACCTGCACCGGCTTCTGGATGATTACCATCTTGGCCTTGATTCATATTTGATGCTGTTCCGCCCATGTCATTCTTGCCAGCAACTGTTGATTTTTTGTTGTCTGCGCCTTCTTGGTTTGATGGATCTGCAATTTTTTCTACGTATTCACGCATTGTTTCTGATGCTGATTTTGGAGTTGTTCTTGCTTCTTCAACTTCTTCATCAGTTGTTTCTTCAACTTCTTCGTCAGCAGCTTCTTCTACTTCTTCGTCAGCAGCTTCTTCTACTTCTTCGTCAGCTTCGAATGCCATTGCTTCTTCTTCTGGCTCTTCGTCACCTGGCTCTTCGTCGCCCATCATATCAGCAAATGCTGCTTTAAGCTCTTCAAGTGCATCTTCTAGGTTATCCATTGCAGCTTCTGGTCCGTCAGCTTCGCCTTCTTCGTCGTCGCCTTCTTCGTCACCGCCCATTTCTGGTTCCATATCGCCCATCATGTCCATTGCTGGATCTGGCTCTGCTTCCATTTCTGGTTCGTTAAGGCCAAACATTTCGTCTAGGTCTTCGTCGTCTGATTCTTCAACTTCTTCATCAGCAGCTTCGTCTACTTCTTCATCAGTTGTTTCATCTAGATCTTCGTCGTCGGACTCATCTACTTCTTCGTCAGTTGTTTCTTCAACTTCCTCGTCAGCTTCGTCTAAAATGTTTGTATAAATCTCTCTTGATTTTTCTACAACGATTTCGTGGAATAGTGCTTCTGCACCTTCACGATCCTCGTTTACTAATTTTTCGAGCATTTCCTCGAATTTTGTTTGATCAGTCATGTCGTTCTCCTTCATTGTCAAGGCTGTCTATTATATTTACACTTTTTGAAAAATATACGCTGAAAATGGGCTCAAAACGGCCCATTTTATAATTTTTATGATAATTTGAACTTTTGTTTAAACTTTTCTACAGTAATATGTCTAAGATTATCATGTCCTTCTAATGAATTTGGTACAAAGTACGGTTCAACTTCAACTACTCTTATATATCTAATTCTAGGATTTTTTTGAATTACTGTAGATGTTTGTCTTTCCCAGTTTCCAAAGTATGTTGCTCTATCATGTAGCTTTTTGTAGTTTTCGGTACCAGCATACACATTGTTTACTAATTCGTTCTTTCTTCCAATTCCTTGATAATCAAAGCCTAAAATATACACCTCTTTAGGGAACTGATTGCTTGCAAAGTTAAGTGCAGTTGGTCCACTACTCCAACCTAAATTTGGATTAAAAAGGTTTAATTTTTCAACAGATCTAGTGTATTTGTTAGGATTTGTCCAAACTGGATGATGGTGCTGATACCCAGCAGTTGATATCTCTCTAATCATTTTAGTATCAACTGCTATCAAGTAATCAGGAATAAACTCTCTAAATAATGCATTACAGCCATAGATAGTTCCGTGCGCTCGCAATTCCTCTGATTTGACTGGTTTTCGGCTAGTTCCATTGCCTAAAACAAAAACAATGTCGCTTCTTTTGATTTGATCATTTGGGCCCGGGCTGTCGGGAGCTGGTTTTGGTTTTGGTGGAAGTACACTTCTTTGTGCAACTTTAAGTCGCTGATTGTGAGCTGCTTTCTCTTCACGCTTTCGAGCTTTCCGTTGGGCTTTAGTTTCACCAGGAATAAAAATTTTGGGCAAAATTTACTCCTATGCTATAGCTTCTTCACCGCCTTGAGCAGCTATTCCATACATTGCCCTAATGTATAATAAATCATTTTCAGATTCTTTTCTATGAGCATCGTCCGCCCTACGTGCTCGATTGATGTCTTTAAGAGTTAATCGTGTTTTTCGAGTATCATCGATTGAAATTGGTGTTTCATCGTCATCAGAAACATACCTCTGGTCTTCTTGAGGTTCCATTGTTTGTTTATCAAAATAATATAGCTCTCTTAGTATCATGTAATTATTTATGCCTCTGGTGTAGTATCTGGAGTGCCGCCGCCAGCGCCACCTACATCTCCAGCATCTCCTGTAATTGGATCGTTGTCGTCTAGTTCATCGCCCATTGCTGCTTCTGTATCGTCTGAAATGTCACTTCCGCTAATGCCTGCGTCTCTTAGCTGTGCTGCGGCATCAGTTGGGCCAGCTGAGAAAAATTCATCATTTTCTTCACGCCACATACGTTCGTTCTCAGCAACTTCTTCTTTGCTCATTCCTAGGAAACGTTGTAGTGCAAAACGGTTAGAAATAAACGGAACCTGCTGCATTTGTGTAAATGTACTAATTCTATTACTATCAAGTTCTGCTTGTCTATAACTTGCAAAGTTTTGCGGAGGTTGAATTGTTAAGTCAAACATAGCAACATCAACATTGATACCTTTGTTGGTTAGGTACAATTTAAATTCGTTGTTAAAAACCTGTGTAATCATACTTTGCAAGCGTTCACAGTAATTATTAAAGCGTAGCTCTTGAATGTATGCAGTACCAACTCTGCCGTCATTGTACTGGCTTGCACTATCGTCTGCGCCAGTTGGCAAGTAACTTGAAGGAATTCTTAAACCTCTAAGTAGTTTGTTGGTAAAATATTTTAAATCGTCAATTTCACCTAAATTAGTACCGCCTGGTAGTGTTTCAACTTTAGATCCTCTACCTTCAGCAGTTTGAGGAAAGAAGTAGTCTTCGTTGATTGACAGAGGGTTGTAGCTGCTGTCTATGACAGTTTGTCCGCCTCCGGTCTTGGATGGGATTCGTCTCTGATGGATTTCCGTTTTTACACGCTCCACAAACTGCATAGCAAGGTGTGACGGCATGTTGCCCACATCAACGTAGAATACTCTGCGCTCTGGCGCACGTTGTACTCGATAGATAATAATAGCATCTTCGAGTAATTCTTTTTGTTTGTATACTTTAAAAATACTTTCAAGTAAACTATTGCCAAAAGGAAAATTTTGATCTAATCCTTCGCTCATACTCAGGTGAACTACGTGCTGTGCATCAATAGCAGTTTCGTTACTTTCAGTACTCCATCTGCTGCTACTACCGTCGGGTGTTCTGCCTGTCATAAATTTTTGGTCAAGTGTTTGATAACCAGCGCCGCCCTGTGGACCATATGCCTGGTTGGTATTTAATTTAGTTGCACTTAGCGATTCAAAGCTAATATTAAGGTCTTTTACAATATACTGTTCTGGACGTTTGCCGTCACTTTCGTTAACAATAATTTTTGTAATGTTAGCAGGATCAACATGAAACCATTTTTGTGTTTCCGGATCTCTAATAAAAAATTGGTCACCGTATTTAAAAGTATTTCTGATAATTTTAAAAATACGCTTTTCAAACTCTTGAATCTTACACCATTGCTTCAAGTACTGTCCAATAATTTGTACTTCACTATTGGTTGGCGATTTGTTAAATTTCATTTTGAACGGTGTTTCGTTCTCTTTGTTTTTTTGACTACAAAATTCTGCAAGGATATCCAATGCAGCATTAACTTCACTGTCATTATCCATAGTATTGTATTGGCCATAGCGTTCGATACGATTTGGTGAGCCTACATATACATCAGGAAGATGACTACTATAATTTGCTGCCGCAGGACCAACGCCAGTTCCTTTTGAAAAACTAAAAGGAGAATAACTACCCGAAACATTCATACTGGTTGCAACTGGTGTAAAGTGCTTTTTCCAACTCATACTGTTAACGATCCTTTCAAGAAGTCATTACTGATACCGCTGGTGATTCTGTTATTCTGTTTCATTAGTGTTACTAATTGTGCGGTAGTAGTATTTAGTCTATTGATAGCACCTCCAAGGTCAGATTGACTGTTGTATGCTGCTGCTTCTGATGGGTTGAGTACACGCTCACCTTGACTAATATTCATTAAACCACCTTCAGGTTCTGTAGTTTTTCCAGTAGCTCGCAATGTACCAACATGTCTTATAGGAACTAAGTTTGGATTATTAGCTTCAAGATTACCAAGTTGTCCTAATATATTTCTACCACTCTCAGCATATGCACCCATTAAGTCGCCACTTTCTATTATTCGTGCTATATACTGACGATCAGTTTCGCCTTGATTGCGTGGCGCAGAGTAACCCAAGCCGGGTGTTTCTGCCAATACTCTTAGTTGATCTGCTAGTCCTGATTGTTGTTCTTCGGCACCTGCAAATGATGAATTTGGAATAAAGTATCCAAGAAATGTGCTGTTTAATGCTTCTAGTAACTTTCTTATAGAAGAATCTATTACAGGTTTTAGTGTATCTACAATTTCGTCCATTTTAGTTTTAAACGATTCCGAAGCAAACGCATTTGTAATACCAGTTATTAGTTCATCAATTACACGACCCATTACTGACATTTCTCCTTGCGATTCGTCTCTTACTCCAAATATTTTTGTTTCTATTCGTTTCATTAAACTATCACTAGGCGAGGCTGCCTCGCCTAATACTCTATCTTTTAATTGTTCAAAAACTGTTTTTGACCCTTCTTCGGTTTTAAAGCCCATTGCTTTTAGTATACCGTTTTTAAGTTCTCCAAGTGAGGCTTTTGCTGCTTCAGAGTCAAACCAACCTGCAATTGAATCTGATGCTAACAATGCAACATCGCTAAACATTCCTTTTATTCTTGCTCTAAATCCTTCATTTTCAAATACGCTTGAAAGTGCATCTCCAACTTTTGAAAACAGTCCGCCTTCGCGTTGTCCTCTACCTGCTTCGCCAAATTCATTTTCACCAACTGCACCTAAGAAAAAATCTAAAATCTTATTACCAGCTGCTGTTAATTTATCTTTAAAATATGTTCCTGCATCGCCATCGTTTTTCATATGAGTAGTAAATTTGTTAACTTCTGCTGTTATTGGATCGATTAAATTTTCTTTTACAAAAGTGTCAACCATTGTTACAAATTTTGAAATGCCGTCTGATGCATTTTTAAATGATCCGTCTTGCGAAACAGGACCAAACAACGTAGCAAACGAAGCTGACAAACTAGTACCTAGTTCTTTTAAACTTTTAAATGTTTCACTTTTTAGAAAGTTATCTGTTATAAACTTTGATAGATCAGCAACAGCTTGTTGGAACCCTGCAAACGCAGAGGTAACTGCATCTCGTTGTTCTTGTTCTTCGATTATTTTATCAACATTAATTCCTGCGGCTCTTGAAAACCCTCCGAGTGTATCAAACAATGCACCTAGAGGTGTACCTTGTAATAATCTCATTTCGGCTGGGCTAAACTGGCTTTTGATACTGTCTCTAATATCAGGAGCAAGAGCACTAAATTGTCTCATAAACTCATTTGGATCCATGTTCTCAGCATTTTTCATAAGATCTGTAAACGCCTTGCCGCCATTTACTTGTTGTAGTGCTATACCTAGATCAGTTAGTCCGCCTGTGCCACTTGAAATTTGAACTAAATCGTCTGTAAACTGTCCGCCTAGAGTTTGTGCAGCAAACGCAAGGTTATTAGTTAAATCGTCAGCACCTTCTCCGGCTCTTGCTAGTAATGACTGAAACTGAGAACTTTCTTGTAGTGCTTCAGTTTGATTTAAAAATTCTTTTCTACTTGCGCCGGTTGCTTTTGCTAACAAATCAATTTGTTTTAGATAATCTGCACTACCTTCAATTAGTTCTCGATTGGACATGCCTTGCAGCATACCCTGGCGTTGCATATTATTTGTATAGGTTAGGAACCCTTCGTTTATTTCTCCAATTGAGAAACCCATATTAAAAAGTGTTTCACCTAAATCGCTTGAACGCAATCCATGCGACACTTCTGCAAAACGTTTAGCACCTTCTTGTACACTGCCACTTAAAAAACGCATTGTAGTAGAATTTGCGTTTACAGTTTCGTAAAAATCTGTCATTGCCATTCCGCTGGTTGCAGCTACTTTGTTCATTTCAAAAATACTATTACCAAATCCTGCACCAACTTGACTAAGTTCTCTAAACTGATGTGTGCTTGCATCTGCAAAACGTATTAGAGATTTCATTGTGCTAGGTAAAAACTTCATTGAGTCAGTGAAGTCACTTACTCCGCCAACACCGTCTTTTAAAACCTTTGTGTATGTATCAAATGCCTTTGCGCCGGCTTGTGCTGCTTTGCCAAGTACACCAACATTATCTGAACCTTTTTTGATTGCAGCATTGTGTGTTTGCCTTAGTTTTGCTTCAGCTTGGGCAGCCGATCCTTGGCCACGCTGTTGCTGGCGTGTTAAATCAATAAGTTTTAGTAGGGTTGCTTCACTAGCAACGCCCTGAGGACCGCCTACATTTAAAATTTCTGTTTCTGCCACGACTGTGTTCCTAAATTAACTGCGCACTTAAATACATAGATATATACTTAACAAAGTATTTATCCGGAGAAATTATGACTGAGATTAAACCAAATCCACTGATGAAACATTTTCGTCAGCCTAAACTATATATCGACCTACCTAGCAAAGGTTTGTTCTATCCGCAAGGTACAATTGAATTAACCGAAGATGGTAAAGTTGCAGTGTATGCTATGACAGCTAAAGATGAAATTATGATTAAAACACCAGATGCTTTGTTAAATGGACAAAGTACAGTAAGTGTAATTCAAAATTGCTGTCCTGGTATTAAAAACGCTTGGTTAGTTCCAAATATTGATCTCGATGCATTGTTAACGGCAATACGTATTGCTACATACGGAGAGTCACTATCGTTAGAGTTTACTATTCCGGGTACTGAAAACGAACGTGCATTTGAAGCAAATCTAGTTGAAATCTTAGACGAATTAGTTGTTAACGAATATCAAACTAGTTTTACACATAACGAATTTACAATCGAAACTGCTCCAATGACGTACAAACAGTTTACCGATGTTGCTCTTAAAACATTTGAGGAACAGCGTATTCTTAAAATTGTTAACGACGACGACATGAGCGAAGGTGAAAAGATTCAAAAGTTCAACGAAACATTTCAGCGTTTAACTGATATTAATATTGCTAATGTGTTTAATAGTGTAAAGTCAATTACAGTTGACGGAAATACTGTTACCGACACAAGACACTTAGCTGACTTTTTAGAAAATGCTCCAGTTGATGTTTACAAATCAATTCTCGATCATGTTGATGAACAAAGAAAAAAGTTTACAGTTAAGCCAAGAAAAATTGTAACTAGCGAAGAGGACAGAGCTGACGGTGCTCCAGATACTATGGAAATACCAATCAACTTTGATGCTTCAAATTTTTTCGCATCAGGATCTTAGCACTTTCAGTTGAAGACATTCTTAAAGAAGTTAAGGTCCTTGAAGACGAAGTAAAACAAATTAGATACGATATGGCAAAAATATGCTGGCACATGCGAGGATCTCTATCTTATGATGATGCATATATGCTTTCGCCAGATGATAAAGAAGTTATATCTAAACTAGCCACAGAAAATCTAGAGACTGCTCAAAAAACTGGACAGCCTTACTTTTAAGTTTTAGTTACTGTGTATCCTGCTTTTTTCAACATGTCAGAAGCTTTTTGGATTGCTGGATCAATTTTAGCATTTGCTGACTTAAATTTTGGATCAGGTGCTGCAAACTTTCCTTTACCAAATCCTGCTGCTCCGCCATAACCTTTTTGTACAACCTGTTTGATAATACCACGCACTTCACGTTTAGTTAATACATCTTGGCCTTCTGCTTCACTGTACATACTTGACATTGCTGCCATACCTTGACGTTGTTTTTCTAAACCTGCTGCCTTTTCTGCATCGGCTTGTGCTGCTGCTTTAGCATCTGCTTTGGCTTGACGCTTGTCAGCTTTTGCTGTTTGACGATCAGCTTTTTTATTTCCTTTGGTTTTTAGATTAGCAATAATTGGCGCTGCAACATTGCCATAACCTTTTTGATCAAAGTATTTCAAAACAGCATCAGCTGTTGCTGTCTGTCCAGATGTTTTTAAATATGTAAGTAGTTCAACTTCTAGCTGACGTGCTTCGTCTTTGGTAGCACCTTTGGCTGCTTTACCAGCTTTTTTCATCATCTTAGCTTTTTTAGTAAATGGAATCACTTCATCTAGTTCTTGATCTTCAGCAATAATTTGAAATACGTTCATCGTAGTACATCCTTGTTTGTGTTACTATTATTTATACAATTACTTGTATATCTGTTTGACAAATGCTTCGTCATAGGCTTCTGAACCGCCTCTATCGCGAAATCCAAGACCAATTAATATTTTATCATCTTTTGATTCACAAGTGCTTGCCCATCCTAAAGTGTTTGCTGCCTGTATAACTTTGCCAGATATAATTGCATTACCAATAGTTCGATCTAGCACCCAAACAATTCTTGGTTGTCGAGTTGTATCAGACGATTTTGCTCCAACCGGAAGTGTAAATTCTCCGTTGTAGATAGCAGTAACTTTTTTTGGGTGAGATATTTGATTATATTCATAATCTACAATCATCTCTTCAAGTAGTTTTAAGTCTTCATGGTCAAAGTCTGTTAACTGATAACCATCACTATTATCTTGATTACGCTCACACTTTTGACACTGTCCACTGTTTCCAGTTTTCCAACAACTATGTAGATCATTTGATTTTTTAACAAGAGCTCTTAGCAAAGGTGATGACATAATAACTTTCAATTATCAAGATGAACTAACGTTCATCTGTGTATCGCTATCGCTCTACACATTTTTATTATTTATAATATTTATAATAGCATATCACGTAAGTGATATGTTTAAGTTTCATGTAGATCGTTTCAGTCAGACGGAACCTGTTACGGTCCCATCTTTCTCAAAAAAAACTTCATGTGAGTCTTATCCAGCCGAGAACTTGGAAGTAGGTAATTGTTTATACACAAAGTACAATGGGCTCTGACCTTTCCCAACCTACGTCGACATCGCTTACGCTACCTCTTGCTTCGTTCCTATTGCTAAAGAGTTTTTATGTACTGTGTTTGTGTTTTTTGACTGCCAACATGCAATCTATATCAACTAGTGAGCCCAATTTGTTTGGTGGCTTCCACACTCTGGTGTGTCAATCAATATGTACGTGTGCTTCTATACGAGAGCTTTTTCCACAGCGGTATTTTTATTCTGGCCCGCCAACCTTATGTGTTGGAATGTTTTGCCTGTATGTGATGTTCTAGCAATGCCTGTTTTAGTTTGTCTGATCCGCCCACTCTAACATTAATGATACCGTTGTAGTAATCATCTGTTTCAAGTACTCGCCTGTCAAACTGCTCTCGTGCCTCTATGTAGGACATTTCGCCCCTACCTTTACATAGGTATAGTATTTCTCTTGTAAACTTGTCTTCGCCTAGTGCGGCTACGTCTGCATTAAGCCTATCACTGGATCCCCAATAGGTTTTCCAGTCACTTTCTTTGTAGCCTCTACGTTTATTCTTTTTGCCTTTAAGTGGTGGCTTGGTAGTTTTAAACTTTGCTAGTTTTTTGCCTATGTATTTTTGATTGTTAGTTAAATTGGTAATAAGATAAACAAATCCTTCGTACTCATCTGGTATTTCAGTTATTTCTTCACCTTTGTATGTCCAATTCATACTGTAGTTACTTCTTCTTCAGTGCCTCACGTGCCTTTTTTGGATTATTTTTTGCTCTGCCGTCTTTTACATGCCTAACATGCTCTTGTAGTATTTCTTCTCGTCTTACAGTACATAAATCACGTAGTGCAGATAGCTTTTTACGTACCTTCCTACGCTTTAGTTCTGCAGGCCTGTGGTTGAATATTTCGTTTAGTTCAAAATATTCAAGTACTGCTAACACTATTTTGTCATGTGTGTCTAATTCGCTCATTCTACAATGTCAATGTCTGTTGCATAACTAGTGAACCCATTTTCCTTTACCACTCTTAGAACATTGTTGACCCTGCCAACTAGTTCATCCTTATGTGAGATAAGGAAAATATTCTTATTACGCTCTCTAGTCATCTTTTTAAGTACGCCTATACTGTTTTCTACGCCTGCTGTGTCCATTCCGCTATCAATAAGCTCATCAATGAACAGTAAGTTAATACTTTGATACAAACTCTCCCAAACATCACGGAATGCAAACGAAAGACCAAGAATTAACCTATTACGTTCGCCACGTGACAGGTTATCAAAGTCAAGATCTTGTCCTAGCTGTGTAATTTCAACTGCTAAGTCGTTTAAGAATACCACTTGATGTGGTAAACCAAGTTTATCTAAGTAATATGTTAGCCTATTGTTAAGATATGCTAGGTTCTGATCAATAATTTTCTTTCTAATGAAGCTATCTTTGTTGGTTAATAGCTTTAGCAAGAAGTCTTGGTGTTCTTTTACATTAGTAAGTTCGTTAACTGTTGACCAGTTGATATCTTGTAGTGCTGTGTTTGTTAAATCGTTAATTTGTGCCTGATATGGGTCTGCCTCTTGCTCTTTACTTAGCAGTGTTTGCTTTAAGTTATCTACGTTGTTTCTATGTTCGTATGCTTCTTTAGCAGCTTCGTAGAATGTAGTAGGCTTACCGTTAATATCACCAATTGTATCTAGTTCAACAGTAACATCTGTTACTTTTCGAGTAATTTCTTTTTGATACGCTATTGCATCTTCAAGTTCTTTTGCTTTCTTTGACTCAATTTCAGCTTTTTTGTCTGCATGAAGCTCTTGTCCGCAAGTATAGCACGTTGCATCCTTTAATTCAACAATATCCTTGTTTAATTTGCTAACACTCTTATCAGCACGTACCAATGCAGGTTCTAATGTAGCTAATTCTTTCTTTAGTGACGAAATAGCATTGTTATGCTTGGTCCAGTTTGCTAATTTGTCGTGTGAATCTAATTCTTTATCGATATCTAACTTTTCAAGTTGTTCAATTGCACTTGTTAGCTTGTCAATATCGGTACGTTGCTTGGCTTTCCAGGCTCTTTGTGTTTTTTCAAGGTTAGTAATAGTACTTTGGATACCTTCGTTTGCTTTTTGTATAGCTTCAATCTTTAAAGTTTCTTCGGTAATGGTATCTTTAGTAAGTCTGACCGAGTCTTTGAGTAATGATGCCTTTTCACTTAGTATCGTAATACCAAGAAGCTGTTCAATAATAGCTCTTTGGTCATTTGTCCGCATACTAAGGAAAGGTTCGGTGTAGGTATTGAGCGCAACAATATGTTTAAACATATCGTGACTCATGTCTAGCAGGTCTTTAATTGATTCCTGTGTTTTACGACTATCGCCTTGGCTGTTATCAGCTAATTCATCAATTTGTTCGTTTTCGTTGACATAAAACTTGAGTATGTTTGGCGATCTACCACGTTCAATACGATATTGATTTCCAGCTTTCTCAAAGTTAAGAGTAACAAGCATACCTTTTGAGTTAGTTTTGTTAATAAGGTTGTTGCGTTTGATATTTGTAAGAGCCTGTCCATATAATGCATAGGATAGTGCATTAATGATAGTGGTTTTACCAGTGCCATTGCGTGATCCAGTATCGTCACCGCCTTGATCCAAGTTCTCGCCTAACACAAGGGTTAGTTGCTCTTCGTCAAAGTCAACTGCTTGGGTAACATTACCCACACTCATGAAGTTCTTTACTGTTAAGTCTTTAATTTTTATCATTCTAATCCGTTATAGATATCTAGTAGCATTGCTTTGTCAAAGTTATCACTGTCAATTGCTAGTATTTCGTTTGAAACAATTTGATCTACACTTTCAAACTGTGCAATATCAAGTTCGGTGTTAATTTCTTCAAGTTGTTTGTGAGGAATTAGTGTAATCTCTCTACAATCGTAATCGTTTATAAATGTTTCTTTGATAAAACTTGCTTCTTCGTAGCTTACAGGTAAATCAAGTGTAACTCTTAGGTACATTCTGCTTTTGAGAAGTGTATCTTTCTCATCAATCAGTTGCGATAGCTTAATAGTGCGGTACTTAGGGCAATCGACCCAATTAATGTATTCAGGTTCTGCATCATTCTCTTTATCAAGTATCATCATACCGCGATCGTCGTCCCATGCATCGGCATAGTTATGGGGGAATGCATTACCAATGTAATGCACCTTACCTTGTTTTTGACGTTTGTGGAAGTGTCCGCTAAACACATACTCTTGATTTACAAAATGCTCGCTCTTTAGTTCTCCGTGATCGGGCATCTGTACCATTGCATTCATATAGAAGCTAGGCAGTTCAAAGTGTCCAAACAAGTATTTTGCTTGGATGTCTTTCATCTTTTTCCACTCATCGCCTACTAACCACGGTACCAATGCAACATCATCCTCGACAAGTATGTCTTCAATTACAGTAACACCAGGAATATGTCGAGCAAACTCAGTTGACTTTACATCACGTTTATCTTTATAATACAAATCGTGGTTACCTGCAAACATATAAAACTTATCAAATGCTGCACCTATCTTCTCAAGACACCGAAGCCCAGCATCCATAGTAGTTAAATTTAAACTATTGCGATTATGGTTCCAATCACCAGTAAACAAGGCAGTCTCGCACCCATGTTCCTTGGCCGTTTGGATAAACCAATCCACATAATCCTCACAATCTTGGTTGTGAACACGTGAATTGCCTTTTAATCCAAAGTGTATGTCTGTAAAGACCGCAGCTTTTTTAAACAAAGAAATACTCCTATCATAGAATACTATTATATGGTATTTTAGTTAAGTTGTCAATTACTTTTTTGCTGCTTCTGCTTCTCTTTTAAGAGCAGCTTCCCATTCTCCAGAATGTGTCCTTGTATGCGAAGGATTTAAGTCGTTCATCTCGAGAATATCGTCTCTAATGTTCTGATTACGTTTTTCTAAGTTGATAACACGCACAAAGCTATTAGTAACGGCTGCTGTGTAGTAAGCAAAAGGATTTTGACTCTTTGATTCGTCAAATTGCAAGCCAATCTGTGCAAGTTGTAGAATTGCTTGACCTTTCATTTCGTCGTTGTAGGTGTAACCACGAACATTACCTCTTGTAGCATAGCGATCAACAAGTTTCATCCACATCATAGCAAGTTTATTTGTTGCTTTGCCGTGTTCTTTTGAAAAGTGTCCGTTCTCCATGCCACCTTCCCAGTGTGATTTACCAACTAGTTGTAAATTTCCATCGTTGTCAAATTTATAATGTACATATGGCGGAAATGGCAGTTTAGTTTTTGTATCTGCAACAGTTTTTGGATTCTTTTTACGTCCTGGTTCTTCAGGTATATGGTCAAACGTCATTACACGAAAAATTAATTCTTCTTTTGTAATACTTTGATAGCTTACCTCGCAGTCAGCTTGCTTTACTTTCTTGCCAGCTGCTTTTTCAGCTTCGTATTTTCTAGTTGTTAGTTTTTTTGCTTTATTACGCTTTGCTTCTGCAATTGTGCGTATGTTAATCTTGTCAACACTAGGCAGAATAATATCGTAATCTGCATTTGTTGGGTCAACGTAACTAGCAAATGTATTTTTTGATTTATGTATCTCTGCCAACATATCTTTATTGTTAAGATAATTTACTCTTCTTGCCATGTTTTCTCCTATGTTATATTTATTATAATACACGTAGTTAATTTTGTCAACTAAATACTATGCAGGAGATTCACATGAGTTTATTTAAAGTTATTGGAAGTGCAGTTACAAACAGTTTACGAAACAGTTTTAATAGTACTCCAATTGGAAGAGCTGTTAATACAGTGCAAAATATCAATCGGGTATTTACAAATGGCAATGCTTCTGACTTTGTTCAGTTTATTAGTCAGGGTAGATTAGGAAGCGATTTAAATTTTGGAGCAACTCCGGTACAATCTTTTGCTCAAACAGCACAATTATCGGCTTCTTCAGATAATAATTCTCAAGATTGGCGTGTACGAATACATTTACCTGCATCTCCAGATTATTTTGTAAATTCTCCAATACTTGCTCCATTACAAACAAGTAATCAAAGTTTAGTTTTTCCTACAACTCCGCAAATATTGTTATCCAGCATGGCAAACTACGATACAGTGCAGCCTGTACATACAAACTATCCTTATCATGTTTATGAATCAAGTAGAATTGAAGATATTACAATTAGTGCAGAATTTCCTGTAGAAAATGAATCAGATGGGCAGTATTGGATTGCCGCAGTGCATTTTTTACGCAGTATTACAAAAATGTTTTACGGCGACGGACCGTTACAAGGGCATCCACCTCCTCGTGTTGCATTAAGTGGATATGGTAATTTTATATTTGACGAAACTCCAATAATTGTTAAAATGTTTAACCTTGATTTGCCAAATGCAGTTGATTATATCCAAGTACCAATTAACAAAAATTCTTTTGATTCATTTGGAGATCCTAATCTTGTTGCCTCTGGTGATTATTGTTATGTGCCAACTTTGAGTACACTAAACGTAACAGTGTCGCCAGCATACAGCAGAACAGCAACAAAAGATTTTAATCTTGAATCGTTTATAAAAGGTGAATATATTGGCAACAAAAAACCAGGAGGGTTTATTTAATGATTAAATATTCGTCATCAAGTCCTTATGCTGAAACAAGACTAAGAAGTGATTATTTAGATATCTATCAAAAAAGAGATATTCCTGCACTTGACAATGATGTTACATACACAATTCAACCTCAATATACTTACAGACCTGATTTGCTTTCGTATGATCTATACGGTACATCCAAATTATGGTGGGTATTTGCAGTAAGAAATATAGATACTATAAAAGATCCAGTGTTTGATTTTGTTGCTGGAACTACTATTCGTTTACCACAAAAAACAACACTTGACACAGTGCTTGGAGCTTAAATGACATTAGAGAATACTCTAAATAATCTTGCCACTTACAATTACAATTGGGTATTTGGAGTATTAAGCCCTCAACAAGTGCCTTATCCTGAATCTTACGAAAACGGTCCAGCAGTTCCAATTATTAAATCTGGAGGCTTTCCAGATAAACCAGTTACAACTTTAATTGAAGATGCAACCAAAACTAATGTCGAATTTTTTATTGATAATGTTATCAGTGAATATCTAGTTGCTCCTAATCCAGGCACTAGCTTTAGTAATGCTATTCAAATAGAATTTACAGTTACTGAACCGCAAAGTGTCGGATTGTTTTTCCAGTCACTGAGTATTGCTGCTGAACAAGCACTTGGAACAGGAGTAAGTTATCTTAATGCTCCTTTCTTACTACAAGGAACTTTTAAAGGATTTGATGACAACAACAATCCACAAGTATTACCAAGTACTAACCTAGTATTAAGTCTAGTTAACGTAACTTTTGATGTTACAGCCGCTGGATCAACATATCATGTTACAGCAATTCCTTGGAACCACCAAGCATTTTTTGATCAAGTTGAAAAAATACCAACTGAAACTAAACTACAAGGAGCAAGTGTAAGTGAAGTACTAAGTTGGGGCGAAAATAGTTTAGAAGCCTATCTAAATAAAATACAAACTGACATGGCAGAAGCTGATTCAAATTATGTTCCTCATCAATACGAAATTAATTTTCCAAAAGATATTTCTATAAGAAGTCAACCAAGAGGCGCAGCTGGAGTTTCAAACTTGTCATCAGATTATGAAATAGCTGCTTTTGATCAAAGCATAGGTGGCGGCGGCATATGGGCTGGTTCGCAAACTAACTCATTTGAACAATCTCTTAGAGATAGAGTTAACACTATTGAAGATAATATAGCTTCAGATAGAAACTTAATTAATCAAACTTATCAAAATAGAATTTCAGCATTAGAATCTACACTTGGGTTAGACACTGCCTTAGAAGACGTAGCAATTAATAATCAAATTAATAATGCAATTAGTAATAGAGCGTCTGCTATAACTAATCTAACAAGTAGTCCTGCTAACACAGTTATTAACACCAACGATAATGAAATGGGACAGTCTCTTATTACTTCATCAGCTTTTGATTATGGAACTATTCCTTTTAAAGCATTTGATAACACTACTGTAACTGTTAAAGATGACGGAACACGAATTGTAACTAGAGCCGGAATGACATACGATCAAGATCAAAGAGAATTTCAGTTTGGCACAGGACAAAAAATTGAAAAAATTATTGAAAGTGTGCTGCTTGGTAGTGAATGGGGGAAATCAAAAGCAGAATTTTTACAAAGAGCTAGAGGAAATACTATTACATGGTTTAAAATACATTCAAAAACCACTATTATTGATACTGGCATGATTGCAAAAACAGGTATGCCTGCAACACGATTTGAATATATTGTTACGCCTTATGAAATTCACATTAGTCGCTTGTCTAACCAATCAAGTTCACAGAGTTATTCTCCACAAATTAAAGATGCAGTCAAGCACTACAATTACACCTATACTGGATTAAACACTGACATTATTGATTTTAATTTTAGCATTAATAATGCATTTTATAAAGAAATGTCACGTATTGGTAGCCAAGGTGGCCAAGATACACAGCATAATTCTGGAAATCCAGTAGTTACTGAAGAAGTTGCACAAAGAATTCCGTCAGTTGGCGCAGGACCTAATCCTCAAGGAACAGGCGCCATTGCATCAGCTAATGTTGCAATAGGCAGCGGAACTACTGCACCCGAAGGAGGCAGCAGCGACGACTCAGCAAAGGTACGTATTGCAAATCATTTTAATAAAATGGTATTAAACAGTGATACTGATAATGTTACACTAGATTTAAGAATTTGGGGAGATCCTTTTTATTTTACTGAAGTTGATATCGGAAATAACCATCCTAATCCATCTGCAACAGGGTACACAACCAAAGGACAATTAGATTTTACAAGAGGCGAAATTTATGTACTAATAAGTTTTAAAACAGCAGTTGACTTTTTTGGTAATTTAACAGCACTTGATCCTGCTAGTGCATTTAGTGGATTGTACAAAGTTACGACATTTAAAAATGAATTTTCAAATGGAATGTTTACACAACAACTAAATCTATTGAGAATGCCAAATCAATCACTCGACGATGTTAATGCAGCAACTTCAGTTGTCCAAGCTACTAAACTTGGCAATCCAAATCTTGTTATGCAAAAACTTAACAATCAAATATCTGCTGCTAGTAACCAAACTCAAGATATGTTACAGCAAGCACAGCAGCAATTACTAACTGGCTTTACTCAAAACGGCTTAAATAATTTTGAAAATATATTATCGGGAACTGAAGTAGCTAACCTTGCTGAAAATGTTTTCAGCGCTTTTAGTCAAGTCAATGCAATTGCAGCAAACTTAAATACTACAATTGGCGCCATTACTTCTCAAGTACCTGGAATATTTCAAAATCTTGGCACCAATCCAGCAACAAATCAATTACTTGGATCGCTTTCAGGGCTATCAGGCAGCGCACTTCAGCAAGCTCAACAGCAACTTTCGCAAGGATTAAATACATCATTAGCAGCAGCACAACAAGAGTTACTTGGTAGTGTAAGTGCAGGAAAAATTCCTGGATATATTAATGAAGCCAGCAACACTATTAATACTGCTGCTAATCAATTTAATACAGAAGTAAGTCGAATAACAAGAAACTTAGGATTTTAAATATGCCCGAACCGCAAAACATACGCAGTGAATTTACAAGAAAAAGTGACAACGCCGCACGTCCAGCTGATCCGGGTATTTACATTGGGCGTGTAATTGGTCATCTTGATCAAACATTTATGGGCGGACTAAATGTTTCGTTGCTAACAGCAAACGCAAATGGCAGTGATTGGGATGAAATAGGACAAAGTTTACAGTGCCAATATGCAAGTCCTTTTGCTGGACAAACTCCGTTGCATCAAACAGGATCGGATAATACATTTGCTAGTTCACAACAGAGTTATGGATTCTGGGCAGTACCTCCGGACATTGGAACAAAGGTAATTGTGTTAGTTGTTGAAGGCAGAAAAGACTTTGGTTTTTGGATGGCATGCGTTCCTGATGCATTTACAAACTTTACAGTTCCAGACGGGCGTACTTCAACTTATCTAAATGATCTAGGACAAAAATTACCAGTAGGTGAATACAACAAAGCCATTACATCACCTGATGGCGAAACACAACCAACAAAATTCTTAAAGCCTGTAAACACAGATTTTGTTGAAAGATTAAATCGTGCAGGATTAATAACCGACGATGTTAGAGGACTAACCACTAGTGGCGCAAGAAGAGAACTTCCGAGTACAGTATTTGGAATGAATACGCCTGGTCCGTTTGATAAACGTACTAATGCTCCATTGTATCAACACGGTGAAAACGAAACAGAATTTTATAAAGCAAGACTTGGCGGATCAAGTATTGTAATGGATGACGGCGATGATAAATTTTTAAGAAAAGGTCACCCTGAGTCAACGCCATTCGAATATGCAGACATTGAAAAGACAACTGATACTGGAGATGTTACTAGACCAGCAAACGAATTGTTTAGAATTAGAACACGCACCGGACATCAAATACTTTTGCATAACACCGAAGATTTAATTTATATCAGTAACAGCAAAGGCTCTAGCTGGATAGAAATGTCCAGCAATGGTAAAATTGATGTGTATGCGCAAGATAGTGTTAGTGTACACAGTGAAAATGATATCAACTTCACCGCAGATAGAGATATAAATCTAACAGCAATGGAAAATATGAATATTAGTTCGGGCAAAGACCTTGCAATTGATGTAGGTGGTAGTTATGGTGTATCGGCACAAAACGAAATATCATTAAATGCTGGAGCTAATGTAAGTTTAACAGGACAAGATGGTGTTGCAGTTTATGGTAATTCAAAAGTTACAGTTACAAGTAAAGGATCTCTAGATGTAGTAAGTCAGCAGCATTTAGCACTAGGTAGTGCCGAAAGTGTTGGTATTGAAGGTTGTAGTTTTGTAAAAGTTTCAACCGACGGCGATTATCATATGAAAGCACTTGGTAATAGTTATAATCAAGTTGACGGACAATCTCATTCTAGCAGTGGATTACAAACATATATTACAGCCGCAAATACACTAGAATTATATAGTACTGCTGCCGCAGTTAAAGTAACTGCGCAAGAATCAATGGATATATCGAGTATAGCAAACACAGTCAATGTACAAGCAAAAGGTGTACTAAGTGTAAAAGCTGAAGGTAACATACAATTATCTTCAGATGCGCAAATACATTTAAACTCACCTGGAAGTCCAGCAGCAACAGCTGGTGTATCGATAGAGTCTCGCCCAGCAACCTTACCTCCTGCACCAAATCCGTTTATTCCAGTGCCACCAGTAAGAGCAAATCTTGCAGCAAGAATTCCAGAACACGAGCCGTGGCCGCAACATGAAAATATTAATCCAGCAGCATACACTCCAGATAGAACAAGAGCCGGTCAACAACAAACTAATTCATTCTTGCAGAATGTACTACCAGATACATATGCCGCTGTAGGTACAGGATCTCAAACTCCAGCAGTTAGTTCATCAGCAGAAGCTGATACAAATGCTGGTGTAGCAAGTGATCCGGCTGCATTTCCAAACTCAACATCAGGACAGTATGCAATTATACAAGTTGGCGTAGGCGATATTGGAGATGTTGAAAAAGCCAAACAAAATCTTAGAGAAGGTTATGCTAACCTATCTGCTGCTGGTTATCGTGTAGTTGTTATCGCTCCAAATATTAATCCAGCATTTGGGCATCCGTTAGAAAACGATTTGCGTATACTTGGAAATGCTATAAACGCTACAGGTACAGAACTTGGTGCTATTGTAGAAAATCCAAAATATACTCAAGAAGATCCATTAATAATCGATCCAGACGCAGCACAAGAAATTGCAGACAAATATCGTAGCACAGCAGTTTACTACGGCGATACAGTTGCTCAAACAGTAGCAGGGTTAAGTGGTGCTACAGCTAACAGCGCATCTAGCACTCAAGATATTTCAGAACAATCAGCAGATGTAGCTAACGCATCTTTGCAGCAGGATTATCCAGCAGCAGGCACAGAAGGTGGCTCTTACGGATGTAGTGGACCAAGTGATGGACCACTAAGTGCTGCTCCAGCAGGTGCAATCAACGGACTCAACGAAGCTGAAACAGTTGCCTATTTAAATGCATTAGGATTTAGAGAAAGTGGATTAAAATATAATTGTACAAATAGTATTGGCTTTGCAGGCAAATATCAGTTTGGTGGATATGCTCTAAAAGAAGGCGGCTACATAAAAATGTCAGCAAGAGGCGGAGGCACCGGACTTAGATTGAATCCAAATAATTACACTGGTAAAGACGGAATTAATAATGTTGAAGATTGGCTTGCAAACAAAAACGATTGTCAAGAAAAAGCCATGATACTTTATACAAATGCAAATCTAAGATATTGCAAAAGTAACGGTGCTATTAAAGATGGCGACAGTGTTTCTTTAGTTGCAGGAATACTAATGGGAGCTCATCTAAAAGGTCCAAATGATGCTAGAAAATGGAGACAAGGAAATTCTGTTGGCACAGACGGGTACGGAACAAAAATAGACGAGTATGTTGCCCTTGGTCGTGCAACAGTATCAAATAACGGAAGGTTTACAGCATAATGTGTCAAATAGTAATTCCAGCAAGCGAAGTAGGATCACCGGCAAGAGCGTTAGAGCCAACAGAAATAGATAGATATTTTTTACCAGCTAGTACAAGTACACCTGGGTTTCAACCAGGTGCTCCTGACGATTTATCTGGTGTCGGCGATTTTAATCCAAGTGTAGGCGGCGCAGTAACTCCAGTACAACCTCCTGCAAATCCAGCACCTGCAGGAACAGCATATGCAAGTATTCAGGCTGTGTTAGAAGATAATTTGCAATTAGATTGGACAGAAAAAGGAACCCCTCCAAATCCATTGATTGCAGAAGCATGGGGAGTTGCTGGAGGAGGAACAATGCCAAACGACGGAAACAATTATCCTTGGTGCGGCGGATTTGCTACCTGGGTACTTTGGAAAGCAGGACAAGAGCACAATGTTCCAGGAGTAGGTAGTCAATCTTATTTGCGTTATGGCAGATCTATTGACTGGCGAGATTTTACAAAAATTAGAAAATACGATTTGTGTGTAATGACACGTAGAGAAAACTCTAGTAAAGGGCATATCTGTTTTGTACACAGTATAGATCCTGCAAACAACAAAATAAAAGTATTTGGTGGCAATCAGGCAAATAATTACAAATTAAGTAACTTTGCTATTTTTCGCCCTGCTGGGCAATCAGGACTTTATGTAAATCAAATTCGTAGAAACTGGGACATTCCTGCAGGTTTTGATTTACCTCTAGTTGAAGTTCAAAATAACCAACCTCCCCAGCCACAAAACACAAACGTCTTTAAAACAGACTCAGCTTTATAGGGTAAATACAATATGAGCACACTAGAGAAAAATCTTTATAAAAATTTAAAAATTACGTCACCTAAGACTATGAATCAGCCTCTGGTAGATAAAAGCTACAAAGGACTGAGCACAGTCAACACCGAAGATAAAAATTTTAAATTAAGAAATATAGAATTAATCAAACAAGATATATTAAATCATTTTCATATTCGAATTGGTGAAAAACTTGAGAATCCAACCTTTGGTACTATAATTTGGGACGTACTATTTGAACCAATGACCGACTCGATTAAAAAAGCAGTGCTTGATAATGTAACCCAAATAGTAAATTATGATCCAAGAGTAAATGCAAGTAATATTATTGTTGATGCATACGAATCAGGTATACAAATATATGCAGAGCTTACGTACATTGAATATAACATCAGTGAACAAATGACTTTAAAATTTGACAATCAGTCAAACGCCATACTTTAATGTGCGTACATTTTAATATACATAAATATAGTATTAGCCGAGGAATGTAATCATGTCTGCAACCGATAGACAAAATAGACTTTTATTAGCCGAAGACTGGCAGAAAATATACCAGAGTTTCAAGTATGCAGATTTCAAAAGTTACGACTTTGACAATCTACGTCGAACAATGGTTAATTATATTAGACAAAATTATCCAGAAGATTTTAACGATTATATTGAAAGTAGTGAATATCTTTCATTAATTGATCTAATTGCATTTCTTGGACAAAACATTAGTTTCCGAGTTGATTTAAATGCAAGAGAAAACTTTATTGAATTAGCTGAGCGCAGAGAAAGTGTTCTTAGACTAGCTCGTTTAATTAGTTATAATGTAACTCGAAATCAACCAGCTGCTGGATTTTTAAAAGTTGATAGTATTACTACAACTGAAAGTGTATCGGATACAACAGGTACTAACCTATCAGGTAGATCAATTAAATGGAATGATCAAACAAACGAAAATTGGTATGATCAATTTATTAAAGCACTTAATGCAAGTATGCTTGATACTAACCAATTTGGATCTCCAAGAAAATCAGCTATTGTTGGCGGTATTCCGACTGAAAAATATAATATTAATTCATCTCCAGAATCATTTCCTGTTTATAGTTTTAGTAAAGTGATAAACGGAACTAATTTAGATTTTGAAGCAGTTGGCGCAGACATTGACAAAAATGATATTGTTGAAGAAGCACCTCGTGTTGGAAATAAATTTTCGTTTTTATACAAAGACAACGGACAAGGTGCCGGCAGTGCAAACACTGGATTTTTTATTCATTTTAGACAAGGTAGCTTGCAGCGTGGCGATTTTCAAATTGATTTACCAACACCAAATCAAACAGTTGAAGTTGATGCTGCAAATGTAAACGATACTGATGTATGGTTATATAGTTTAGATAGTAGTGGACAAGAACAAGATCTTTGGACAAAGGTCGATGCTGTCGAAGGCAACAATGTAATTTATAATAGTGTTAGTAAAAAAATTAAAAATATCTACAGTGTGCTATCAAGAACAAATGACCGCATAAATTTAATTTTTGCTGATGGTGTATTTGGTAATCTTCCTAAAGGCAATTTTAGATCTTACTACAGAACAAGTGCAAATCTTGACTATACAATTTTTCCAAATAATGTACAAAACATTAAAATTTCAATTCCGTATATAAGTGCAAATGGCAAAAACGAAACTCTTACAATGCTTTGTAGTTTAAAACAATCAGTAGCAACTGCATCCAGTAGCGAAACAACACAAAGTATTAAAGACAATGCACCTAGTACATATTATACACAGAATCGTTTAATTACAGCAGAAGATTATAATCTTGGACCTCTTGGAATAAGTCAAAATATTATTAAAGTAAAGAGTGTTAATAGAACCAGCAGCGGCATTAATAGATACTATGATCTGCGTGATAGCACTGGCAAGTACAGTTCAACAAATTTATTTGGCACTGATGGTGTAGTCTACAAAGATTACCAAGAAGAAAAAACAAAATTTAGTTTTGTTACAAAAACTGATGTTGAAGGAATTGTAGCAAATACAATTGAGCCATTATTGCAGGATAAAAATACACGCAATTTTTATTATGATCAATTTACAGATCAAGATTATACAGATTTAAATATTGTTTGGCAGCAAACAACACAGGACACTAATCGCAGTAGTGGATTTGTAGTTGACGCTAATAATGAAAATGATACTACTGCATTTAAATATATAGTTTCTTCGTTTACCGAAGGAGTTTTTAGATACATTGAGCCTGGCGCACTAATTAAATTTACAGCACCATCGGGTTATCATTTTATGAAAACTGATAATAACAAATTAATGCAAGGTCTTCCAGATCACGAAGGCGCTGTAACATATCTTTGGACAAAGGTAATAAGTGTTACAAACGGCGGTAACGAATTATCAGCAACAGGCTTAGGCGGAATTGTTCTTAACGATGCAATTCCAGCAGGTGCAGTAATTAATAGTGTAAAACCAAAATTTACTAGAGATTTAATCAATGAAGTTAAAAATTCTTTAGTTAACCAATTGTTTGCATACAGAACAGTAGGATTAAGATACGACACTAACAATCGTCGCTGGCAGGTAGTAACACAAGAAAACTTAAATGTAAACGACACATGGTCGTATGCACTATCAGGAGATTCTACACAACAGTCATTGGACCGAAGTTGGTTATTCTTATTTGAAACAAATGGAGTTGATTACACTATTACAAGTAGATCGCTACGTTATGTATTTGAAAGCGATAATGAAGTAAGATTCTTTTTTGAAAAAAGTAAAAAAATATATGACAGTAAAACCGGTGAAATTGTTCGAGATAAAATTAGTGTATTAAACATTAATAAAGATTTAGCGTCAACCGGCGGCTTGTTGCCTTTTACAGTTGACTATCCGTGGGCAGTAAGTGCAGAATTTACAGACGGCATTGGGTATGTAAATAGTAAAAAAGTTGAAGTAGTATTTTTTGATAGCGATGATGATGGTGTAGTTGATAATCCACAAATTTTTAACGATATTGTTGCACCTATATCAGTTGGTGATACTAACAAATATGTATTTGTAAAAAAAGCAAACGATGACAACGAGTTTTATAGTTATGTAGATCAAACTACAGAAAATATTTTAGTTGTACAATCTGAAGCAGCAGCTAGTGTAACTACACCAAATAATCCAATTTATTATGTAATTGCAAATGATGCATTTTTAAAAATTGATAGTACAAACAGAACACGAACACAAGTTTTTAATTATAAAGCATACGAAGGACGTAGTGGATTAAAATTCCAATATGCACATGCTAGTGATGAAAATGCTAGAATTGATCCAAGTAGTAGTAATATTATGGACACATATCTTTTAACAAAAACATATGATACAAACTATAGACAATACCTTGCAGGCACACTTGAAACTGAACCACTTCCTCAAAGTTCCGATCAACTTTATAGAAATTACGGCACTGATATCAACAAAATTAAATCAATTAGCGACGAAGTTATATATCATCCAGTTAAATTTAAAGTTTTATTTGGAAAAAAAGCTAAACCAGGATTGCAAGCTACAATGAAGGTAGTAAAAAATTCTGCCCGTGTTGTTAATGATCAAGATATCAAAACACAAGTTATTGAAGCAACAAATCGATTCTTTGCTTTAGAAAATTGGGAATTTGGCGATACTTTTTATTGGAGCGAACTAAGTGCATATATTATGCAACAACTAGCGCCTAATTTAAATAGTATTGTTCTTGTACCTGATTCAGCAACAGATACATTTGGCAGTTTGTTTGAAGTAAGAAGTGAAAACGACGAAATTTTTATCAGCGGTGCAACTGTTGATAATGTTGAAATAATCACAGCAATCACAGCTGATAGATTAAAAGCAGATGGTGCTATTGTAACTTCAGCTGAGCAAACAGGACAAACTGTTGGAAGTCAAGCCGAAGTAGTAGTAAGTACAAGTAGCTCGAGCGGAGGCAGCAGTTATTAATGGAAAACCAAGATTATCCCTTGCCAGTAGGCGACACCAAACGTTCGGCTAAAAATCTTCTTCCTAGGTATTTCAGAACCGAAACAAACTCAAAATTTATACAGTCAACTATTGACTCGATGATATCAGAGGGTGTTGTTGAAAAACTTGATGCATATGTTGGTCGACGCAATAGTCCGTCGACTGTTGTAACAGACAATTTCTTACCTGACATTTCAACTGACAGAGAAAATTATCAATTTGAATCAAGCATTGTTTACAAAGACGAGCTTGATAATGTAGATTTTTTTGCAACCTACAATGATTATATGGGAATGGTAAAAACATTCAAAGGTGCTAGTACAAATCATAGTGCTTTAAATAGTCAGCAATCTTATAGCTGGGATCCGCAGATTGATTGGGATAAGTTTACAAACTTTAGAGAATATTTTTGGTTACCGCTTGGACCCGAACCAGTAGGTATTGCAGGACGAACAAGAAATACAACCAGTGTTTACAATATTGTTTTAGGACAAGACGATCAAGTCGAAAGTTATTTGTTTACGCCAGACGGTATTACAAAGAATCCGAGCATCAAGTTATACAAAGGACAGACATACGAATTTGTTATCGATTGTCCTGGGCATCCTTTTAGTATAGCAAGCAACATTGCTTTTGTTGACAACGATCCTTTACTACAAGTTGACGCTGAAAATGTTAGTACACTATATAACACTGGTATTACAAAATATAAAGTAAATGAAGAAGGCACTTATATTGAAACACAAGATACTTTTATTGAACAGGGTAAAATTGTTTTTGTTGTACCAGACGAAGTACCGGACACACTATTTTATCTAAGTCAAAATAATGCAAACTTAACTGGAATTTTTAGTTTTTATAATATAGTTGAAAACTCTCAAATTAACGTTGAGACAGAAATACTTGGAATGGAAACATACGAAAACGATACTATAAACCTTAGTAATGGTATGAAAGTTTATTTTCAAGGTGAAGTTACTCCTACAAAATATGCTTCAGGGTATTATTTTGTTGAAGGTGTTGGCAGCAGTATACAATTAGTAAACGAACAAGACCTTGAAATTCCAACTACATTTACATCTACAAAAGAGGTACCCTTTGACGGAGAAGAGTTTGGATTTGACAAATATCCTTATGAAGATGCATCAGCATTTTTATCAGTAAAAGATTACATTTGTATTAACCGTGCTAGTCCTGATAGAAATCCATGGAGTAGATACAATCGTTGGTTCCACCGAGATATCATTGAATCGAGTTTTGTAGCCAACGGACTACCTATAAAGTTTGATGAAACTGCAAGAGCTAAACGTCCAATTATTGAATATAAGGCCGGATTACAATTATACAATCACGGAAATCTTGCAAAAACAAATGTTGATTTAATCGATACATTTACAAAAGATGCGTTTAGTACAATCGAAGGTTCCGGAGGTTATATAATTGACGGAGTAGAAGTAACCAACGGTATGCGTGTGTTGTTTTCAGCAGATCCTGACATAACAGTAAACGGAAAAATTTATGAAGTTAAGTTTATTCTTTTTGGTACCGGCACTGTAAAAAATAGACAAATTGCTTTAATTGAAACTAGTGATACAACACCATCACAAGGAGATACGGTATTAGTAAAACAAGGTAATGTTAATGCTGGTAAAATGTATCACTATCACGATAATAAATGGATACCGGGACAGGAAAAAACAAAAGTAAACGAACAGCCGCATTTTGATTTGTTTGATACCAACGGTAATAGCTACGGCGATAAAACACAATATCTAGCATCGAGTTTTACAGGAACAAAATTATTTTCTTATAGAATTGGCACAGGTACAAACGATACAGAACTAGGATTTCCGCTTGCATACGAAAGTATAAACAACTTTGGCGATATTGTTTTTGATTTTAATTATCATACAGATACTTGGAATTATCAAGACGAAATACAAAATAAAATAAATGCAAAAACTGATAGTGGATTTTTTAAATTATTTGATCCTAATGGAAATTATGAATATAAAAATGTATGGACTAAAACTAAATTTAAATCACGTCAAGCAGTAATTAGACAATACAACAGTCAATTAAATAACTTTGACATTGATATGTTTAATGATAGTAATAATTTAACTGATTTAATTGTAAAAGTTTATGTTAACGGAAAACGTAAGATACAAGATACAGATTACGTAGTTGAAAATAGTGTGCCTTACAAGCGTGTTAGATTTCTTAAAAATTTAACAAGTGAAAGTATTGTAACTCTTAAATGCTACAGTGCTGCAACTAAAAATTTAAATGGGTATTATGAAATTCCTCAAAATTTAGAGAGCAATCCGTTAAATGAAAATTTAACTACTTTTACTCTAGGCGAGGTTACAAAGCATGTTAATACTATACTTGAAAATCTTGGATCCAGCGGAAGAGGACAAGCTCCTGGAAACACCAATCTAAGAGATCTTTTTCCAAAAACACAAAGTTCTTTTGGTACTCAGTTTGTTAAACACAGTGGACCGTTTAATCTAGCAGCTTATCATATTGTTGACAAAGAAGCAAACATTATGAAGTCTATTCAATACGCTTCAAAAGAATACAGCCGATTTAAACGTGCATTTTTATACGAAGCATCTCGAACAGGATTTCATGGTGATGCAAGACAACATGTTGATTTGATTATGAATACGCTGAATAAAGATAAAACAGAGTCGGCGCCTTTCTTTTCATCTGATGTGATTCCAATTAATGCATCAACAGCAACAACAAATACAGTTGAATACAACGAAACTGCATATCTACCAACTAGTTTTTCAAACTTTACTTTAACAAAATTAGGTAAAACAGCAGTATTGGTATATGTTAATGATGAACAAAAATTACACAATGTTGATTATACATTTGAAGATGGCTTCATTAAGTACACTAACCCAACTGTAGGACAAGACATAGTTGTATATGAATATGAAAATACAAACGGATGTTATGTTCCTCCAACTCCTACTAAATTAGGGTTGTATCCACTATATACTCCTGAGCGAACTGTCATTACTAATGCACTAGGCACACAAAATGTTATTGTAGGACACGATGGTAGCTATACAGTTGAATTTGGCGATTACAGAGATGACTTATTACTTGAACTTGAAAAACGTATTTACAACAACTGTAAACAGCCTTATAATCCTGAATATCTAAACATACATGAATTTATCGGCGGAACATATAGAGATACAAATGTTACAAAAGAAACAATCGATGGATTGATCTTAGATGAATTTAGTAGCTGGTTAAGTGCTGCTGGAAATCCAAACTATACTGAAAATACTAATTGGGACGGCACAAATGGGTTTACATTTAACTATCGTAATTCAGTAGACGAAAATGGTAATCGTCTACCCGGCGGTTGGAGAGCAATCTTTAAACAGCATTATGATACCGATCGTCCGCATACTCATCCATGGGAGATGTTAGGGTTTTCAATTAAGCCGAGCTGGTGGGAAACACAATACGGCCCTGCTCCTTACACATATTCTAACACAGTGCTGTGGCAAGATTTAAGAGACGGGTTTGTTAAAGAACCTGGCAAAGCAACTGTACAATTAACAAAATATATGAGGCCAAATCTATTAAGTATTATTCCAGTAAATGACAGCGGCGAGCTACAAAGTCCGCTTGATAGCGGAATTGCTAAAGGATTTTTGCTACCTGCATCGTCTGAAGATTTTACTTACGGCGACCAAGGACCGGTTGAATCAGCATTTAGAAATAGTAGTGAATATAGATTTGGATTACTAAAAGCCTGGACACTAACACAGCCTAGTAAAGTATTTGGACTTGGGTTTGATGCAAGTCGTATCAAAAAAGATATGGCTGGAAATTATGTCTACTCAGAAACTAACCAACAAATTTCTACAAAGGATCTAGTGTTTCCAAGTATTGCAAATGAGACAACACAAGTTTACACTAGTGGACTTGTAAATTATATTGCAAACTACGTAAAATGGTCTGTAGAAAGCAAGTATGCAAATTATCAAACAATAGTAAACGGACTTGACAATCAATTATCTGTAAAACTCGGGGGCTTTGCAGAAAAAACAAAATTAAAATTATTACTTGATAGTCGTAGCCCACTAAACAAAACTACAGTATTTGTTCCTGATGAAAATTACAAAATATTTTTAAACACCAGTGGAATACAAGATATTGCAGTATTGTCAGGTGTAATTATTACTAAAACACAAAATGGATATATTATTGGAGGATATGATACTTTAAATCCAACATTTACAATTTATCCATATATGAATCGTAATGGCGATAGTGCAATTAATGTTGGCGGCGTTAGTGAAGATTTTGTTAATTGGAGTTCTGATCAAACTTATGTTATTGGTACTATTGTAAGATTTGAAAATAATTTTTATAGAGCAAAAGTTAGTCACGAGAGTGAAGAAACCTTTGAGATTGAAAAATATACTAAACTTGCCGAACTTCCAATAACTGGCGGCAAAGATGCAATTATTAGAAAAATGTTTGATAAAGATAATCAAACTACAATTCCTTATGGTACAATTTATAAAACAGAACAAGAAGTTGTTGACTTTTTATTAGGATACGAAGAATATCTAAAAGTACAAGGATGGAATTTTGAAAATTTAAATCCTGAAAGTGGATTACCTGAAGATTTCTTGCTACTTGTAAAAGAGTTTTTATTCTTTACAACACAAAATTGGGACAACGAAACTGTATTAGCAATAAGTCCAGCTGCAAATAAAGTAGAATTTAAACGTGATAAGTTTACAATTGATAATTTGTTTGATGCATTTTATGATGTAAACATACTTGATAGTAGCGGTAACTTTATGGATAGCAGCGTTACAAGTATCTTCCGCAACGACGACAATACGTTTACTATACGAACAGTTGATTCTGATAGACCGATTTATTTAATTAAATTACCGTTAGTACAAAAAGAACACACTGTCTTACTTGATAACAAAACAGTCTTTGCCGATACAATCTATGATAAGTCAGCAGGATTTAGACAAGAAAGAATAAAACTTGTTGGATATAGAACAGACGGCTGGAATGGTAGTTTATCAATTCCGGGATTCTTTTATGACGAAGCTAAAGTTATGCAATGGGTTCCAAATTCAGATTATAGAGTTAGTGACGTTGTAAAGCATAAAGAATTTTATTATAGTGCGTTTGCAAATCATACATCAGGAGAAACATTTAACGATAGCAAATGGCGTAGATTAGATGAACGTCCTGTATCTCAAATTTATCCAAATTGGGATTACAAAGCAAACCAATTTGCTGATTTTTATGATCTTGATACTGATAACTTTGACAGTGAACAGCAACGTCTTGCACAGCATTTGATTGGCTATCAAAAACGACAGTACTTAGAAAACATTATTACCGATAGTGTAAGTCAATATAAATTCTATCAAGGATTTATACAAGAAAAGGGTACTTCAAATAGTGTAACAAAATTATTTGATGCACTTAGTAGTGCTGACAACGACAGTGTCGAATTATACGAAGAATGGGCAATTAGACTAGGACAATATGGATCAATTGAAAATATTGCAGAAATTGAATATCAATTAACTGAAAAAGATTATAAGTTAGAACCACAGATTTATGAATTAAATGCAAGCAAAACAATTGGGCGTTCGGATTTAATTATTGAAATACCTAGTACTGGAGGATACAAAGTTCCAGATGATTATGATCATACTATCGTATCTTCAACAACATCGACTTCAACCTATACAAAAGATTCGGGCTATGTAAGAAACAACGATGTTGAATATATTGTAACATCTCGAAGCGATATTACTAGTATTAATATTGACGAGCTTGAAATTGGAAAACATGTTTGGATTACAAAAGACAAACAATCATGGACAGTACTAAAACACACAAGAAGTGATTTAGAGGTTACTGGATTTGTTAATATTACAAACACAGATGGATCATCTGCTGTAAAAATTACACTTGATAGACAAGTTGAAAATATTGCCAAAGACGATATAATTGGTATTTTTTCAAGTATTCCAAATTTTAAAGGATTCTATAAAGTATCAGATGTATTAGCAAACACTATTACATTTGCAGTATCAACCACTGACGGTGAAATTGATTTTGAAGAAGAAGATGATAGCTTTAGTGGAGTTGGCGGAGCAAGTTTAAGTAGATTTGTTGAGCGTAGATTTGCAAACATTGAAGATTTAAATAATCTTATTGAAGATATACAAAAAGATCAAAAAGACAGATTATGGATTGACAACAACGGTACTGGAAACTTTAGTGTATACGAAAATAACAGTATTGTAAGTTTGCAACAAGAATATGCTAATGCTAATACAACATTTGCTAAATCAACTGATATAAACAATTCAAATACAACTTTAGTCACTGGAGATCCTAACGATGCGTCTTTAGATTTTACAGGCACTGCAACAATTAAGCGTAGAAACTCGCCAACCTTTGCATTTACAAATGATCAAATACTGTCAGCAACTGATGCTACTGACGACAATAGTGGATACGGAACAAGTGTTGCTGTATCACCTGACAGTAAGTTTATTGTAGTTGGCGCACCATTAGCCGATAATGCACTATCACAATTTAAAGGAACACTAGATCCTACTGAAGCATATCTTACAGGAGATATTGTTGTTGATAGAGGTACCTTGTGGCGTGCTAAAAATGACGTAAGCAATTGGCACACTGATGCAAGTGATAGTAGTTCAATTGGAACTAGCGACAATAGAGATTGGGAACCAGCATATTATATTCCTGCCGGAGTTGGAACATCTTCAGGATTGAGTAATCAAGGTGTAATTTATATTTACGAACTTGATGACAAAACCCGTCAATATGAACAAAAAATTGTTATGACAAGTCCTGATCCAAATGCTAGTGAAAATTTTGGTACAACTTTACAAATTAGAAAAACTAGTAATGGTATCTATAAATTATTTGTTGGTGCAACTGGCGCAGGACAAGGACGAGTGTATTTCTTTGAATATGATACAGACTGGCGCTGGACACGCAACCGTAATTATAAAGGTGTGTTTGATCAAAACGAAGAGTATAGAACAACTGATATTGTTTTCTATCAAGGACAATTATACGAAGCACTAGTTGAAAGACCGTCATCAACACCAACAGGACAAAAATTGCCAACCGATATTGCAAGTTGGAAAATAAGTGAAGATATCGAACACACAGGATTTGTTCCAAATAGAGATCAGGATCTTGACGGAGACTTAGACACTGGTGAAGAAAATTTTGGTGAAAAAATTGCAATTGATACTTTAGGTGATAAAATTGTTGTTAGCTCAACAGTAAATGGATTACGTAGATTAACTGTTTATCACCAACCAGTAGATAGATGGAAATTTATTCAATCGTTTGACGAAGATGTATTAAAAAGAGAAACTTGGGGCAAGAATTTTGATATCAACGACGATGGTACAAAAATTGCCGTTGCTGCACCTTACAACGATGATGTTGACACTGATGCAGGAACAGTTTATGTATATAAACAAAATTCAAATAATGTGTATGAACTACAACAAAATATTAGAAGTCCGTATACCGACAAATGCGAAGCGTTTGGATCAAGTGTAAGTTTTAGTAAAAACAAATTAGCAATTACTGGTAAAAATAGTGATTTAGTTGAAATGACAACATTTGATGAAAACGGAATGTTATTAGATAACGGTAATACAGATATTAAAAAAATTATTCCAGATACAGGAAGAATTATTTTATTCCAAGAAATTAATGATTTGTATGTGTATGCCGAAGATGTTGACTATAGCCGCAATACTGCTACCCACGAAATGGAAAATATTGTCTTAAATGACAATCATCTATATTTAAATATTCCAACAATAGTTGCAACAGCTATGCCTAGGCCTTACAATAATGACCCAAGGTATGTAACATCACCAAATCCGGGACTACTAGTTGACTTTAGTTTTGCAACAGGTAAAAATACTTGGAGCGAACTTACAACACAAATTGCTAAACCAAATATTGAACAATTGCAACAAGTATTTTTATATGCAAAAGATACTGCTGACATAATTCAAAGATTAGACGTAATTGATCCACGACAGGGTAAAATTGCAGGACCTGCAGAACAAGAGCTAAGTTTTAAAACATGGTACGATCCAGCTACATATTCGTCGTCTAGTGATACTAGTGATGTTATTGTCGATGTTCAATCAAATTGGACCGATCGTTATGTTGGAAAACTTTGGTGGAACCTTAAGGAAGCAAGTTGGTACAACCCTTATCAAGGTAATAGTCAGTATCGAACAAATACATTTAATAAATTATTGCCTAACTCACGTATACAAGTTTGCGAATGGGTTGAAACTAACTTATTACCAAGTGAGTGGAATGCACAAACAGGTACAACTGCTGGTTACACAAAAGGCATAAGCGGTACAGCTTTATATGACGACGACACAGTTAGCAGTAAGCAAGTTTATGATAGAACAAAACAAGGGTTTACAACCAAATATTACTATTGGGTTGAAAATGCACAAATTGTACCTCGTGTTGCAGGACGCTCATTAAGTTGCGAATCTATATCAAACTTAATAGCAGATCCGGCTGGTACAGGATATAGATTTGTTTCGTTGTTAGAAAATAATAAATTTGCACTTTATAATTGTAAAAATTTAGTACAAGAAACTAATACTATTTTGCATTTTAGAAAAGAAAAAGATACAACAATTAATGTTCCAATTCATAGAGAATATGACTTAATGACTGAAGGTCTTGATTTGTCAATGCCAAATGCCTCTATTGAACAAAAATGGATTGATAGTTTAATTGGTTACGATAATGTTGGAAATCCAGTACCTGATATTACACTATCAGACACAAAAAAATACGGAGTTCTAAATCAGCCACGTCAGAGTATGTTTATTAATCGTGTTGAAGCAGTTAAACAATTTGTTGATAGAATAAACAGTGTATTTGTTAAAAACTTAATTGTTGACAACTACGATATAAGCAAACTTTTATTAGTTGATCCATTACCATTGGCTGCTGAAGGAAACTTTGATAGACAAATTGATACTGTTAGCGAATTGCAATTTGTTGGTACTGCAAAGAATACACAAGCAGTTCTAACTCCTGTAGTTGAATTTGGTAAAATTACTGGTGTTACTATTAATAATCCAGGCAATGGTTATAAAACAGCACCAAGTATTGAAATTGAAGATGTTACCGGTAAAAATGCTGAGATAATATCTACAATTAATAGCAATGGACAAATTACTAGTGTTACGGTGAAAGATCAAGGATACGATTATACACCAACTACTTTCTTAAAAGTAAGACCGTTTAGTGTTTTGGTCACAGCTGATGAAACAATTGGCGGACGCTGGACAATTTACATTTATAATAAAACTACAGCAGCCTGGGAAAGAACCGACAACCAAAGTTTTGATACAACAAAGTATTGGAATTACGCTGATTGGTATGCACCGGGGTACAGTGAGTCAACTGTAATTCATCAAGTTATAGATGGAAGTTATCAACTATTTGGATTAGATAATTCAATTGGCGATGTAGTAAAAATTAAAAACATTGGTACAGGCGGCTGGCTGTTATTAAAGAAAACAGACAACCAAGACACTGAAGATTACACTATTAATTACGATACAGTTGGTCGAGAAAATGGAACAATTAAATTATTAGATGTAATTTACAATTATACTACAGAAACTACCGGATACGATGCTGGAGTTTATGATACTACTTTTTACGATAGAGAACCAGTAAACGAATTGCGTAATATTATTGATGCAATTAAAACTAACATATTTGTTAGTGATTTAGCAGTTGAATATAATAAATTATTCTTTGCAAGTGTTAGATATGTTCTATCAGAACAGGATAACGTTGATTGGGTATTTAAGTCTAGTTTCTTACGTGCCAAACACAATGTTGGAGATCTAACACAAAAAGTTGCATATCAAAACGATAATCTTGAAAATTATCAAGATTATATCAACGAAGTAAAACCATTTAAAACAAAAGTAAGAGAGTACATTAGTGCATATCAAAAGATTGAACCAACGCAAAGTATAATTTCTGACTTTGATTTGCCACCAAGTTATATTGGCGGGAAAATCACTCCAAGTGCTGCTAAGTTTAACAACAACGAAGTAACAAATCTTTGGGAAAAATATTTTACATATCCTTATAAAAATTGGGTTGATAACAACACATACGAAATTATAAGAATTGACGTTGCCGATGGCGGCAGTGGCTTTTATGATACACCGGCGGTTACTATAAGTGGCGAAAGTGGAATAACTGCAAAAGCATATGTTGCCAAGGGTAAAGTCAAGAGTATTGAAATCTTAAATAAAGGTAGTAGAGTTTTATCTGCACCGACTATTACAGTTTCGGGCAATCAATCAAATGACGGCACATCAGTTAGAGCAACCGCAGTACTAGGTAATCCAAATGTGCGAAGCACACATATGACTGTAAAATTTGATCGTATTAGCGGTAAAAAGTACTTTGAAACAATTGACAAAACTGAAACATTTGCAGGCACAGGTGCCCAGGAAATTTTTACACTACAATGGCCAATTAATCAAAATATTACAACATACTCTGTATTACTCAACAATGTTGAATTATTAGATACTGAATATAGTGTTGTTAATAAACTTGATACTACAAAAGGTTACGACAGATACATAGGTGAAATTACACTAGTTACTGAACCAAAAATTGATGATACACTTGTTGTAAAATACAAAAAAGATACAGCATTGTTACACGCAGCAGATAGAATATTCTACGAATATGATCCAACAACAGGCATGCCTGGCAAAGAATTTAGCCAACTAATGACCGGTGTTGAATACGAAGGCGCATTGTATGATAGCTTTGACTTTGGCGGCGAACAAGGGTTTGGCGTAGGCGGATTTAGTGATCTGCCGTGGGACACATTTGATAATACATATGATGATGAAATTATCAAATTAGACGGTAGCACAAATATAATCACATTGTCTTCTCCATTAGAAAGCGGCGTAGAGTACAATCTATACTTAAACGGTGTAAGACTTGATGATCCTCAATATGACGGAAGCACCATTACTGCTAATAAAAATGCTGTAATGGCTACAATTACCGGAGATGGTGTACAAACAGAAATTGATATTAATGGAGCATTTAGTACAACTGCTGATGACGAAATTATTATTAGAAAACAATCAAGTGATGGCAGCTTCTCTCCAGTAGGATCAACATTTGATACTGCACTTCAAGGCGGAGCATTAGACAGAACAACTGCTACAGGTATACCGTCAGGTGAAATAACAGTTGACGGCGACGGATTCTTTACTCCAACGAACAGCGGCGGCCCTGAAGAACTAGTTCCAGGTACTGTAACTGATACACTTGATTTACAAGTTTATACTAGACAAAACGACGGACAAGCGCAAATAAATGTAGCTCATTATATCTTTGATGGCTCGACTAGAGAATTTGCATATCCTGAAAAGCCATTTGGTGAAGATAATGTTGTTGTAATGCTTGATAAAGTTGTACTAAGAACTGATACTTACAGTAACGATTACAGTTTAGAAAGCGTATTTATTGACAGCGATATTGACATTAATGTAGGATCAATTATTACTGTAATGACATTTGGTGCAAACGGTAATAGTTTAATAGATAGTAAAACAATTGAAATTAACGAGTTTGACTTACAGGATTCAAGTGCAATCCAAAGCGATAACTGGCGTTTTGTAACAGCAGCGGATTATAGCAGCGATGCAAGTTGCATTGTAATATTAAATGGCTCTGTTCAAACAGAGGGTAGTGACTATTTCTTGAATACTAGCAATACAACTGAACCTGCAGACAAATTGGTAATTGAGATCTCAGGAGGCAGAGTAAGATTAGATCAGGGTAATGTTATACAATATGCTGTATACGACAGTGGAATTACTTCGTATAGTCAAATTAATAATGATTATTCTTGGTCAAACGGCACTGGAAATTATTGGAATTTTACTGATACATTTACACCAATTAATGACTTGCCATTAGGACACAACTTATTAGTGTTTGGCGACGAAGATATTTTAAGCCCTGGATATAGTATTAGGTTTACAACTACAAGTAGTTTAAGTTACGATATTGACGGATGGCAATTTGCAAATTTATCATCAGTGGCAAAAATTGATTTTATGGTATATGTAAACGATGTAAGACTTGATGTTTCTCAATGGTCTTGGGATAATGTAAACGCTAGAATTACACTACTTAATACTAATGTTGCTCCGGCAGGAAGTAAGCTAGATATTTACTGTTTACAAAACGCTGACTATTATTTTATTGATACTGCATTAACATTTACTACACTTGATGGCAGTACAGCATTTGATATGGAATCTCAAGTAACAGTAGGCGAACCGTTGCTATTAGTTAGTGGAGCTACTTCAACACGTTTTGAACCTATAGTAAAATCAGTAAATGGAAATACTGTTGTTGTACAAAGTATGGCTAAAGACATAAGAGATGAATTTATAGCAGACGAAGATTTTTATGTAACAGCAGATTCAACCGCAGTAAAAATTAGTGAAGTTGAATTTATCGATAGCGATAGTATCAGTATTAATCCTGAAATATACGACGATCTCTTTACTACATATAGAGCAATGCACTTTAGTAACCACGATATTAATCAATTTAGAAGATTCACATATGATGTTTTAACTGAAACAGTAGTTAATGAAAACACTGATGAATTTGCTAGACGAAATTTATTATCAAGTGGAATTGTACAACTTGAATCAGCGGCTGCTGGTGCTCAATATGTTTGGGTTGTTAAAAACAAAAGACTATTGCATCCAATTGTTGATTATGAAGTAATGGAAAATTTAAATGCAGTACGTCTTAAAGATATTGTAAACGAAAACGATCGTATCCAAGTAATGCATTGGGCAGCACCAGTGTCGTCAGATAAGTTTGGATATAGAATATTTAGAGACATGCTAGGCAGAACACATTATAAACGTCTTAGTAAAGAAAACAGTTATATGATTGCTAATCCTGTTAGTCCGTATGACAATAAAATTGTTCTAGTTGATGCTACCGGAATTCAAGAACCTGATATTGTATTAAACTTACCTGGTATTATTTGGATAGACGGAGAACGTATTGAGTATTTTGCAGTACAAGAAAATACATTATCTCAGCTTAGAAGAGGTACATTAGGAACTGGTGTAAAAGATTTACACGCAGCTGGCGATATAGCGTATGGCCAAGGTTCAGCTGAAACTATTGACTATAGGGATACATATAGTGTATACAGAGACAGAGCCGATGGTTCAAATCAAATTGTTGATTTAGGATTTGATATTGATAATGCAAACGAAATTGAAGTGTTTGTGGGAGGACGCAAGTTAAGTAAAGTTGATATTTCAGTTTACAATAAAACACTTGCACAAGATAGTCCTGAAGCAGACCAAACACAAACAAAAGAATATGAAGTTGTAACAGTTGGAGGTAACAAGTACATTCAATTTACAACAACGCCAGCAGTAGATACAGAGATCCGTGTAGTTAAAAGAACCGGAAAAAAATGGATTGCTGCCGGTGAAACATTAAGAAACAGCAATTCTGCAATTGCAAGATTTATCCGCGGAGCAACTATTGAGCTACCTAAATAAATACAGTATAAGGTAAAAAAGATGACACAGTTTAATGACTTAAATGGAATACACGTAGAAGGACATATCAAGATTTCAGATCCTGATAATGGCGAAGTTTTTGTAAACAAACGCAATGCTATTCATTATGAAAATATGAGTTTAGCACTTGCTGAAAGTTTGGCTAATCAAGGACAAGGCTTTATTAGCGATATGAGTTTTGGCAATGGCGGAACTAGTGTTGATCCAACAGGTATTGTAACATACCTAACACCAAACAGCACAGGTACAAATGCAAGTTTGTACAATCAAACGTTCACTAAAGTAGTAGACGAGCGTAGTGTAAACAACAACGATCCGATAAGAAACAAGACAGAAATTCGTCATGTAAGTGGTACAAACTATACTGACATATTAGTTAGATGTTTGTTAGACTACGGTGAACCAGCAGGACAAGATGCATTTGATACAGCCGGTAGTAATGAAAATCTTTATGTTTTTGACGAACTAGGATTACGCAGCTATTCGGCAAGCGGTACAGGTAGACTAATTACACATGTTATTTTTCATCCTGTACAAAAGAGTTTAAACCGTTTAATCCAAGTTGATTATACTGTGAGAATTCAAAGTTTAAGCGGAATTGAGGGATAAACCATGGCAGACTACACCGTACGATTTACTGATTTTACAAACAACGGTAGTATTACTGTTGAAGAAAACGGACTTAACAATACTGATACTAGTTTAAAATTAGTTGGTCAAAACCTAACAGGTTACGGCGGGTATGTCAATGAAAACTTTTTACATTTACTAGAAAACTTTGCAAATACAACAGCTCCTGCTAGTCCAGTAGAAGGACAACTTTGGTATGATACTACAACTGGAGTTGACCAGTTAAAAGTTTACGATGGCGCAGCTTGGGTAGCAGCAGGCGGAATTAAAAAAGCACAAGCACAACCTGAAGCAAGTGCAAGTGTACTTGGCGACATATGGGTTGATACTGCAAATTTACAAGCATACATTTACAGTGGTAGTGGATGGGTATTGATTGGGCCTGACTACAGTGAATCAACTGCAACTGGTAGTAAAATTGCTACACTAGTAGGTACCAGTACACAGCTAGGCACCGACGTTGATCATACAGTATTAATTAATTATGTGCAAAATAACATAATGTCAGTTTATAGTTATATTGAATTTACGCCAAAATTAAAAATTACAGGATTTCCAACTGGGTATGTTGTAAAACCTGGTGTAAATATTCCAACAGAACTTGCGTTTAATGGTGCAAAAGCAAAGTATTATGGAACTAGTGAAAAAGCAGAAGCACTTGTAAATACAGCAGGTACAGCTAGTTTAGTATATGAAAATGTAGCAAGACTTGATACAGCAAATAGATTTGACAAAGATGTGCGCATCCAAACAAATACTGGTTTGACAATTGGTGAAAATGGCATCTTAACTGCTAGTGTTACAGGTAGCGGTGTTATTATTAGAAACAAAGCAACAGATGGCCCGATTAACTTTAATGTAAACAATGCTGGCGCAAACACAACAGCATTATTAATTACAGCAGACGGAAAACACGGATTGATGAATACATCGCCTACTGAAGTGCTTGATGTAGGTGGTAATATAAAAGCTACAATGTCCGGAGCTAACAGTGGTAAAATTGAGGCAACAAATACGAATCCTAGTAGTAATCCAACAACTGGCGCATTAGTTGTAGCAGGCGGCGCAGGTATTAACGGTGATTTAAATATTGGCGGCGATGCGTACTTTAATGTAAACGACGGACAATCATCAGATTCAATTTATGCTCGAAATATTCAGCCATACGAAGACTTAGCAAGTAACATTGGTACACCTATTTTAAGATATGCAAATGTTTATGCAAATACATTCAACGGTAATTTAGTCGGAAATGTAACAGGTAATGTAAGTGGCAGTGCTCAAACAGCAGGTAAACTAGCAAGTCCAACTACATTCCAATTTAATAGTACTGGCGATGTTACTGCAACTGGTAGTGTGCAATTTGATGGGCAAGTTGGTGGAACTACAAAAGAGTGGACACTTAATATTAAGCCAAGTTTTGTTACTGACCAAACTGCAATTGCAGTTGATGTAGCAAGCAGTGATAAGTTTTTAGTTGAAAACAGCGAAGGCTTGCGTTATATGACACAAGCACAAATTGTTAGCACAGTACCATCATTTCAATTAGGTATGATAATGCCATATGCAGGAACAGCAGCTCCAACAGGTTGGGCACTATGCCACGGACAACAACTTACCCGTGGTGGAGGTAGCGAAGAATCGTTGTATTTAATTATTGGAATATTATACGGTTCAACAGACGGCGGCGCAACTACTTTTAATTTACCAGATTTTAGAGGACGAGGCTTAGTAGGTCATTTGGGTGACGCTACTACTGGCAATCGTTTACTAAATGATGCAGCAGCAAATACTGTAGGTTTAACTGGCGGTAGCGAAACAGGTACAATTACACAACCTATGCTACCAGATCATCAACACAGTTTACAAGGCGACAACGGTGAACAATATTATGCAAGCACTAATGTTACAGGCGGAACAGATACCGGTGCAAGTGCGCAAAATATTATTGGAACAACAACTGGCACAGGCATTAGCCAAACTGGCGCAATGCTTGATATACAAAATGATCCGTACTATCATACAAGTCCGTTTACAACAGTTGAATATATTATTTACGTAGGAGATATTGTAGTATGAGTTATAAACTAAACCAAACTGACGGAACATTGTTAGTAGACCTAGTTGATGGGTCAGTTGACTCTACAACAACTGATATAACACTTGTAGGTCGAAACTATACAGGATACGGCGAAGCCTTTAACGAAAACTTTATTAAGATGATGGAAAACTTTGCTGCTACTAGTGCTCCAGCAAATCCTCTAAGAGGACAAATATGGTATGATACATCAGCAGGTAGATTAAAAGTATGGGACGGAACACAATTCCGAGGCACCGATACTACAACTTATGCAGCTCTAAAGCCTGAGATGGTTGCAGGCGATTTGTGGATTGACGCAACTAATAAACAACTTTATTTTAGTGATGGTACTACAGAATTTTTAGCAGGACCGAGCTATACTCGAACACAAGGCAAAACAGAATACGATGCTATTACATTGGTTGATATTTACGGCGTTGACAAAATTGTTGGACGCTGGAGTGTTGGCAACAGTACTGTTGCTCTTGTGAGTAAAGAAGCATTTACTCCAGCAGTAATTGATGTAAACGCTGTATTACTAACCGGATTTCCAACACCGTATGCTATTAAACAAGGTGTAAATATTGTTCCAACATATAGTGACTTTTATTGGAATGGTAGTGCTACTAATGCAGATAATTTAATTTCCGGAGGCATTTCTTATAGTGCTGCAAGTTTCTTGCAAGTAAGTCCTTCGTTGCCAATTGCAACTTATCAAACTACCAATCAGCATCTACATATTAACAATGATAGAGGATTCTTAACAGGCGATGTATCACGATTTAGTATAGCAACCGATACTACATCAGTAGATAGAGATATTGTTCTTACTGCTTTACGTGACGATGCAAATATTGATATTCAAACGTCAAGTTCTGGTGCTCAGTCAAGCTCGTTTAAAATTGAAACAAGTAACCAACATGTTGGTATATTTAATTCTGCGCCACAAGCAGCATTACATGTCGGCACTACTGCATCAAACGGTGATGTAATTATTGAAGGCAATCTAACAGTTAAAGGTTCGAACACTGCACTTGAAGTAGTTAATTTAAGAGTACAAGACAAACAAATTGAACTTGGCATCAATGACGATAGTTCGTTGTTAACCGATGCCCAAGCCAACGAAGGTGGTATAATTTTAAAATCGTCAGGGCTTGACAAAGAACTTATTTGGAAAAATTCTACTAACTCTTGGACTTCGAGTGTGAACATTGATGTTGCTGATGGCCTTGGTTATAAAATTAACGGAACCGATATACTAACTATTAATGAACTGCATTCAAGTGTTACAACAGCAAGCGGTCTTACAAGTATTGGTACACTATCAATTCTTGATGTTGACAATATTAATTTAAATGGGTCAACTATTGCTTGTACCAACGATATGAGTCTAAATATCAACGGTGATATAACTATGTCGGGTACAACAAAGATTCGAAACTTAGCAACACCTGGTACTGACAACGATGCAGCTCATAAAAAATATGTCGACGATATCTATAAAGAACACGATATTGAACTTAGTGTTGACTCAACTGGATTAACTGACATTCAACTTGCATTATTAGTAAACGATTTATGTCCGTCTACTACAAAAAATAACGGAGTAAATGCTAGAGTACATTGTACAAGTTATGCAGGTGCGTATACCTATAATGCAACCGATGGAGTTTCAAAAAGTTTTACAGCAGTTGACAGTGCGGGCGTACAGAACCAATCGGTTGTTACTGATTTTAGTTTTACTGATGTTAGCGATACAGTAACACTAACTGTAACTAGGACATTAAAACGATTTGCAGTAGTAGCAGGCGCTTGGGTTTGGCAAGAAGACCTAACAAGCAGCGTTTAGATAAATACTGTAACATAAAAAGGGTAGATATACATGGCTTATATAATTAACAAATATAATGGTTCACAACTAGTTACAGTTGAAGATGGAACAGTTGATAACACGACCGAATTAAAGTTAATTGGTAAAAACTTTGCTGGTTATGGCGAGCAACAAAACGAAAACTTTTTATTCTTACTAGAAAACTTCCAAGGAACTGCTGCACCTACAAAAGCAATTACAGGCCAACTATGGTATGATGCAACTGCTGAAAGATTAAAAGTATATGATGGAACTAATTTTAAAACAACAGCTGGTGCCGAAGTCAGTGATTTGCAGCCTGTAGGTTTTGCAGAAGGTGATCTATGGTGGAATTCTACAACCAATCAGTTATATGGTAAAAATTCAAACAATGAATGGAACTTAATTGGACCGCAGGCAACTGCTGCTCAAGTAACTGAAATGAAAACAATCAAACTTAAAGATAGTGCAAATGTTGATCGTAATGTAATTGCAGCATATGCAGATGATTTTATTGTTGGAATAATTAGCGAGGCAGAATTTACAGTAAATGCTACGCAACCTGAACTAAGTGATGAATGGTCATCGAGTGATTGGACTACTATCAAAGCAGGATATACACTAAGAGCAGTTGATGTTTCGGGTAAATCAAACACCGACTCAAGGGGTAATGTAAATTATTATTGGGGTACATCAAGCGCATCACTAAAACTTACTGACGGAACAAACACATACAGTCCAAGTGATTTTGTTCAGACTGGCTCGTTAAACTTTAGCAGCATTGCAAATTTTAGCGATGCTGGATTTACATTAGGCGATGGCACTGACTTAACAGTAAAAATTGGCGCAGACAATGAAACACCAAGAATGCAAATGCATAGAGACGAAATACGTATCTCAAACAATGCTGATTCTGATCGTTGGATAATTACAGATACAGCAATTTTTCCTGGAATTACAACTAGTACCATAGGCACATCATCTAACCCATTAGTTAATATGTATGCTACAACATTTACTGGAACAGCAACACAAGCAAATACACTAGAAGTATCAGGAAATTATCGAAGTGCGTCGACTAGTGCAAATAATAATACAATTGCAGCCAGAGATGCAAGCGGTAATTTAACTGCAAATATTTTTACTGGAACAGCAACACAGGCACGTTATGCTGATTTAGCAGAAAAGTATACAACAGCAGAAGAATTAATTCCTGGAACAGTAGTTTGTGTTTCTTCACACGAAGAGTATGAAGTAGAAGCAACTAGTATGGGTTGTATAGCAATAGGTGTTGTATCAACTGACCCTGCAATTATGATGAATAGTGAAGCCGAAGGACAATACATTGGTCTTAAAGGCCGTGTTCCGGTGCGTATTACTGGACCAGTTAAAAAAGGACAGGCAGTATATGTACACGATAATGGATGTGCAAATACTGCAATCAACGGTGGATCGTTAGTAGGTGTAGCATTAGAAACAAACAGCGACGAAGCCGAAAAATTAGTAGAGTGTATTTTAAAGGTATAAATATACACATAAAATAGGAGAATCGTATGGCTGTCGGAGATATTATCTCTGTTGCAAGGTACAATCAAATACAAGCAAGAGCAAGCAAAGTATTGGGTATCGGATCAACAACATTTGGATATGGACAAGCTGTTTCAAGTAGTAGCTTGCCTACAAATGTAAATAATAGCCCAACTGTGGTTAATTCTACTCATATGCAAACTCTTAAAACTGATTTAACAAAAGCATATGCACATCAAAATAATAGTCTTCCGGCGTTAACTGATATTGTTACAAGTGACGATATTACTGATAGTGTATACGCCGAATACGAATCAATTGCAGTTGACGTTGAAACCAATGCCTTAAGCTATAATATTAATCAAGTATCAACTGAATCTAAACTAGCAGTAAACCGCAGCACTGATTGGGGGCAGCCTGGAACTCCTGTCATTATACACGAATGGGAAGTAACTTTTAGTAATGCTGATCAGTTACGTGCATTTTTTAATAGTGGCGGCGAAGTAAGAACTCGCTCGTCAATATCTGATGGATCTGGTGCAAAATATTCAAACTGGAATAGCATCTGCACTACTGTAGGAGTTGTAAAGTTTAGTTATACAGATACAGTTGCTGGCTCTGGTACTGATTATAATATTGGTGCTTATGACTTGACACCAGGCGGAAACTATGTTAATATATGGTATTACGAACCAGGAGCAGGTGCATATGAAAATAATAATATCACCTATCAAGCAAAAATGAATAGTACATCAACTAAAATAACTTTTAAAGTATCGTACACTGACGGAGAACCATTAGATCCAGGCAATGGTGCTTCTGGCATTGACGAACCAGTAGGCGGCACATTTAGAAGTATTGTAGAACAACAACGTGCAACTTATTCAAACGCATTATCAAGCGACTATGTTGAAGTTGTATCTCCGGTTTATACAAATACACAAACACTAGGAGTATAGCATGGTAGCTGTCGGTGGATCAATTACAGCAGCAAACTACAATAGTATCAAAGACTCGGTTGATAATGTGTATGACACCTTGTACGGTCAGACAATACGTTGTGCTGATCAAGTAGACGATACTACTGTTGAAGATGATGAGCATGTTAATTTATTTTTAGATCTAACCAGTGCATACGTGCATCAAAATGATAGCTTGCCTGCACTTACACCTCCGGCAACTGGACAAACAATTGGCGCAGATACTTCTTTAGCACATGATCAATCTGATGGATCTCAAAGTGCAGTAGCAAACTCTGCACAAATGGGTTATAACGATTACGAAGCAGTAGCAACTAGCATTGAAGCATTTTCGTTTAGTGTTGATGCAGACCATCTAAGATTTCCTGATGCTAGTTTTGCTCTTGCTGCTAGTGCCGGCGCCGGAAGAACTTCAAATTGGGGTGTAGCTGCAAATAATGCTACACTGCATCACATTTTGACAATTAATTTTAGTACTGCAAATCGTATGCAAAAATGGATTGACAGCGGCGGACGCATTTATTTCAATCCTTCTCTCACAGGCGCATCTGGAGCTAAGTCGTTAGACTGGGCTGATCTACTATCGGCCTGTGGTACAATTAAAATAGATAAATGCAATACTAGTGCCGATTCAGGAACAGTATACAGAGGGTTAAAAGACCTTTCAACAACTGAATACAGAATACTGTTTCGTAAAACGGGCAGTGGAGTATACTCAGATAACCGTTATGATATACTTGGATATTTTACTGCTGACAAACTACGTTTAAAAATTCGCTTTGTTGATGGCGATACTGGTACAGGTGGCCAAGGTGTTGATCCAGGCGGCGATGACGATCCAATTGACGAAACAGTAAACGGTACACTTAATAGTTCTGTAACTACATATGATGCTGACAGTTCATTTACTTACAATAGTGCAACCTATACTGCGGTAGATAATACAGGTCCTGTAAATGGCACTAATATTACAAACATACACACACTCGAAGACGCAAATCCACAACCAGAATAATCGTTGACATTTGTTCATTTATCGTATATAATAAAACGATAATGGAGATTTGTAATGGACGAACGGCTACAAAAAGCACTTGAATTTAGTAATTATATGATTACTCTAGACAATCAGCGGCGCATATTAAAAGAAAAATATCAAGAAGATTTACTTTATTATTATAAAGGTGGAACTTTTACAGCTACGAAGGAGTTGATTACATTTTGTTATTCAATGAAAAATTCTGGTCAAGACGAAATTGTAATTACTGACAATAATAACATTCCAGTAAATGTAGAAATTGATAATTTTCAAGAAGGTATTAGTAACACATACTTTCAAGCAAGCAACAAGTACTTTGTCGAATACGACAAACTTATATCAAATAGATCAGTTGAAGGTATTATCGAAACATGAGCAAAGGTGCTCTTTTAATTGCATGTAATAACAATCAAGTCGATTATATAAAACAAGCAATATTTTGTGCAGAACGAATAAAAAACTACTTAGAAATACCTGTTACTCTAGTTACAAGTAACAGTGGATATCTTTATGAAAATTATAAAGATAAAGTATCTGTGTTTGATAACATCGTTGAAATTGACAATTCTAGTATAAACAATTATAAAACATTTCGAGACGGTGCTCATACAGAATATAAGTTACAATGGAAAAATGCTAGTCGAGATAAAGTTTACGATCTGTCTCCTTATGACGAAACTATCGTAATGGACACTGATTACATATTATGTAATGATACACTAAAACATTGCTTCGAACAACATAATGATCTTTTGTTGTACAAAGATGCAGTTGATTTATCGGGTTGGCGAGATACTGCTGAATTTAATCACATTTCTCCTAACGGTATTGATTTTTATTGGGCAACTATTATCTATTTTAAAAAATCTCCAAAAACTAAAATGTACTTTAATTTAGTTACACATATAAAAGATAATTGGGCACACTATCGTAATCTATATAGAATACAATCATTAACATTTAGAAATGACTTTGCATTTAGTATTGCAGCACATATACTCAACGGACATATGTCAGGAAACTTTATTGGACAAATGCCTGGTAAAAAGTATTATTCAACTGATAAAGATGTATGTTATGAAATTAAGGATAATACTATTAAGTTATTGATGCAAAAGAAAGATAGAGTAGATTATTTTCCGCTTTACATAAAGGATTGTAATGTTCATATCATGAATAAATTTAGTTTGAATAGGATGATTGATGAGTATTAATTTTACAATGTTTGCACAAAATAGCGAAGTTGATTACGTACAACAAGCTAGTGTTGCAGCTATGAGCATTAAACTAACAAATCCAAAAAGTAAAATTGCACTAATTACAAACGACAAGATTCCAGAAAAATACAAACAGTTATTTGATCATGTTGTTGACATTCCGTGGAAAGACGAAGCTGAAAGCAGTCAATGGAAAATTGAAAATAGATGGAAAATATATCATGCGACTCCATTTGATGAAACAGTAGTAATTGATACTGATATGCTGGTGTTATCTGATATTTCACATTGGCACGATTTAATGAAAAACAAAGATTTGTATTTTGTAAATAAGGTGTTGACATACCGTGGCGATATAGCTGATAATACATATTACAGAAAAGCATTTAGAAATCATCATTTGCCTAATATATATGTTGGGTGTCATTGGTTTAAAAAAAGCAATACTGCACATGAATTTTTTAAATTAGTTGAACTTATTATGCACAATTGGGAACTATTTTATGGGCAATATGCCGGCGGTAAGTATTTCCAAAAATGGCCAAGTATGGACGTCAGTTGTGCAATTGCTACAAAAATTTTAGGATGCGAACACAACGTTACACTAAACACAAGTTATCCTACGTTCACTCACATGAAATTACACAACCAAAATTGGGATAAATTATATGTCAACAACTGGCAACAACAGCTAGGTGTTTACTTAAATAACAAGTGTCAACTAACAATTGGAAATTACACACAAAAAGGTATTTTTCATTATACAGAAGATAATTTTTGTAATGAAAAAATTATAAAAACATACGAAACACAACTAGGAATATAATGCTACAATTATCAACAACACGATATGTATATTTCGATGAAGAAGGCTCAATTACTCAAATTGGCAACAGTTTCAAGGAGGGTAGTAATTATATCAAAGTTGACTATGACGAAGTTGCTAATTTAATTACTGGCAAAGAAGTTGTAAGTAATTATGTTGTAATATTTGATAATTTAACAAAAGCACATAAATTAATGCATCGATTTATCGAAGACGAACATCGGTTTGATATTAACGATCAAATATATCAAATTCCAAATATTTCCTTATCTCGTCCTGATATTACTATTACACAAGATATAAAAAATAGTTGTTGGCAAATAAAACTTGACGAAGCTATATCTGATAATTTACGCAAAGGTAAACTTGTATATAAAAGTCAGTTAGGATTTAGTATTACAAATAAAAATGATCCGCATGTACTGCATCAGTTTATTAGTGTTAACACAGCCGATTTAGCAAACGATGTTCTTAAATTTGAATTTTCAAGTGATTTAGAACTTGACGCAAATGCAATTAGCATTTATACTATAAAGAGATTCGAAGAATATTATCACGAGGTTTTACTATGAGCAAATTCCGTATTTTAGATTATGATATCATTTATCTAAGTTATGACGAGCCAAATGCAGAAAAAAATTATGCAGATTTGTGTAGTAAAGTTCCTTGGGCTAAACGTGTGCATGGAGTCGAAGGCTCAGACGCTGCACACAAGGCTTGTGCCGAACTAAGCGAAACTGATCGCTTTATTACTATTGATGGCGATAATATTGTTAATGCAGAGTTTCTTGGCAGAGAGTTTGATTTAGATTCACACGAAGATGCACATTGGAATAAGGCAATTAAGTTTGAAGACTGTGTAGTAAGTTGGAGTGCAAAAAACACTATCAACGGATTAATGTATGGCAATGGCGGTATTAAGTGTTGGCCTAAAGAAAAAGTGCTTAACATGCGCACACATGAAAATGCAGACCCAAATAATCCACATGCACAAGTTGACTTTTGTTGGGATATGGAATATATCCAGATTAATCAGTGCCACAGTGAAATTATGAATAATCATACACCACACCAAGCATGGCGTGCCGGATTTAGAGAAGGTGTTAAAATGGCACTTGATAGAGGCATGAAGCCTAGTGTAGATGCGTTTAAGAAAAATCATTGGAAAAACTTACACCGATTGTATGTCTGGCTAATGATTGGCGCAGATGCAGAAAACGGACGTTGGGCAATATACGGTGCTAGAGAAGGCTTATACAAAACAATGTGTACAGATTGGGACTTTGTAAATGTTCGTGACTTTGAATGGCTCAATCGGTATTGGGAATCGTTAGAAGTAACTGAAGAAAATCTAAATGAAACAATTGAAGAACTTGGAAGTATGTTAATTAACGAACTTGAAATTCCGATTGCCGAAGAATGTCTAAATGCACAGCAAAGTCATTTCTTTAAAACACTATATCAAAATCCGTCAAGGATACCACGCAAAGGTCGATAATGTCAAATCAAACAGATAGAGTAAAACACATTAATGATATTACTACTCGGCATTTTTCGCCGACTTTTTGTTTTGCAAAATGGTATCATACAACAATATATTTACAAACAGGTGAAACACATAGTTGTTATCATCCAGCACCACACAAGATCGATGTTGACGAACTGTTAACCAATCCAAGTGCGTTACACAACACCAAACATAAAAAACAAGAACGCAAAGAGATGTTAGAAGGCAAGCAATGTGTTGGTTGTAACTATTGCTGGAATATTGAAAATATGGGCGATGACTATATTAGTGATAGACACATTCGCAGTGGTAGTATCTATAACGAACAACGTTTGCAAGAAATTAAATTTAATCCTTGGGACTTTAATGTAAATCCTGAGTATATTGAAGTTTCGTTTGGTAATGAGTGTAACTTCCGGTGTAGTTATTGTCATCCAAAAGCAAGCAGTCGCTTTCACCAAGAAATTAGACAACACGGTCCTTACGATATGGCAAAGAATCATAGATGCGATGTTGACTGGTTTAAAGTATATGAAGAAGACAGCAATCCATATGTACGTGCATGGTGGAACTGGTGGCCTGAAGTTAGTAAAACACTAAACATTTTACGTGTTACAGGCGGTGAGCCTACGATGCAAAAAAGTACATATAGACTATTTGACGAACTTGAAAAAGAACCTAAGCCAAATCTTGAACTTAATGTAAACAGTAACTTTGGCGGCAAAGAACGTCAGCTGGCTAAGTTTACTGATAGTGTGAACAGTTTGCTTACACAAAATAAAATTAAATCATTTAAGTTGTTTACAAGTTTAGACACATGGAACGAACGTGCTGAGTATATTAGAGACGGACTTGATCTTAATGTGTTTGAACGCAACTTTGATTATTTTATGCAAAGCACAACAGCACCAGTAACATATATGATTACGTTTAGTTTGTTTAGTGTAACAACATTTGAAACATTGCTAGAAAAAATATTAGAACAAAGACGTAAGTATAATAATGTAGATAGTGGACGTTGGCAGCGTATACACTTTGATACTCCTTATCTAAAAGAGCCTTTGCAGCACGATATTAATATTTTGCCTAAAGAAACGTATTTGCCGTACATGGAAAGTCATTTACAATTTATTAAAGATAACACCAAAGAAGGCAGTAAAGAACATTTTAGCGAAATGGAATATGAAAAGTTTCGCCGAGTAGTTGACTACATGAAAAATACAACTTATGATGTAAACAAAGTACGTGAAGGTCGCAAAGATTTTTGGAACTTTTTCAAGGAACATGATCGCAGACGCAATCTCGATTTTGAAAAAACATTTCCGGAAATGGCAGACTTCTTTGCGCTATGCAAGGAAGCAAATGATACCTTCTAAAGATAATTCATATTGTTATTATCCTTTTAAACAACTTGCTATTAGTCATTGGAATAGCAAAGGTATTCAGTGTGTAAATCCTTGCTGCAATATGGCAAGTCCGTTGAACCCTGATCCGTTAAACACAGCAAAAGATATACACAATGATGTAGAGAAATTATTCGATCTACCGCAACTGCAAAATATTCGTACACAAATGCTAAATGGAGAATATCCAAAGGCTTGCAATGGTTGCTATGAAGCAGAAAAGCACGGAACTAGTCCTAGACTAATGTTAGATACAAATGTAAACAATGAACTAGAATGGCTAGATATACACTTAGGTAATAAGTGCAATCTTAGATGTAGAATGTGTCATCCGGCATTGAGCAATCAACTCAACAAAGATGCAGAAAAATTTAAACAAGATGGTTACAAATATTGGTGGGATAGTGTTCCTGATATTGCTCCGCATGATATTTCTGTGTTGTATCCTGTACTACACAAAATAACAAATATACGTGTCAGCGGTGGCGAGCCTTTGTTATCAAATGAATATTTAGAGTTGCTGGATTATTGTATAGAAAATAATCTAGCACATAATATTACTTTAGAACTACACACTAATGCTACAAAATTTAATAATGCTAATGTAGATAGATTAAGCAAGTTTAAACATGTAAATGTTACATTTAGTATTGACGGTGTACGTAAAATTTATGAATATGTGAGATACCCTTTTGCATTTCAAATATTAGAAAATAGCCTTAAGAATTTTTTTGACAAAGTAAAAAAATATACAGCACAAATTAATTATGTAGTATCTATATATAATGTGTTAGATATACGCAACACACAGTATTGGGCAAAACAATATCCAATTAACAATTTTATAATTACAAATGTTTTTCCTGCTAAACGTAATATTGATATATGTCATTTACCAATACCAATATTGCTTATGGCAAGAGAAATGATATTAGATACAGTTTATCAAACTGAAAATCTTGAAAACTACATAGTGCAATGCATGGAAGACAATAAGTACAATGACTACGATAAAGACAAATGGAAAGAAATTAAAGAAGAAGTAATGCAGTTTGATAAAAATAGAAATCAAAACTATCGAGATTATCTTAATTCTTATATTATTGATTGGTTGGACAAGATATGAAGGAAGAACATTTAGGAAATGGAACGTTTTGCATGTTTCCTTGGCTACACTTAAATGTAACACCCAAGGGAGATGTATATCCGTGTTGTAGTAGCGACTATGTTGAACCTTTTGCTAATGTAAAAGACACAACATTAGAACAAGCATTTAATACTGAACGGATGAAACAGTTGCGACTCGATATGTTAGCTGGTCGTAAAAACGAAGCATGTACATTTTGTTATAAACACGAAGAAAGTTCTCCTTACAGTTTTAGAAAATATAGTATTGAGAAATTTGCAGACAAGTACGAAGAATTAGTACCCTATACTAATCAAGACGGCAGCTTAGATAAATTTACAATGGCATATTACGATATACGCTTTAGTAACATTTGTAATTTTAAGTGTAGAACCTGTGGCAGTGAATTTAGTAGCAAGTGGGGACAAGAACACAAAGAACACGATGCGCCCCCTCCAGGATTTAAAGTTGTACAACATGCAGATAGTAGTGGCAAATTATTAGATCAAGTATTAGAACAGATACCTAATATTGAATTAGCATACTTTGCTGGCGGCGAGCCACTTATTACAGACGAACACTATACAATACTCAATGAAATGATTGCTAATGGTAGTTGTAAAGATATTACATTACGCTACAATACAAACATGAGTAACTTTAGATACAAAAAATACGACATACTTGACATGTGGAGTAATTTTAAAGAAATTGAAGTTAGTGCTAGTTTAGATCACTTTGGTCCAAAGGCCGAATATATTCGCAACGGTACTCATTGGTTTACAGTAGAAAATAATTTACGTACAATTAGAGATGTTGATTTTATCAACTACCAATTCAATTGCGTATTGAGTAATTTAAATTATGTTACACTTGGTGACTTTTTTAGATATATGATTGATAAAGACTTATTACGTAAGCACGATTACATTAGCATTTACCATTTGTTAAATCCTAGTTTTTACAGTGCGCAAAATCTTCCTTTAGAATTAAAAGAACAAGGCACACTTGGATTATTAAAAGTTATTAATGAAATTAAGGATGACTTTTGGTGTACACAGCATATACAAAATGCATTGAATTTTGCCAATAGCGATCATACCTGGGAACAAAACGGCAAAGAATTTATACATAATACTGTAAGAAGAGATAAAATACGAAATGAAAATTTTGTAGAAACATTTCCTGAACTGGCATCAATGATAAATGGATAAAGATAATTTACTAAAACGCAACAAAGCATTTTGTATTCTTCCGTGGATACATATGCACGCCTGGCCCGATGGCAGGGCAATGCCTTGCTGTATTGCGGATAGCGATCAGCCTTTTGGCAATGTTAAAGAAAATAGTATCAAAGAAGTTTGGAATAGTGACAAATACAAAGAACTACGTTTAGCAATGCTTAATGGTGAAAAACTAGATTGTTGCAGACGTTGCTACGAACTCGAAGATAGTACTTACATCTGGACACTGCGTAAAAATCATAATCAGTGGTTCGGCGATAAACATTTTGATCTAGTTGAAAAAACAAACGCAGATGGCAGCATTGATGAAATGCGTATGGCGTATATGGATATACGATTTAGTAACATATGTAATATGAAGTGTAGAACATGTGGACCTGAATTGAGTAGTCTACACGCACAAGAACATGGCGAGCTATATGGAAAACATGAAGTTGCTAACATACTTAAAAATAATGGCAGTAATATTGTTAATGTAGCAAAGCACAAAGACTTTTGGAACGAACTACAGCAATACTTGCCAGATGTTGAAGAAGTATATTGGGCAGGCGGCGAGCCGCTTATTACAGACGAACATTATAAAATATTAGATCATTGGATTGATATTGGTAAAACTGATGTGCGACTACGTTATACAACTAATTTTAGTAATCTAAGATTTAAACAAAAAAGCATTATTGATTATTGGAAAGAGTTTCCAGATATTCAAGTTAGTGCAAGTTTAGATGCAATGGGTGCAAGAGCTGAGTTTATGCGGTTTGGCACAGTATGGGATACTGTTGAACGTAATAGACAAGAAATGCTTGAACACTTGCCTAATATTCATTTTGAACTAACACCAACAATAAGTATGTACAATGCTTGGAACTGGCCCGACTTCCATATGGATTGGGTTGAACGTGGATTGGTTGATATTGAAAATTGTAGATTAAACATGTTAACTGATCCAGATTTTATGCGTTTAGATAATATTCCAAATGATTATAAGATTGAGTTACGTAGTAAATACATTGACTATAAAGCATGGGCATACGACAAAATTAAAGATCGCATAGCAAACAATCCAGCAGTAGTAAAAGATGTACTTGGTAAAATTGATAGTGTGATACAATTTATGAACACAGGCGAGTTAAACAAAGATAAATTAAAACAGTTCTTTGACAAAAATCATGGACTTGATCAGCATCGTAAAGAAGACTTTTGGAGTACGTTTCCTGAACTAGAGTGGTTAAGAAAATATGTCTAACTTAACAAAAATTACTCCAATGGCAGAACCATATGCTACAATAACGTGGCAAGTAAACAACTTCTGTAATTTTCAATGTACATACTGCAATCCAGGTAATTGGGCAGGATCAAATCGTAACAACAGTAATCTTGATACATATATGAAAAATGTACGTGGCATATTTCAGCAGTATCAAGACAAAGGATACAAATACTTTAAGATATTTTACAGCGGCGGCGAACCTACACACTGGGAAAACTTTATTCCTCTTACAGAATATTTAAAAGACGAATTAGGTGACAATCTTACAGTAGCAGTAAATACAAACTTATCACGTCCAGTAAGATATTGGGAAAAGCATTGTCACTTGTTTGACGATATTGTTGCTAGTTTTCATGTAGAATTTTGTAAGAAAGATCGTTATATTGAAAATGCACAATTTTTATGCAACAAAGTTGACTATCTATGCACAAAGATGTTGATGCACGAAGAGCGCTTTTGGGAAGTAGTTGAATTTGGCAAACGTGTAAAAGCCGAAGTGCCTAATTACAATTTAGAATGGACACCGTTGTTTGACGAAATGAGTGTTAATGCTGGTCCGTGGCAATACAAAGATCCTGATAAAGTAAAATTTTTAGAAGCTGCTCAGTTTGAAACTAAAATATCTATACCAAAGCCGTATAGACAAAACAAAGCAATTAGTAATAGCCATTATGATAACGGAACAATTGTGCCAACAAACAGCAACACTATTATTGCTGATAGACAGAACTTCTTTACAGGATGGAAATGCTCTGTTGACGATGCATTGTTTATCAATCCAAGAGGAGAAATGTCAAGTGCAAGTTGCGGCGTTGGCAACACTCATGGAAATATTTTAGATAAAGACTTGACATTTGACATGAAACCTGTTATATGTAGTAAACAACACTGTCATTGCGGCACAGATATTATTATACCAAAGGAACCAATTAATGCATAGTCATCTACTTGTAAACGGATGTAGTCATACCGCCGGTAGCGAAATCGAAGGCAGCGGAGTTGGTGAAGGCAATTATAATAGACAAAATTGTTATGCAGCACAAATTGCTAAAAAGTTAAATTGGGAATATACTAATATTGCCATGCCTGGCGGAAGTAACGATTATATCAAACGTACTACTATGCTTTGGATACTTGATAATCCAGAACGTGCTAAAAATACACATTTTTTTATTAACTGGACTGGTGCCGAACGCACTGAATATTTTTATGATAATTGGGACAATAACAGATATAATTTAAATAAATTTATTCCTTATACTCCAGATAAAAAAGTACTGCATTTGCATCCTCAGCATTATCCTGATTGGGCACCCAAGGCTTGGCGCAAAAATTTAGATATACTAGGTGATCATTTGTTTATTAATCCGGTGCAGTGGCAGATTAATCGATACATGAATATTATTGAGTTACAAAGTTTTTTAAAAGCAAATAATTTTAGTTATACTTTTAGAAATAGTCTTCAAGCATGTTCAAATACAAAAAGATACAAGTACTATGCTAGTAAAATTGATAAACAAAATTTCTTATACTGGGATGATGAAAGCTATAGCTTTTTTGAAAATTGTTTAGCACAAGGGCATAGTGTTGAAGGACAAATGTATTGGCATCATCGATTACCGGCTCATACATATTGGGCAGATGAACTTTGGGAATCGAGTTTTAAGTTGTATTCGTCAAACCATTTATAAGTGTGCTGCAATACTTCGTAGTTGTGCATTACTCGTGGTATTAATTTAACATACATTTTACGCAAATCTTTAATATCAAAGCTATTTACATACTTAATTGTATCGCATATAGAAACTAATCTGTCACTGGTGCATTTGATGTTGTCGTAGTCTTCGGGATAAAAATCATCAAATGTTTTAAAGCCCATAGTTTGCAAATATTTTAATGTACCTGGCGCAGCAACATGAATCATTGGTCGAAATGCCTTTATTGGATTCATTGTTTTTTCACTAATATTTGGCCATGGTTGTGTTACTCTTGTTTCATTAATAATAGCAACAAAACACCGCGAATATGTCCTGTTGGGATCTTGTGTTCGTCGTCTATTATATTGCCCAGGTGTATTATAATCAGGATCAGATTGTGTTATATCACAAGCCATTGGATTTTTTGTTTCAAAACTCAACGGAACTTGTGTTTGTAATATTTCATTACCTTCAATCAAATCACTTGCCATTTGCGGATGTCTTTTTTCAAATTTTTTCCAGTCAAACCACATATTTGCTATCATATCGTCATTGCTAACTTTATGATAAAAACTAACTTCGTTCGATTGGGTAATTCCTTCTTTTGCTAAAAATGCATTGATAAAATGTCTAGTAGGATCGTATCGCCATGCTGCACTAAAAAACTTCTTAATAACTTTCTTGTGTTGAATAATAGGATATACATCACCGGGTATCATTCCGGCTCGGTTATATTCTTCTTGCATATTAAATCGTTGGCTAAACCAACTTACAAATAAGTCTAGAGAACGTAGTGTAATATTTGGATAGATATCTTGATAGTACTCCCAACTTTTATGATCTGTACAATATACAACAAGATCTATATCGTGTTGTTTTGCCCATGCATTTAGCGTATCTAATTCATAACAACGAATTTGTGACATTTTTTCAGGTTCGTTATCTATTTTTAAAATATGAGGTTCAAGTCTGCCATGCTTGTTTGGAATATAGTGTGTTAACACTTCAAAAAAGAAAAAATGTATAGTTTGGGTTTTTAGAATTTGAGTATGCTTATCTGATATAAAAAGTTTATCTAAATTTGGAATATTATGTGTGCCATTGTAGATTATAGTAGGCTCGGTAAATTTTCCAATAAAACTTTCATTAGTTAAATCCATTAATCCTTCAATTTTACCAATCTGTGTTAATGGTGTTGTGTTACCATCATTTCGAATTAGTTCGGGCTTAGATTTATTTCGAGGTAAGAAATAAAGACAGTTAAACCAGTTATGCAAAATACTACTCCAATTTTCGTTAAGTACGTATATATTTAGTAGGAGATTTTAAAATGAACCTGTGTTTTAATAAAAACTATAATTTGTTAGTTGATAGACCTTTTGTAAATCAAACAGTAAATTTTTATTCTAGCGACGATCAAAAAACATTTAAATTTAATTGTAAAAAATTAAAAAACAAAGACTGGCAATATCACACAGAAACTATTGAATATAAGTTTAACAGTCTTGGTCATCGCACAAAAGAAATAGAAAGTCTTGATAAAGATTTTTTACTAACATTCGGTTGTAGTTATACTGAGGGCGTAGGGTTAAATGTAGAGGATATATGGGCAAGTATGCTTGCAACAAATTTAAAATTAGATTTGTATAATTGTGCTAAACAATCAACTAGCCCTGAAGCGCAGTATATAAATGCATTGTTATGGAAAAGAAATAATTTACCAAAGCCTAAGCTAGTAGTCTGTCAATGGCCACAAATTGGCAGGAAAATGTTTGGTTTTACAAAGCAAGATGATATTGAAATAGCAGACATGAGTGAAACTAAAACGCACGATGGAAGATGGTGGGAAAGACGCTATATTGTTGATAATGGTGAACGTGATAAATCTGTTATCCAGCAGATCGAAGGATTTAATTTAGTATGGGAAAGTTTGGGAGTACCAGTAATTAATTTTTCTTGGGAACCTATCGAGATTCCGCTGTTTACTAAGATACACGAAATCTCTCCAAATACTGGAAATCACGAAGCCCGAGACAGAGAACATGACGGGGTTAACTTTCATATCGAAACACAAAAGTATTTACAAACTTTATGTTTCTCTAATTAAATCTAATGTACAACAATGGAAACACCCGCCGAGTGTACGTGCATGACGTAGTGGTAGCATAGCACATTCAATACCATGTGCTTCTAGTGCTTTACGTGTAGGTTCTTGGTGTTCCTCAAGTGCTACTAAATTAGGATTGACACTAAACAGGTTTACATTCCATGTCCAAATACTACTATTGCACAATCCTGGATAATGTCCAGCGTCTACTGCGTCTGGTGCCCAGATAATATCCCAGTCTTTGAACGGTCCTGGGAGATCGTCCTTGCTTTTGATACGGCTCGGATTAGCAAGCAATAGCCCTTCACGTAAAAAAGCAATAGTGCTGTCAATGTGCATATAACTATACACATCTTCTAGCGTATGTACTTTGAAGTTTCCAGGTTCGTCAAAACTACTAGCAGGTTTATTCATCCAGTCTTGCAAGTATGTAGCACCTGCTTTGTTTCCACTATTACTAACCAAATACATAATATCATCGTTTGCACGAATAGCATTTGCTGCATCAAAACACGGAGCAGTTTCTGTTAGTGCTAGTTTGTCAGGATCGCCTACACACGACTCGTCATATAATCCAGTACGATCCGTACGATGTCCTACCTCAATCGGTGCAACTCCAGGCATCAAGTGTTTCCATTCTTCGGCTCTTGCTTCAAGTGCCATAGGCGCAGCTAATGCTCGTTTGCCGTGTACAAACACAGTGTCTCTTGGACAGTAGTTGTAATACTTTACATCCTCTGTACGCTGCGGCCTTACAACCTCAACACTTTCGCCTTCGAGAAACTTTACAAATGTTTCAAGATCTTCGTTGCTTTCGTCAACTACTTGTTGTGGATACAATCCAGGAACAACATCGCTTACATCTTTTCTATCAGCGTAGTTGATAACTCTTAGACTTTCGTCCATTTCGGGTATACGGCAGTAATCAGCAACGCCGACACAAACCTTCTTTAGTGGATCCCACTCATTGGTGCTATAAATACTCATACAGTATTTAAGGAATTATATGCGTAGATTATTTACTTTTGGTTGTAGCTTTACACATTATCTATGGCCCTGCTGGCCTGAAATTATACAAAAGCAACTGGAAAATCAAACCGAGGTGTATAATTATGGCATGGCTGGAATTGGTAATGTTGGTATAAGCTATCGTATCCTTGAAGCTAATATGATGCATAAATTTACACCCGAAGACAAAATTATTATAATGTGGACTAGTTGGAATCGCGAAGATCGATTAATGGGCGGCAATTATTTACAGCATGGAAATATGTTTAGTGGCAATGGCGGCAGTACATGGAGCAAGTTTATGCGAGAATTTAATAGCCCAAGCCACGATGCATTAAAAAATATTACTGCAATGCATTATGTAAACAAAACATACGGGGATATGATTATGTACCAAGCGTGTGGATTTGATCAGCATTATGAAGATGCAGTTGTCGGTTTACCACTACTTGACCATTTTAAAGATTTTACTATTGATATGCTATACAAAAATTTAGAAACAGGAGATCCTAGTTTTGAAGGGTTGCACAACGATCCACATCCAGATATCCTTGCACATCTACAAATTGTAAAAGAACAAATGCCTATTGAAATAGATAGAAAAACTGAACAGTATTGGATCGATATACAAAACACTTGTGTAAACGAATTACGCAAAGGTAGAAAAATTTATGAAGTACTAGATGAGTTAGGGTATCCGTTTAATCCAAGAGAGTTTATGCAATGATTCCGTTTCCAATAGATAACAATGGCACAGTTTGGTGGTTTGTGTGGAAACACGCCACAAGCGAGAAAATGTTTCAAGATTTAAAGCGTACTATGGCACATCCAAATTGCAAACAAGTTATTATTGCATCGTTTGAAGAATACGAAGCAGTTTATATTTTTGATAGTGCAAAAACATGGAAGAAGTTTTCTAAATATGCATCTTCGGTTGATGTTAAAGTACACTTAATATCTCCGGCATACAAAGGCAGTTTAAATAATCGTTATTATATTAATGATGCAAGACAAACACCCTTGATGCATTTCTTTGCAAATATCTGTATTAGTCGACTAATACAACACAAACTTCCTTTGGCCACACACGAAACAATTAATAAACTATTTGTATCAACAAACGGTAAAGGGCATCCACACAGGTGTATGTTTATTGACACTATGTACAAGTCTAAATTACAAGATTATGGACATGTATCTTGGAACGCATATGAAGTTAGCAAAGATTATAAATTTGAACATTTTCCAAATCCAAAAAAACAAAGGATGTTAGACTGGAAAACAACATTTAGCGGAGATATATTTGTTCCACCACCGCATTATAAAAGCAGTCTGTTAAGTATAGTATGCGAAAGCAATCTTGAATGTATATTTACTACCGAAAAAACATATACGCCAATCATACACAAACGTCCTTTTATTATATATGGTGTACCAAATTTTCATACTGCATTACGAGAACTTGGATTTCAATTGTTTGATGAAATTTTTGATTATAGTTTTGATACAATTGAAGATGATCAAGAACGTTGTGAAGCAATGTTTCAGCAAGTTGCAAAACACAAAGACAGTGATTATAACAATCTGTTAGAAAAATGCAAACCTGCAATTGAACATAACTTTAATTTAATTTGTAGTAAGTATCTAAAAACGCCTAACGTGTTTGATGAAGAATTATTGCATTTACTTTCAACAACACAAAATAGCCATTGGCACGAAAATTACAAAGAAAATGTTTTTACTGAAAAAGAACACTTTGATAATTGGCTCAAGGACAACAATTTAACATTTAAGGAAATATTATGAGATTATTTGCATTTGGTTGTAGTTTTACAAAGTATTGTTGGCCAACATGGGCTGATATAATGGCAGTTGATCTTGGGTGTGAATATTATAACTTAGGTATTGCTGGATTAGGTAATGTTGGAATTATGAGTCGAATGGTCGAAGCTGACTTAAAATGGAAATTTACACCCGAAGATAAAATAATTGTCTTATGGTCAGGGTTTGAGCGTGAAGATCGAATAAACACGTTTGGCGAATGGGACAACTTTGGTAGTATCTTTCATGCACAACGAGGAAAAAGAGACTGGCATGCAAAAAATTGGAACTTAGGAAACGACATTGTAAGAAATTCAACTGCAATTGCTGCTGCAAATAAAATGTACGGCGACAAAATACTTTGGCAGGCACATAGTTTTGATCCAATTAATGCTGAGCACGATTTAAAAGAAATTCCGTTAACTGACAACGAATATAATGTTGCTATGAATCTTGCAAAACTATATAATCCTTATCTAAAAGATATTACAACTTGTTTATGGGATGATTATAATCCAGCATTTGGAAATTTAAATGATATTCATCCTGACACACGAAAGCATTTTAAATTATTAATTGAGCATGTGTATAAACCGTTAGACATGAAAATGAAAAGATCAACCAAACAAACGTTTATGGATTTACAGCAAGAAATTACAGACAAATGTATACGTGAAAATATTAAAAATAATCAGCAAGTGCAAAATTGGATATATGACTTAATTAATACAAATGCAGACTACAACAGAATAGCCGATGTATTTAAACACTATTCTTTAAGCGATGATATACATTAGGATAGTCTTCCCAAGTCCACATCTTTGCAGGAGTAGCAATTGCATTAGGCAATTTATCTAATCCTAACTGTGCAGTTTCGGGTGTCATGTAGTAATGATATCCTATACTATTAATATCTTGATCCATCCAACTACAATTACGATGCCTACCATCGTATCCTAATTTTATAAGTGCATCTCTGTCTTCTTTGCTATCAAGCAGTATTACACCACCTCGCCCTAAACTTAAATGTTTTCTAAATTGAAAACTCAAGCACATATAGCTGCCTGATACATAACTGTTTGGTTTCCATAATACTGCTGCATCGTAAATATTGTTACCAAGATAATAATATTCAGACCATTTAGCATTAGTCCATTGAACATCGATGCCAAGTTTCTTTCCTGTCATTGGAATACTTAGATATGTGTGCTGCGGCACAGTTATACTTTTAGCATTTTTATAACGCAAACATAGTTCAACAGCATGAGTACAGCAATCAGTGCTTACAGCATAAGGTGCACCAAAGAATTCTGCTATTTGTTTTTCAAAGTTATCTACTATATCGAACATAATGTATTTAACCACCAGATCTAATAACTATATACTTAATGGATTGTAAATACTGTAAGGAGTTAGACATGAAAATATTATTAACAGGATCAAGTGGATTTATAGGACAACATTTGTTGCCACGACTACAAGCAATTGGAGAAGTACACGAATTAAAAACAGACTTAACACATCACACTGGTATTCAGCAAGAAGTAAAAGAAGTTAATCCAGATATTGTAGTTCATTTAGCAGCACGTACAGAAGTGCAAAAAAGTTTTTATGAACAAGTTAGTTTTAGTGAAGTAAACTATGTTGGTACAGTTAATCTTATTGAAGCATGTAGACAACTTAACACTTTACCGTATTTTGTGTTTGCAAGTACAATGGAAGTTTATGGCTGGCAACCTATTTCGGACGAAGTAGAACAAACCGGAACTTATAAAGACAGCGTTGCTTTTGACGAATATACTCAGCCAAATCCAAATGCTCCTTATGCTGTTGCTAAGTATGGATGTGAAAAGTACTTAGAGTATGCTGGCAGAGCATACGGTCTTCCGTGGGCAAGTTTTAGACAAACTAATAGTTACGGACGTAAAGACAACGACTTTTTTATTACAGAACAGATTATTGCACAGATGTTAAAAGGAGATACTTGTAATCTAGGCTATGCAGAGCCATATAGAAACTTTATTTACATCAGTGACTTGCTAGATGCGTGGATGGCTGTAATTGAAAATAGAGATGCATGTAAAGGCAACTTCTATACTATTGGACCAGACGACCCACGTAAGATTAAAGATTGTGCTCATTATATCCAACAGCAATTAGGGTGGAATGGAACTATCAACTGGGATACAAAAGATCCACGACATGGCGAAATTTGGTGGCTTAATAGTAATCACAACTTGCTTACAAGTAAGACTGGGTGGAAGCCTAAAGTGTCGTACGAAGAAGGTGTCGATAGGACAATTAGCCATTGGAAAACAATCATTACCTAACTGATCCACAAGGTCTTTTTAAGTTACCGCAAACCTTACAAAATGATTCTAACACAACAATAGTTGTGGATGATACTTCTGAAGGGTCTCTTTATACATATTTTGAAAAGATTCACAAATTAAAATACCGCAATAAAATAATATATAAATCAGCTAACTTGAACGGTGCAGAAATTTATCAGCAGTGGTGTAAACAAAATGATTGTATAGCTAAAATGCAAATAGTCTATAAAAATTCTCATTTCGAATCTATAAGGTCTTTTTATAAAAACAACGATATATATTTACATCGTGATTACAAAAGTAAATGGTTTTGCAATCTTAATAACAGACAGCACGAACATAGATGCGAGGCTTTAGCGTATCTCCATAATTTGAATCTAATTGATAAAGGAATTGTTAGTTTTAGAAGTTTAAAAAAAGACACACATACTAATTTTGTACAAAGGTGTAAAAATAGTCCTTTATCAAAAGAAAATCTGCAAGATACAGAAAAATTATTACCTTTGCATGTAGACCATGTAGAATCAACTAACCCAATAGATTATAGTAAACCTAATGACTTTAATCCAAAAATTTATTCAGCTTTGATTAATTTAACAAGTGAAACGTTTTATAATGAACCGGGATTATTTTTAAGTGAAAAAACATGGAAGCCTATACTTGCAGGACAGATGTTTATAATTATTGGACAAAAGTACACTTTGAAAAGATTAAGAGATATTGGCTTTGAAACATTTGGGAATATATTTGACGAGTCTTATGATACTATGGACAATGACAAAAGAATGTATGCAGCAATAGATCAATTGGATATATTATTAAAAAAGTACACACTAAAACAATTAAATAAACTTACTCGCAAAATACGTAAGCATAATTTTGAATTAGCTATGGATTTAGTACAAGATGTATAGTGATAAGAAACACAATAGATGTACTGATCCTTTTGGATTACCTTACCTAGCTTACGAAAATTGGAACGGCGACGGAGAATATTATTTTATACGTTATTTTCGCGAGCGTGATAAATTTGAGTATATAGAAGAATTACAAAGACCTAATGTATTTTTAATACTGCATGATTTACTAGAAGGATATGCATATAGACGCTTTCCAAAAATTGACAGATTTGTTTGTGAAAATAATTTGCAACACAAAGTTATATTTGCAACATCTTTATATAATGCAGAAAACGAATATGCAAAATGGACAGATAATCCAAACTTCAGAACTGTTTACTATCCTGAGTGGTATCATAGAGTGTATGATAATTTAATAGATTATAATTTGCATAAAATAAAATATGACAGAGCAAATTATTTTTGTTGTTTGAACAACCGTCCGCACCCGCATCGTTTACAAACTGTAACATATATGGATTATTTAGGATTATTGGACAGAGGCACTGTTACTTGTTTAGACAAGCAATACGAAACATATGAAGAAGTGCCTACTATGTATGATAGTATTGTAATGAGCTACAAAAACTTTACAGAAGAAACATTTGATATTATAAATGAACAAAAAGAAATTACCAAACACAAGTTGCCGTTGAATTTTGATACAGAAGATTTTTCAAGAGGCTCACGTCCACACGATTATAACAGATTAGTATATCAAGATAGTTTAATTAATGTAGTAACAGAAACACATTACGAACCCCATTGGAATGTTCATGAACATATTTTCCTTAGCGAAAAAACTTGGAAGCCTATTGTATGTAAACAAGCATTTATTATTATTGGACCAAAGCACACGCTTAAATATCTTAAAGAGTTAGGATTTAAAACATTTGATCATTTATGGGATGAAAGTTATGATGAAGCTGACCAAGAAAAAAGACTTTACAAAGCAGTAAATTCGTTGTATAATACTATTAGTAACTACAGTCTTGAAGAATTGCAACGGGCTACACTTGATATACGTAAGCATAATTACAAGCATTTTAAAAGCATCAAAGAAAGTATGATTAAAACATGTTAGTAGATTTAGATGATGTAGCATTTTGGATGGACGCAGTACGTAACAGTGAAAATCACTATGGCGTATTAGAAAGTTTCTGGAAAGGTCAACTAAAAAGTAAAGTATGGCTTGTAGAGCACCTGTATAATTCACACTGGCGTCAACAGAACATTGTAATTTTTGGTGGCTGGAACGGGGTATTATCTAGTTTATTATTTAATAGCAAACTACAAATAAATGACATACGTAGTATTGATATAGATTCAACTTGCGAAGAAGTTGCTAACATGATTTGCAAGAGACAAGAAATTGAAGGCAAATTTAATGCTGTCACTTGTGATATGTGTACATACGAATATGAATATGCACCAGACTTAGTAATTAATACTAGTACCGAACATATTACACAAGAGCAATATGATACTTGGTTAGATCGTGTGCCTGTAGGAACTGCTATTGCAATACAAAATAATAATTATGTTGATATACCAGACCATATACGTTGTTATAATACTCTCGAAGAGTTTGAAAAAACTTGCGGACTAAGTAAAGTATATACTAGAGACACATTAGAGCTTCCCTTGTATAATAGATTTTTGTTAATAGGACGTAAATGACAGATTTTGTAAATCTATTTAAACAGCAGCTTGCTGAACAAGCTACTCCGACGTTTTGTGCATTGCCTTGGATACACTTGGCAACAAGGCCCAACGGCGATATGCGATTGTGTTGTAGTGCTAATGCTAGTGGTGCTGGCACTGATCATACTGTTGGTATTGTAAAAACAGATGCAGGGCAGCATTTAAACTTTGCAAAAAGTTCTCCTATGGAAGCCTGGAATAGTGAGTATATGCGTGGTGTAAGACGCACTATGATGGATGGTAAAATACCTGCTAGTTGTACAAAGTGTTTTGAAGAAGAATCAAAGGGTGTTGTAAGTAAACGTGTATGGGAAACAGGAACATGGATGGAACGTGGACTTGATGTTCCTCAATTACTCAACGATACTAAAGAAGATGGTAGATACAAAAACGAATTACAATATTTAGACTTGCGTTTAGGACACACTTGCAATATTAAGTGTGTTATGTGTAGCCCGCATGATAGCAGCAAGTGGGTAAAAGATTGGAAAGTATTAGAACCTCAGCTTGAAGATCCTGAAGTAAAGCGTCAAATGCAATGGGACAAAGCAGAGTTTAATAATAAATGGCACGAAGAAGAAATATTCTGGCACGACTTGTATAAACAAATACCTAACTTACGTGAAGTGTATTTTGCTGGCGGCGAGCCATTAATGATTAAAGAGCACAAAAAGTTTATAGAAGAAATTATACGACAAGGATATAATACACGCATACGTTTACGCTACAACACCAACGGCATCTTAGTTGATGAAGAACTAATTGATCTATGGAAACACTTTGAACTTGTTAAAGTAGGAGTGAGTATGGATGCAGCTGGGCCACGCAACAATTATATACGGTTTCCTACAGATTGGAATACTGTTGAAACTAATTTACACATGCTAGACAATACACCTGATAATATACGTCCTAGCATTGCTACTGCAATACAAATATTTAATATCAAGCATCTTCCTGATTTTATACATTGGAAACTATCACAAAATTTCCGTAAAGTAAACACAGAAGAAATAAAAGGAATTAAAGCCGGAGGCGGCTTAATTAATATGCACTTGTTGTATATTCCAACATTTATGAGCATACAAATATTGCCCAAAGAAGATAAGCAACAAATACGAGAAACATTTTATAATTTTAAAGAGTACTTGTACGATCATTACACTAAAGATCCGGTGTTCTGGGAACAAAATCCTTATGGATGGCGCCGCTGGGAAGCTATACTTAATCACATGGATGCACAGGACAACAGTCACTTATTACCAGGGTTTAAAGAGTATGTAAACAAACTTGATACAATTAGGGGAGTAAACGCCAAGGATGTATTTCCTGAACTAAAACATTTGTTATGATAAGCAGTATAAAAAATCTAGACACAGACTTTACATTAGAATTAGAACTAGGCAATGTTTGCAACTTTAAGTGTAGCTATTGTTTCCCTGGTGCTAACGCCGGTGATAGATTGTGGCCAGATTCTGACAAGTTGTCATCAGCATTACTGAGATATTTACGATCTCATAATAGACGTATACGACTGTATCTAGTTGGCGGTGAAACTACTTTATGGAAAGACTTGCCAAAGTTTTGCAGAACACTTAAAGACGAGTTAGATATAATAATTACAGTAAGCACAAATGCAAGCAAAAGCATACGCTGGTGGAAAGAAAATTATAATATTTTTGATGCAGTTCATATTAGTTTACATCCTGAAGAAAGTAATGTTGAACATACAGTTGAAGTTGCAGATTTGTTATATAGAAAAGATATCGAAACAAACATAGATGTGTTAATGGATGCAAATAATTTTGAGAAGTCAAAGAAATTAGTTGAACGTTCAAAAGATAGTTTAAACAAATTTCCAGTTATTGCAAAAACTGTTATTATTGATGGCACACATCAGTATAATAAAGAACAACTAGAGTACTTGGAACAGCCTATAAAGCGTATACCTGACATGGAATGGTATAACCGTGTAAAGAAAAAAGCAACAACACAAGTTCTCGTTGATGGCGCAACTCTAGTTCATAATGGCAACTATTTTGTAAATAATAATCTTAATCAATTCGAAGGATGGATATGTCATTTAGGAGTTGATATTGCAAAAATAGATCATGCAGGATATGTAAGGGGAAATTGCGGACATGAGATTGGACAAAACATCTACAGAGATCACACATTTAAAATTGCGCCTGTAATCTGTGATCAAATGGTTTGTAACTGCACTGGCGAAATGTGTACTACGAAATGGAAAATAGATGAATTTTGAAACCTTGTATCCAGCAGAACAGCAACCTATGCAAATTGCATGGGAAAGTACATTAAAGTGTAACTTGGATTGCGGCTATTGTGGCGATGGGCATGATAATAGAACAGAGCATCCTTTAAAGTCTGAATGTTTAGATACTGTTGATTTTATATTTGAATACGTTAAGCGTAAAAATATAAAACAAGCAAGTTTAAACATTCAAGGTGGCGAAAGTTTATTTCATCCTAATATATTAGACATTCTAAAATACATCAAGAATAAAAAAGAACAACACCAGTTTTATATGGGTATAGCATTTATTACTAATGCTGTTGTTGGACGTAGGCAATGGGCTCGTGCTAGTGAATATGTTGATTTCTATACTATAAGCTATCATGCCGAAGCAACAACTAAACAAAAAAATTTAGTTAGACAAAATATATTGTATTGTAAAGAAAAAGATAAAAACTTTCATGTAAGTATTATGATGCATCCAAAGTTATGGGACGATTGCATCAATATGGTTGATTGGTGTAAACAACACAATATAAAATACAATTGTAGGCAAATTGACCATCATTGGTTAGACATGCGGTGGAATTATAATGCAGAACAGAGTGAATATCTAATTGGCAGAAAGATAACAAACAAAGATAAACTTGCACACTTACTAGTAAAAGGGTTAAACATGAGTGCAACTGGGCGTAGCTGTTGTAGCAAACGTGATTTGTGTGCAGGCAGTTGTACTACTAATTTTGTCCAAAATAAATTTAAAGGATGGACTTGTAGTGTTGCTGACAACTTTCTTTATATAAGACAAACAACTGGCGAAGTGTTTACCAACAAAGATTGCAGAATGAACTACGAAGGCAATATTGGCCCAATAGGATATCTAAATGATGTAGACAGTATATACAACAGTATGCACAGTGATGGAATAGTCTGCAAAAAAAGTAGTTGCTGGTGCGGTATATGTGCGCCTAAAGCAAAAACTCGAGAACGGTTTAATGCCATGATGGCAGATCTAAATTCTCAAAATCAGTAAGTTGTAGATCTTTAACTAATCCTGTTTCTGCTCTCCAAGACTGTATTCCTTCAGCAGCACGTTGATCAAATATTATAGTAGCATCGCCTAGCTCTTGTTGTAATAGTGCAATCAGTTTATTTTCTTGCTGTACTCTATACTGTAAACTGTACATCATAGCAGTGCCCTCGTAACAGAATATGTTACTCATGTCAATTACTGTACCTTGCGGATCGTGTTTTGACAACCATTTAACAAAACTTTCTGGATCGTTTATAGGATCGCAATGAAAGCCTCCGCCAACACTATCTAATGCTGTTTGATTATAATCGTAATACTTTACAAGTGCTGTTGGACTACGTAATTTAGCAGCATGTTTATTAGCAGGTGTTACTAATTCGTATACAGGTGTGTTATATGGACGTGGATAACTATTAGCCTTGCCCGTTGCAGTATCGTGTACATGTGTGGTTAAACAATAATTGTATTTCTGGTATACATAACTAGTTGTTTCGCCTTTTGTATATAGATAAAATTTATTTTCACGTACTTCAGCACTATAAGTTTCAATATGTTTGTGTTTGTTAAGAAACGCACTAACAAGATTCCATCCTGGCAGTTTGTGTTTATATTTTCCTTCAATCTTTCCAGGTGAGACCCAAGTTGGTAGATAGTCATCGTGTACATTATTGTACGAACGCATCGGATTTTTTTGTACATGACTTGAGAACGGTTCTTCGTTACCAAACTTTGGAGAACCTAAGTCGATATAAGTTGTTAAGTTAATACTAAAACATTGCGGATGAATTCCGTAATACGCATCGCCACCATCAAGCATGTGTGCAATTAATTCATATTGCTTAGGATGATTTTCAAAAAATGCATTGCCATTTATAAATTCTGTGCCTGCACTTATCACAATAGCATAATCGTATATAGCACTTACACGTTGCAATAGTTTATCTATGCTTGTATCTTCAAAAACATCATAACCTATTCCAGTAAGATTGCTTATAGTGTAATCTGCACGATTGATTACAATTTGCTTGTCTACTGAATAGTTTTTAACATCGTTTACAATACATACGCATGTTTTTGATGCACTAAACTTGGCTTTGTATTTTTGCATGTTGTTTCTCGTAGCTATTAACAATAAGTTCGCAGAATTCTTTTCTTTTATTTCCAAGGTAGCAATGTGCTATCAAATGAATTCTATCCTTGCTGCTATTGTTTATTACACTATGGTCATTAAAAATATTAACCATAAATGCACTATGTGATTTAAATGGAACACACCCGTTATCTTTTATAGTCATATGACAATCGTTAGGATGATCAATAGCAATGTTAACCGGCAGTGGATAATCAAATAAATTATCAATGTTTATCATCGGACTGTAATCGTTATGAGGAGAAATCCATCCACCTGCTGCTAGTTTCATAAAACGTATTCTAGCATATCTTTCTGCAGGAAACGTATTATTAAAAAAAGATTGTATGTTTTTAGTTTTGTTTCCTAGTTCTGTCCATTGATAGTCTGGCTCTGATTCATAACCGTAAGTTTGCCAAACATTTGTTTTATCAGTATCGATGCCATGTAACGCACAACTACTCCAACCATAATGAGAGCCTTCTCCTGAAAAAATATCTCTATGTGCAACATAATAGTCATCTGCATATGCACTTTCAGACAACCAATCTGGCATAGTAAAGTCAAACTCAACCCAATGATAGCCGTGTCCTGAGAATATCCATTTTACTTTGTCTTCTAAACTATAATCCGGCAAAGGCTTTGGGGTAATTTTAACGTCTTTGTAAGCGTTATAAAATTCTATCTGATCCATATAGTATTTATATCATTAACTGCGCATATAAATAGAAAGTGTTTAGTATTAATCAATTACAAAGTATTCATGTTGAAATAAGCAATCGATGTCAAGCAAAATGTCCTATGTGTAGTAGGAATCATCATGGTGGAATATCAAATCCGTTGCTTAAAGAATCAGACTGGACTATACAGCAATTTAAAAACATATTTACACCTGCAATAAAACGACAAATTAAAAAAATTACGTTCTGTGGCAATTTTGGTGATCCGTTACTAAACTTTCATTTTGTAAAAATGTTAGACTACATAAAGGATGATAATATCTATGTAGATATACACACAAACGGTAGTTTACGATCTACACAATTTTGGAAAGATTTACCAAAGCATTTACCATTTGAACACAAGGTTGTGTTTGCTATAGATGGATTAGCCGACACTCATAGTAGATATCGTGTTGGTACTGATTATAAAAAAATTATGAATAATGCAAGAGCATTTATTAATGCTGGCGGCACAGCAGAATGGAGTATGATACGTTTTGCACATAATGCACATCAAGTTGATGCTGCAAAAGAAGTTAGCAAGTATTATAAATTTAAATACTTTACTGTAAAAGACAGCAGCAGATTTGCATTGGAAAATACGTTTGATGTTTTAAATAGTTACGGACATATAGTCGATACTTTAGAACCACATATTCCAGAACAGAGTATTGATGTAGAACAAATACCTACTTTAGTAGATCAAAGCATTATAGATTGTTGGGCAAAAAAACAATTTGAAGTTTACATTGATGCACACTTAACACTTATGCCCTGCTGTTTTTTAGCAAGTATACCTTATAATTGGTATAATCGTAAAGACAAATTATACAATGCTAAAAAAACTGTGGAAGAACAATACAAAAATTTAATAGATGAATTAGGAGATACTAGTCTACATAAAAATAGTATCGAGGATGTAATTTCAAAAACAAGCTATCAAACAGTTTGGACAAAATATTGGACTACGCAAAAATTATACACCTGTGCAAGGACTTGCGGCAATATAGTTAAAACCCCTCAGCAGCAATTTTCTTAAACATAGCTAGTGTTTTTGCTTTAGGCACACACATACCACATCCGCATCGTTGTTTTGGACATGTAATAATTGCGTCTTTGTTTTCGTAAGCATATGCAAGTATACCTTCAGGATTAGATAATCTTCCAATCGGTCCAACACGTTCAGTAAATGTCGCTTGGCACGTTTGGTGATGATATACTTTACCGGTGTGTTCATCAATGTGCAAGAAATAGTTGTTTACATCGCAATACCAACCGTTAAAGTTTGTATTTACTGCTTCTATTTTGTTCCAACATCCATTACAACTGCCCTGTATACTTCTAGCGCCACAACATCCTCTTGGTAGTTCATACCCTCCGGCAACTTTTTCTGCCAAATCTAAAGGTAATCCTTTTTCTTTAAGATACCATTGTTGTTGCTCAGTTGTGTATGCATGACTTGTTCTGCGTTGGCTACCGTCAGTGTCAGTAAACCAATCAGTAAAACCAACATTGCCATCGCCTATCATTGTGGGTTTGCTATCAATGCCAGCTGCTACAAGTCTTTCGTGTGCATCAATACATTCATTCCAGTGATCTGTATGCATCATTACATTTGCAGTAACCCACATGCCTGCTTCTTTAATTAATTGTGCATTTTTTAACATACGTTCTTTACTAAAATACGGACCTTCGGCGTGATAGCTTAGTGTAACGCCTACAAAGTTCTTTTTAATGAAGTCAATATGCTTTTCGTGGAATGTACCGTTGGTTGTCATACCAACTTGAAAGTCTGTTTCCTTGTTTATTTTTTCAACAAGATCCCAAAATTCAGGATTAACAGTTGGCTCACCGCCAGTAAAGCCAATATTTGCATTTGGCTGATTGTATAACATTGTATAATCTTGAATAAATTTTAGTGTATGTTCTAAATTATGTTTTGGAGTAGGTGGACTTACTGTGTCGTGTCTTGTGCTTTCGCAATACGTACAATCAAAGTTACAACGTCTTCCAATATCCCATGTTATCATCATAGGTTCTGGATTAGTTAATTTTATTGCGTTTACTTCCATTTCGTTATATTTACATCCGCTGCACAAGTACACCAATCTCTTGAACAAATTACTGCTACTTCGGGTCTTTCAAATGTATCTTTGTATATATTACCTAAACTACCGCCTACTCTACACGTAGCACGATGTACATCTCCGTCCCAATTAATCATTAAACTTTCAATTCCTGCTTTACATTGCCATCCTTTAAACATATTTAATTTGTTTTTAAGTAAGTCATTTGTATGTACTAAATCTTTACTATCAACAAGTGTGTTTGCTTTTGCTGTAGTTTGCACACTTTTAATCCACTCAAGGTCTTCTAGGTTATAGCGCATATCGTCAAACCAGTCATGTCGTTCTGTCCAGCGTATACGTCTGAGACTAAATGGAATATTGTGTTCGATTAAAATTCTAGTTGCAAGTTTCACTTCATCCATGTAATCGTGGTGTGCCATAACCATAACATGGTAGTCTTTTGGGTGTTTACCACCACCTAATGTTCCTGCTAGAATTCTAATTGTTTCAACACGGTCATACCATTGCTTATCCTCAAAGTGTAAACTAAGTACAAGATAATTAACATCTAAATCTTGATAATATTCTGGCTTTCTTGTAATGTTTGTAGTTACACTCAACCAGTTTATTTTAGGTCTAGCATAATTTACTAGTTCTTCAAACTGTGGGTGTACACACGGCTCGCCACCTGTGAAACTTATACGTACATTTTCAATTTCTGCAAGTGTATCAACCGTTTTATACAGTGTTGATAAGTCTTTGTGACTGCTAAAATTGTCGTGTATTTCCGCAGGACAATATGTGCAATCTAAATTGCAACGCTTGCCTAAGTTCCACTCAACTTTAACACTATCTCTATAGTGCGGCCATCTATTTTCTACGCTAAACATACTTTTTCAAAAGGTCCTTGGCTGCGACTATTGTCTAGTCTGCGATTAAATGCAAGTGTATCATTCCATTTATCGCTTAAATCTTGTGCCTTTAAAAAATTAATGTTGTCTTGGATTTGTTGTATTGTCATTGGTAATAATTGCGGATGCATAGACATGCATGACCAGTGTTCTACTATTGTTAGTAATTCTTCTAATTGTTGAATTACTTTATATTTATATTCTGTTGGCATGCATTGCGCACTTAGTACATTTGGATAGTTTACTCTATGCGAATAAAATACAATACCCATATTATTTAAGAAATAGTCAATAATTTTTGGTAATTGCATAACATTACCTACTTGTACTGTACATGCACCTACAACATAATCTACATTTTTAAAACTTTGGAATACTTTTACATTTTCTTCTACTTCAGCAAAGTTGCCATTTCCTCTAATATAACTATAAACATCATGTAACCCATCAATGCTTACGTTTACACTAACTTTTTTAAACTTAGGCCAATAGTCGTGTATTGTCCTACCGCCCTTTATACCCGTCACTGTGCCGTTTGTAGCGTACTTTATTTCTATGTTGTCTCCGTATGGTGCTAACATATCTAATATTCGGTAATGAGTAGGATCCATCAACGGTTCACCACCTGCAAATTCAACTCTACGAAAGTAAGGTAGCAGTTTTTCTAAGTTTGACCAAAAGTTTTGGTCTTTTTCAAAGATGCCTATATAAGGGGCTTTGGTAAGTCCTAGTCCTCTTACAGCATCTACTAGATAGTTGCCTTCTTCTTTGTAAAACTCTTCAACTTCTTCCCAATCTTTCCATTGTGTACTATCTAAAGGATTGCACATGCGACATTTAAGATTACATAAGTTATTAATTTTAATTTCTATAGTTGGCAACTCAAAAGGCATTGTAAAATCGTCATTAAGAGTGTCCAACGCATTTGGATATAGATTTATTCTACTTTCAGGAAAGCTATCACGTATATGACGTTGACGTAAACTTTCAACGCCTTGTGCTTCTAAGTCAAAACACGGTACACATTCAGCAGGCATTTCGTTGTTTAGTACCTGCTGACGTACTCTACGCATGTTTTCATTGTTCCATGCACTTTCTAAGCTCTCATTTTGTATCCATCCAATAGGTTGGCTACGGCAACACACTTTAATTGCACCATCTTCTCTAGTTGCTAGTCCTGTAAACGGGTGCATACAAAATGTTTTACTTGATTGCATTTTGTATACCCCATTCACGTTCTTTACACCAAAAACATTTGCCACAAACTGGAACTTTCTCATATGGTGTGTATGTAGTATAGTCAATGCCTTCAAACTCGCCTTCGCAACTGCGTGTAATTTCTAAAAGTTCGCCTATGTTGTTATCTACATATTGTTTTATAATCCAGTCTTTGCGAACATTGGTAAAAGGATGACATATAGATGCACCCATGTGTTTCATTTCAATTGGTAAACGTGCAGTTTCTCTATCATCAAGTTTGCCATCAAATTTTTCAGTTGGATTTAGTGTAACACCAGCATACCATGCATCAAGTTTATACAAATGACCAATGTATTCGTTGTGTGAACGCAGTATAACACGATTGCCGGACTTCATTGATCCGTATTCATCTTTAATTAAGTACTCGGTTGGCTCTTCCATCTCTGGAGGTATAAATCCTTCAATGTGTTCTATACGATTATTAAATTTTTCTCGAAACCAACCAACAACATCCTTAGCAATCCATCGTTGCCACGGTCTAGTTTTCCACATACGTACTTGTGTTGTAAAATATATATCAGCATTTGTATTACTCAAGACAAGATATGCTAGTAGAGCGCTATCAGCACCGCCACTTAGACTAATACCTATTCTTTTCCATTCTTGTTCTAAAGGAATGTAAACATTATCGATCTTCATGCTGTATTATAACACATTTTAGTAATGTGTCAAGTGTCCTATGCCAATACGCTCTTTGAACTCTTTTGTAAATTTACAATCAATACGTAACCCGTATTCTTGTTCCATACTAAATTCTCCACCATGCCAATCTTGATCATTAAAAAAACATGCATGACTGTTTATGTAGTGTTTGCGTTTATGTTCTGGATCCCACACATAGAATCCACGTTTTGTATTAGGACGAATATGTATAAATTCGATATTATGATCTGTGTAATCTTGTGTATCAGCATCGAGATCTCTATGTTCAAAAGGCTTACTACTTCCAGAACTTACAAAAAATATTACCCGGCCTGTGTATTCAACTATACCGTCGTCTTTTAATTTATTAACCCATTGCATTACATTAGGAAAGTATGCCGACTCTGGAGTTGCATCTCTTTCTTCGTTTGCACGGTCTTTCATATTTGTGCCTTCTTCTTTTAGTACATAATAAATGTAAGGATCGTATGCACCTAATGTGGTTGTTAGATAACGCACAAATATATTACGTTGTTTATAATCATTAAAGTCTTTAGGAAATATTTTATCACCTTCGATGCGTATTGGATCATTAGCTTCTAATTGCTGGTATTCTTCAAATGCTTGATATACAGGCTTCCAGTTTGCAATATAGCTCATATCGTCAAAGTTAAATCCTGGCTTCATCCAAGTACCTTCTTTGGCAAACTCACGTGCTTGTGCCATTCCGCTTGCAATCTCGGCGTGTAGATTTTGAAATCCAGTAATATCTAAAAATGGATCTAAATTAATATACGGTAAGTTTTCGAATCCTCTTATCATACAATTACTTATCTAGTAAATACAGTATGATTACTAACACTGAATTCACAACAACTCCTGCTAAACTTTCAGAAGCTCTTATGATGTGTCAATCCATGACTGGCAAAAGTGTACTTAACAAGCCGACCAACGATTTCTTTTATGACACTTGGGAAATACTACCAGAGTATAAAGGTACAGTATTTGACGAATTACTTGCACCGTTAGAGAATATCGGCGAAGCAAGGATTATAAAACAAGAGTCGGGAACATGTTATTTTGCACACACTGATGTTGATAATCGTTATCATTTAAACATCAGCGGCGATTGTGCTTCATTAATTGATTTAGATGCAAACAAAATGTATCCTCTTAAAGCTGATGGCAAATACTATTCAATGTATGCTGGCAAAAGTCATAGTGCTGCTAACTTTGGACAGTATCCTCGATACCAATTAGTAGTTAGGCAGTTATTAACACGATCTCTATGGGTGTATAAAGATATCTCAATATACCCTGGAGGTGAAAATCCTCGTTATATGTTTGATAAATTTATTAGTCCAATACTAAATCAAATGGATTATCGTAACGTGATGAATAACTTTGAAGTATTAGAAACAGGTGTACGACTTACAACAAATCAACACTGGGCAAAATCAATTAAAGACATTTTGCCTATTGGATTTAAGATAGTCGAGCACTAATTGTTTTTCTTCTTTGGAACTATTATTTCCGTATTTGTCTAAGTTACAATCCCACCCAATTGCTAAATGTGCCCACATATAATCAGGAAATAATGTTTTCCAATTTGAACTTTTCATGAACGTATTGTTCTTATATTTTTTATATACTAGGTCTTCGTGATTATTTTTTATGCCTAAGTTACGCATATCTTTCCAAAACTTGCCATTTCCTTTTTTACAAAGTGTATAATGGGCAAGAATAAAAAATGCTGCATCATCAAAACATTGTGGAATAATATTGTCAAATAACTTATCATTTTGAAAATTTATTGTATCTACAGCTCTATAAATTGTAGCAAGTGTTAAATACAATGCATTAGCTTCCATAGGTTCAATAAATCCTGCTGCTAATCCTATTGCAAAAACATTACCTGATCTAGGATTTTTCATTCTGGCAGGTGTCCACTTTAAAACTCTTGGTTCTAGTAAATTGTCTTTCTCGTTTTGTAGTAAATAATTCTTTACTTCTTCGTCTGTAAAATATTCATCACTAAATGTAATTCCTGTTCCAGTCCTATGTTGTAATGCAATTTTGAATTGCCATCCAAACTCGTTGCGTATTGTTCTTGTAAAAACTTTTTCATTTTTGTTTTTAATAGGCATAACTATAGTGGTATTAGGTTTATTGTCTTTATACAAAGCAAGTTCGTCCGAAACACTGTTTATCAATAGTCTTGAAAATCCTGTGCAATCTAGCCAGTAATCGCTTTCTATTTCTGCACCATCTACTGTAACACTTTTAATACCATTGCTGCTACATGTAACGTTTGAAACTTTACCTTCGATAAAGTTTATACCTAAGGGCACAGATATATTATTAATTACCCAGTTTGCCATTTCGTTAGCATCTATATGATGCGATAATACATATGACTGTTTTGTTGATTTTGGTATTTGATTTTGCAAAACTGAGTCATACAACTCATAGTAAGTTTCTTGGAAACTATTTACATCTTTATCTTTATATAAATCAATACAAACATCTAAGTAGTTAGGTTTTCTACAATCTAAATATGTATTTAAATCGTAACTATACAACTTGTCTATTGGTTTATTAAGTGTAAACCCAAAGTGCTGATCTTCGTCGGCCCAATTCTCAAAACAGTTTGTTAATTTTGTTGTACAATTTACATTTTTTATCCATTTTGATTGATCAACGCCAAACTGTTCTAAAAACGCCCATATATGTGGAGTAACACTTTCGCCGACACCAATTGTTGGAATATTTTTGCTATAAATTTGTACAACTTCTGCATCAGGAAAATTTTTCTTAGCCCAAGCACCAGCAAACGCACCTGCTGTTCCTGCACCTACTACTGTAATTTTCATATTGTTTGCGTCCTATCAATTTTACGCAGGTTATTATCTACTTTGATTTCTTTAACTTGTTTCATTACAGCAGAATGAGACAATTGATCTAAAACGTTTTGTTCGTCAATTGTGCCTGTGTAGTAAATTATACATTTGTCATTAACATTCCGACAAAGTGCAAGATCGGCACCTGCCTTTACAGTTATCATTTCCACTTGTTCTGGGTATACTCTAACTCCACACTCGCCTAACTTGAACATATTTAGTTTACGTCCTACAAGTTTATATCCATCGTCTGTTTCTTCAACTAAATCTCCGCTTTGCCACCAATCGCCTTGTATTTTCCAACGTGCATGTATTTCGTTATCAACAATTTTAACATCAACATTAGGATTACCTTCTAGTGTATATGTGTTTGGTATTTCGCTCATTAGCACGTTTGGCGGAACTTCGGTTGCACCATAAACATTGTAAACTTTTTGTGCACCTTTGTTGCGTAAATCCTCTAAGCACCCAACAGCAGTGTAGTCACTGCCTATAATACACTGCTCATAGCTACTTAGGTCCAAGTCATTCCAACGTCGATGCTTGTGTAATACTCTCCACATATTAGGAAGTATCAAACCGTGTGTAGGACGTATCTCATGCACCCTGTCTACAAACCTTGGACCAACTTCGGTTTCTATGTAAAGCTCACTGTTAGCTAATAAACAAGGATACAAACTCATTACGGTAAATGCAATACCTCTTGTGCTGTAAAGACTGAGCATCTTACTAGATTCTTTTAAACCAAACCACTCTGCATTAAATTCGCTAATGTGTCTTGTGACTTCCTTACTATGTGTGACGCTACGTGGATATCCTGTAGTGCCGCTAGTGTTTACAGTAACTTCCCATTCTTCAATTTTGTCAATTACATGAGAACGCATTATATCATTGTCGCTTTCAGTATACAGAATACCGTCAATAAAAATTTTATACATTACATATCCTCCGCTAAAAATTCAGCTTCTTTCCAAAGATTGTTTTTCCAATTTTGTAAATAAAATTCTGTATTTAATTTCCAAAAATCTTGAAAGTTGTTTCTATAATCTAATTCAATGGGATCTTCTAAATATCCTAGTTTGTTCATAATAGTTGCCCAAGTCCTATGAACTTTAATTTGTGCACCTGCTTCATTGTCGTTAGTGCTTATATATAATGGCTTATCAGAACCACAATATTTAATACAAATTGGTAGTAAAAATTGACTAGTATAATGATTCATAGGAGCACGCCTATAATTTTGCACTAACAATGCTTTAGGACCATCTATTAAATGGCTCAACATACATGTTCGTACGCCAATGCGATAAGCATTATCACCTAATATGTTTAGTTCTTCAAGACTATGTAAACATACACTTCCTACTACATCCTTATTCCAATATAGAAGATATGTTTTATAATCATTTAAATGTTTCATATTATCATGTAACACTTTTTGATTACAGTTGTTGTAGTACCCTCTTTCTTTGGCATTGTTATAAAAACTTGTTAAGTCGAGATCTTCTGAAAACTCCTTAATACTAAACATATATTTCTTTAGCCCTTTCAATAAAGCTATCTGGGTAGTTTGATTTAAAACTTTCTAAGCAAATTTGTGCATACGTACTCCAAGGTGCGCTATCTGTTACTTTTATATTCTTAGCATCTAAATATTTTAGTAGTTTGTCTTTTCGGTCATTGCTTATATGATCTAAAACTTCAGTAATTGCTACATGTTCTTCGTTGTCGTTATAGCAGAAAAAATGATTAATATTTTTTAGTTTACCGTCTACAACAAAAAAGCTACTTGGATGTAAGCTATATTTCCATATACCTGCACGTCTGTAATTTTTTAAGATACTAATTATTTGATCCTGCCAACCAGGCAAAATGTTATTATAGTTTTCTTGATTACAGTTTGCTAGTTGCCAAAAGTCATCTCCTTCGATATTAAAAATAATCTCTCTAGTATCCATGTCAATGTGCTGTATTTCTAAAACATGTTCAGGAAAAGATTTAAGCATTTGTTTGGTAAATTTTATTTCTCTTTGCCATCTTGTCTCGAGTGCATCTTCAGATAAACATTTGTTCATATGATACATTTGATCATACTTATAGTGTACACTAAAAAGTTTGTTTTGTCTATCTATTTTACTAGTGTATACTAAATTATTTCTACACAAGCCAACACCTGGCACATGATTATAATAGTATTCAAACATTAACTATACAACGGAATAAATTTTGTCTCGCCATTTACTGTTGCCTGTAACCAGCTATCTGGTGTGCTTGTATTACTTGGTGTTACACCTGTTTCGCCTGATACTTTAAATTCATTAAGTGTAGTAGCTAGTTTACCTTCGCTGTCGAGGATCATATAATTTACACTATAATCTTGTGCTTGTGTTTGAAAAACAAGTTCGCCTGGTGCCCCACGCTGATCTCCAGCATTTACATCAAAAGTTGCTCCATCAGGAATTCTGCCATATATGTTTGCAACAAGAGCAAATTTCTCACCTCCCTCCATGTTATCCATTGTACTATCTTCGTAGTCTTCGTTAACATCAATTGCTGCTGCCCAGCCAATTGAAGGTAGTTTATGTCCAGCTTCAACGGATTCAGGCGCAAGCCATGTTCCGCCTACTGCTTCGAGACGTACTCCTTGCTGAATCCAATCCGGAATGTTTGGACTAACATTTCTAAAAAACTTACCACTCAAGCAAGGATTACTATATATTGATTCAACTACAACTGATATACCATCAGATTTAATTTGTACACTATCCATGTCGATGTCAGTACATATAACATTGTCTGAGTATAGTGTACGAGTTGATAGTGTGTTTGCACTTGGGTCAAATACTTCCAATCCGTTGTTGTCAAACAAATATCCAGTTAAACTTACATTTGACCAATGTTTTGTTGTTGCATCAAACAATGTTCCGTCGTTGTGTGTAATATTACCAGCAAAGGATCCATCTAGATGACCAAACAGTTCTGTTGCTCTTACTCTACGCGAACTCCACATATCAGAACTAGCGTCATACGCATAAGTCTGATCTTCGTTAAGTATGTTACCAGTAAAGTTACCGTATACATTTGCAGTAATAGGTTGTTCAAATTCACCTCTAACTACGTCAAAAATAGTGTCTTGTGTGTTTGGATGAATAATATTACCAGCAAGCGAAGTAGCCACTGAATTATTCACTACGCCGTAAAATATACCAGTGTTATAATCTAATAGTACAGCTCCGTGAGCATCGAGAATATTAGCTTTTACTTTTGGATTAGTGATACTAGTTGACAATATTGTATTTCCGGCTTCATCAGAAATATTGCCAACAAAAGTTCCGTAAAAACTTTCACTGTCGTTATTATATAGTATGTCTCCGCTATTTCTTCCAATAATATTACCAACTAAGTCGCCACGGTATTGTCCGTTGGTTTGATCAATAAGTAAACTGCCGTCTGACATACTACGTATGCTACCACTAAATACTCCGTGAAACGTTCCGTTGTCGTGGTCGAGAAGTACAGCACCACTTGGGTCAATTATATCGCCTTGTAAACTTGCATTTTTAAATAATCGATCAGCAGTATTAAATACTTGAGCACCATTAGATGCATACATATTTCCGCTTAATGATGCACGTAATACAGGTTCGTCTGCATCCATAGCAAGTATAACAGAGTCTAGACTATCTTTAAGGTCGCCATGAAAGTTGCCTTTGAACGTGCGTGTTTCTAAATCAAATCCGACATATCCGTTAGCTCCGATAATGTTTGCTTGGAGAGGTACATTAACTGATTGACTGTCAATGATAGTATCGCCAAATGTATCTATCATTGAACCTCGTAGTTTTCCAGAAAACTGTCTAGTATCTGGATCGTATGCAATATTATTTGTACTATCAAAAACTGATCCAACTAATGATCCGTAAAATTTAGCTGCTTCAGTATCGACAACAATTGTGTCTACACTGTTTGAAAGGCTTGCACTAATTCTTCCTGTATTGCTATCTACAATAATTGAGCTATCTGCTCCAACAATATCGATTCTATATTGTCCACCTTCGTATAATTCCATGGCACTCTCCTATACATTATTTATAGGTTTTTTTGGACTTGACATACCGTTTAGAATCATATATAATGTAATTATGTTTGATATTGTATTTGTAGGAACCAACGAAGAACAGTTTAACAAACTCAAGCAAAAAGTCTTTATTGCAAAAAAAGCCGATAGTGTTGAAAAAGCACAGCAAATTAGCCTAACTAAATTTCTTTGGATTGTGTATGACGATTTAGAAATTGCAAATGACTTTGAGTTTGATTACACTCCTGACGACTGGAGTCAAGATGTTGCACATGTTTTTTTAAATGGCAAAGACTACGATGGTATATCTCTTATACCCAAGCATATAAAATTTAATGTAAAAGAAACACAGCATAGATTTTATGTACAAAGTAAAAAAGTTGAAGTACTAGCAAGTAATCCTGTTGCATATGATCATTTCTATGTAGATACATACGAAGAATATTTACATGCAATGCAAACATCAAAAACAGAAATGTTTTGGATAGATAGTCGTAATATTAAATCTACATTACCGGACATTTATTTTACACACCACGACACATACAATCGAAAGGAAAATCATGCATTTATACATGATGTTAATGAGCGGAGAATATACAACGGCTTATTTTTATGTTCAAGACAAAAATCACTCAGTGAAAAAGAAATAAACTTTAGACATTTGGTAAGTCGTAAAGAATGGGATATAGTTGGTTCGACTGCAACAACTTATGATGTTTTTGAAATAGATACATACGATGACTATTTGTATGCACTTGAAAATAGTAAAACAGAAATGTTTTGGATGAGTAGTGCAAATATTAGCGTTGACCTTCCTGATATATATTTTACACATGACAATGCGTATGACAGAATGACTAACCACTCTTTCTTACACGTTAACAATAAACGCAATGGTTTGTTTTTGTTGTCAAAGCACAAGCAAGTGACCAAGCGAGAAATAGAGCACCGGCACATAGTTGGTTGTAAAGAATGGGATATAGTCGGTAGTGGACCGATTGAGTATGCAAAGTACTATCCTAAAGTATACGAAGACTATCTTGATGCGTTACAAAATTCGCCCACTGAAATGTTTTGGATTATTCCACCTTATGTAAATCCAACAGCACGTTTTGCATTTGACACTTACTTTACACACGATCAAACATATGACAGAAAAATTAACCATGCATATCTTAATGGAAAGTATCATGACGGCATAGTATTGTGTAGTAAGAACGGCAAGTTTAGTAGGCGAGAGTTTGACTATAAGTTTATTGCAAACAAAAAAGAAGTAAACATTGCAATTAGTACACCCAAGCCATATGATATAGTTTTTATTAGTTACCAAGAACCAAATGCTGATGAAAATTATGAACGTATACTTCAACGCTTTCCTCGATGTAAACGTGTACATGGAGTAAAAGGTATCCACCAAGCACATATTGCAGGCGCAAAATTATGCAACACAGAGTTGTTTTGGATTATTGATGGAGATGCAACTATTGTAGATGACTTTAACTTTGATTACCAAGTTGCACGTTGGGACAAAGAAATGGTACATGTATGGCGCAGTCAAAATCCAATCAATGATATGGTATATGGGTATGGCGGTGTAAAACTATTTCCAACTGACTTGACTATCAATATGGATACTAGCAAGCCTGACATGACAACTAGTATTAGTACTAAGTTCAAAGCAGTGCATGACATAAGCAACATTACTGCATTCAATACAGATGCATTTAATAGTTTTAAAAGTGCATTTAGAGAATGTACAAAACTTAGTAGTAAAGTAATTGATAGGCAAAAGAACGAAGAAACAGAAGAACGTTTGCGTATTTGGACAACAGTAGGAAAAGATCGTCCTTATGGAGAGGATGCTATTAGAGGTGCAAGAGAAGGCGCAGCATATGGCATGGCCAATCAAGGCAACACCGAAGCTCTCAAAAAGATAAACGACTTTGATTGGTTAAAGGAGCAATTTGATGGAAACATTTGAATTACTAGATAGATTTGAATTACTCTATCCGACTAATTCAAAGTTATCAGATCTACGCAGAGTATATATTGATCATGATTTAAGTAGTTTATTTAGATTGTTAAATGCAGATGAAGAATTGCGCAAAGCAATAATGGAAGAAAACTTGCACAGTATTTTTAGAACTATAGATAGTCACGATACTGAAGATCTACGCAAAGCTGTTATAGAAAAAAATTTACATAGCATTTTTAGAATTCTTGGTGATGATGATTTGCGCAAACTTGTATTAGAAGATAACATATATAAGTTATGGCCAATTCTTGATAGATATGTAAATACACAATTTACAGCAGCCTTTAAAAACTTTTTTGTAAACGAAACAGAAATATGGAATGATTGTTTTAGTAGAGGGCAGCTAGAAAGTAAATTATGGCTAGTAAATGAACTTGACAAGTTGGATGTAGAACTAGGAACAGTGTTTTTATGTGCAGGATGGTATGCTACACTTGCAGTAATGTTATTTGAAAGTAACATTAAGTTAGATAATGTTAGATCTTTCGACATAGATCCAAGATGTGTAGATATTGCAGAAGTGTTTAACAAGCCTTGGGTAATGAAAGATTGGAAATTTAAATCATCAATACAAGACATATATAATATAAATTATAATCAACATACATATGCTGTCAAACGCAGCGACGGTAGTCAGGTAAATTTAACAGACTCTCCTAATACTGTTATAAACACAAGTTGCGAACATATTGAAAACTTTGAAGAATGGTATGCAAAGATTCCTACTGGTAAATTAGTTGTATTACAAAGTAATAATTATTATGAAGTGCAAGAACATGTTAATTGTGTTAGAAGTATAGAAGAGTTTGCAGTAAAAGCACCTATGAATAATATTTTATATAGTGGCGAATTAGAACTGCCCAAGTACAAGAGGTTTATGTTAATTGGATATAAGTAATTTAACACTAAGAGAAATGCAACTAGAAAGTGCTAGAGCATTAAGCACCATGGAAGCTACTAACAATAACATATGGATGTTCAATAAAGAAGCACATCATAACAGTCATAACTGGTACTTGGCAGTTGTGCATTGGTATATTAATGAGTATGGTGATCTGCCTAGCAAAACAGGACCTGGTAAAGAAGTAAAGTTGGTATTAGATGATAGTAGATAATTTGCCATTTTTTGCAGTAAGGGACTCAGAAGAATACACCTTTGAATCTAGAAGTGAAAAACAAAATTGGAAAAAATTAAAAAAATCATTAGGCCCTGCATGGAAATATTATGACTCTAAAACATATCCTATTGTTACAACAATTAACAAACTAGGGTATAGGAGTAAAACAGTTTATCCTACTGACGAATACTATGTTGCACTAGGATGTAGTAATACATTTGGACAATATCTGCATGAAGAAGACCGATACAGTAATATTATCGAAAGAAAAACAGGTATACCCGTTATTAATTTAGGAATATGCGGCGGATCATCTACTTGTGTATTTACAAATTTGATCAAGTTACTGTTTAGCAAATACCCTAATCCGAAAGCAGCAATTATACAATGGCCAGAGCAAAATAGAATATCTTTGCATGGTGAAAAGGGAATTGATGTAGTACATGCACGAATTCCTGATCAATCTGTATTTGAGTTTTTTGTAAAAGATAATAGTCTAGAAGTAATGTCTAAATTTTTCTATGACTTAACGCACAAAATATGCGATATACCTATTATTGAATTTGCATTAAATGATTGGGTAGCTGATTTTTATGGAGTGGATGAAATTGCTCGAGTAGATAAAGCAAGAGATAATCGGCACTGTGGTACAAAAACTAATGAAGCAATTGCTAAGTACACATTAAAGAGATTAGAAAATGTATAACTATAAAGATATTAAAACAATTCATTTAGAAAACACACAGAACTGTCAAGCTAGTTGTCCAATGTGTGATCGCAATCAAAACGGCGGTGCAGTAAATCCACATATTGATCTCAGTGAACTTACACTTGAAGATTGTAAACGTATTTTTGAGCCAGAATTTATTAAGCAGTTAAAAACAATATATATGTGTGGTAACTTGGGTGATCCTATTGTTGCAAGAGACACATTAGAAATATTCCGTTACTTTAGAGAGCATAACAAAGACATGTGGCTGAGTATGAATACTAATGCAGGAGCAAGAGATGAAGCGTGGTGGAGTGAATTGGCCCAAGTCTTTGGTAGAATGGGCACTGTTATTTTCAGTGTGGACGGTCTTAGTGACACTAATCATATTTACAGGCAGGGTGTTAGCTGGGATGCAGTAGAACGGGCTATGAAAAGTTTTATTGCTGCTGGCGGTAGAGCTCGTTGGGACTTTTTGATCTTTGAACACAATCAGCATCAAGTAGATGAAGCAGAAGCACTCAGCAAAGAGATGGGCTTTGAAAGGTTTCAAGCAAAGAAAACTGGAAGATTTGTTACTGCTAAAACTGAAAAGAAAGAATCGCATCAAGCAGTTGACAAAAAGGGCAACAAAACTGCCGAACTTAAAAAACCAGATGAAAAATATCTCAACAAAGCACTAAGCAAACAGGATGCACTGTTAGAAAAATACGGTAGCATGGATGCATACTATGATGTTGTACCTATCAACTGCAAAGTAAAAGATGAAGGCAACTTGTTTATTACAGCAGAAGGATTGGCACTTCCTTGTTGCTGGACTGCTGGAAGAATGTACAAGTGGTGGAACAAAGATTATAGACAAGAACAGATATGGGATTTTATAGATGCTGTTGGAGGCAAAGATGCGTTGAATGCAAAAACACACGGCTTGAAAGCAGTATTTGAAACAGGCATCTTTGATGATATTGAACGCAGTTGGAACAAATCAAGTTGTGCTGATGGTAAACTTAAAGTGTGTAGCATGAAATGCGGAATCGAGTTTGATCCTTTTGCAGAACAGTTCAAATAAGTATTATATAATGGAAAATCTAACTACCTATAAAAGTAATAAAAAATTTTTAGAAGAAAGGTACAATCTAATAGCCAGTGGCACTAATAAAAAAGTTTATTACAACGGTAATAATAATATTGTTTTCAAACTATTTGAAAATCCTAATATATTGGAAGGCGAAATAGTAAGATACCAAATACTAATTGAGAACAATATAAACTTTTTTACACCAAAATTAAAAATTGTTAATAAATTTGTTTGTGTAAGTCAATTTGCTGCACCAATAAAATTAAAAGATAACCACCGAGTTGCTTACAATTATAATATAGCTATTATGGATCCTCAACTTGTATTTCTCAAAACAGATCCAATTAAAAACACAATGTGGAAGAATGTTTGCAATGAAACAGTAGATAGTAAAGGACTTACTCCTATCTATAATTGGGGAATTAGGAATAACAAAATATTGCTTTTAGATATAGAAACAATTTTGCATAATAAGGTAGTTGATTTTTTCAAGGATAGTCAAATTATTGATAAATTTAGAGAAGTAATGCGAGCAGATCAATACTATGAATAATAAAGTAAGTGATACATTTTGTTTATTACCCTGGGTGCATCTAAGCACAAGACCAGATGGTAGTATGCGAGTATGTTGTACAGCAAATGCAAGTTCAGTTGGCCCTACCAACGATAAAGCACACGGCGGGCAAGTAGGTATTCTTAAAGATGATGAAGGAAGACCTAACAACTTAAACGTTAGTGATTTTCAAACAGCATGGAATAGCGAGTATATGAAAAATGTTCGCAAGCAAATGCTCAACGGAGAAAAGCCGCCAAGTTGCTTGAAGTGCTACAAAGAAGAAGCTGCTGGACATCGCAGCAAACGCATGTGGGAAACACACTATTGGAGTGAGCGTGTAGATGTAGATAAAATACTACAAGAAACAAACGAGGACGGCAGTGTTCCGCCTAACTTAGCATATATTGATTTGCGGTTTGGCACAAAGTGTCAGTTAGCATGTGTAATGTGTAGTCCACATGACAGTAGTGGCTGGATAAAGGATTATAAAAAGATTTTTCCTGAAGTAAAAAATGAATCACTCAAAGAGATTATGCAGTGGGACAACAAAGGCAGCACTAATGGCAGTAGTTATAATTGGCACAAGCAAAATCCTGTATTCTGGCAACAGTTTTATGAACAGATGCCTAGTATGCAACAAATTTATTTTGCTGGTGGTGAAAGTCTTATTATTGAAGAACACTATGAAATACTTGAACATGCAATTAAAATGGGTTATGCAAAAGATCTTGAACTGCGATATAACTCAAACGGAGTTGAGTGGAGAGAGGATTTATTTGATCTGTGGAAAGAATTCAAATTAGTACGATTCCACTATTCAATAGACAGCATTAAAGAGATGAACGATTACATTCGTTATCCAAGTGAATGGAAACGACAAGAAGAAGTATTTCACATTCTTGATACACAAACTACAGATAATGTTGAAATCACTATAGCGTGTGCAGTACAAGCACTTAATGTATATTACTTGCCAGACTTTATTCAATGGAAGCTAGAGAAGAAGTTTAAAAAGATTAACATGTGGCCATTTGGCGCAGGCGGTATTAGTCAGCACTTTGTATATTGGCCTGCACATCTAAATGTCAAGAGCTTGCCTGCAGACTTCAAAGCTAAGTGCAGAGCAAAATACGAAGCATGGTATCCCTGGTGGGAAGCTAATTGGGAGCTAGGTATTCCGGATTGGCACAAAGGTAAAGTAGAGTACGAACAGTGGCGAAGTGCTGAATATGGTATTAAAAGACTAAATGGTATTCTCAGTTTTATGGAAAGCGAAGACTGGAGCCAACGCTTGCCCGAGATGAAAGAGTTTTTAGGATTATGTGATCGGCAACGTGGAAACAGTTTCGATGAAACATTTCCAGAGATGAAAGATATTTTTAAGGATATAGAATGAGTAAATGTACTTTTTGTCCGCTGCCGTGGAATAGCATAAATCTACGTAATAATGGTGACCTAAGGATTTGCTGTAATACAAATAGTTACAGTCCGCAGCGTGGTATTATGCGCAAAGAAAATGGCACTCCATACAATGCTGGCAAAGACGATTGGAACGAAGCAAGAAATGCTGAATTACTCAAAGAAGTGCGAGCTAGTATGTTAAAAGGAGAATGGCATCCTGAATGCGAACGTTGTAGACAAGAAGAAAAAAACGGAATACGCAGCCGCCGAGAGTACGAAAACGAAGACTGGGGTAAGTGGTTTGGAGATGTTAGTCTAGAAAAAATGGCACCTATCACACAAGAAGACGGAACAATAGATACAAGCAAACAAGATATAGAGTTTATTGATATAAGATACGGAAACTTTTGCAACCTTAAATGTAGAATGTGCGGTCCTACTGACAGTCACACATGGTATGACGACTTTGTTAAACTACATGGTAGAACACATTACAAAGATACTCACGATAAAATTCAATTAACAAAAAATGCAAAAGGTCGTTGGAGCACAGATCAATATGATTGGTTTCAAAACAGCAATAGATATTGGGACAACTTTGAAAAGTATGCACCAAACAGCAAAAAAATATACATTGTTGGTGGAGAACCTTTAATTATTGATGAACACACTGAAAGTTTAGAAAGACTTGTTGCAAGTGGCAAGTCAAAAAATGTAAGATTGGAGTACAACACAAATCTAACCATGGTACCTAATAAACTTGTACACTTATGGGAGCAGTTTAAACAGGTAAGAATTGGAGTAAGCATTGATGGCGTGGGAGATGTATTTGACTATCAAAGAACTCCAGCTAAATGGAGTGCTGTATATCGCAATATGCAAAAGCTAGAAGAAGCAGATATAAATCTCAAAGCATGGTATGCATTTACAGTAACACCTTATAATGTGTTTCATTTTCCTGAATTTATGAAATGGAAATTAGAAGATAGCGGATTAGATAGTTACAATCCTATTACTGGTCCTCGTCCTATTGTAACACATCATATGTGTCATAGTCCTAAGTATTTTAATGTAAAAGTTTTACCACCTGAGCTAAAGGCACAAGTTTCAGAATATTATAAAATCTTTAGAGAATGGATTAGAACTACTGAATACAGCGACCATATAAAACAAAACTTTGAAAAACTACTTGACGGAGTTGAAAAATTTATGTTAAGTGAAGACTACAGTGAAGAATGGTTAGGTCATTTTGTTGATCAAACAAAAAAACTAGACGAAATACGAAATCAAAATGTATTAGATATTGTACCACAATACAAGGATTTATTTAATGGATAGCTTCTGTCCTTATATCGACAAGGCATTAAGATTTGAGTTTAGCACAAATCAAGACAATGATCTAGTTTTTAGGACTAGACCTTGTTGTCATATGCATGGAGGAAAGTTTGATAACCAGTATAAGAAATGGCAAGTTTGTAATACATGGCAAGACTTAGAATCTCACGACAATAGATTATATTTTTTAGATTGGCAAAAAAATACTGACAAATTGCACGATGCATGTCATCCTTGTATAGAAGTAGAAAAACATAACCCTACAAAAAGTCCTAGATTTATTTTTCCTAAAGAAACTGTGCTAGACTATCATATTTTAGATGTTGTAGTTGGCAACACTTGTAATTTAGCCTGTCCTTTTTGTGCTCCAAATGTTAGTAGCCTTATAGAAAAAATTACATCGGGTTATAAAGATAGATCTAAACTTCCTGGTAAATGGAGTCACGATCCTGAAGTAAATGGCAATCCTTCTAAGGTTGCTAAAGTAGTTGCAGATTTTTTAAAAAATAGGAATATAGGCGAACTTAAAATTATTGGCGGCGAACCTCTATTGGCAGAAAACTGGACAGAAATAGGCAAAGTTATAGATCAAGGATTGTGTTCTGACACAACACTTGTATTTACTACAAATGGTACAGTAATGAATGAAAAGATTATCAAAAATTTAAAACAGGTAAAAGATTCTAAAGTAACAGTGAGCATAGATAGTATAGGGTCTAACTATGACTTTATCCGTTGGCCTTATAAGTACAACAAGGTGCAACAAAATGTAGATTACCTTATCGATCAAAAACCAAATAGCACATGGGTAAATGTTGATGGCTTAGTCACTATAATTAATTTTGAATTTTTACCTGATATTATAGAAGAGTTTAAACGTTGGCCGAGTTTTAGTTTTATGTTTGATTTAAAACCAGATGGTAGTGAACTTGATTATAAGGTTTTATCAAAGGATATCATTAATCAAGTTTATAAAAATATAAATTTTGATAATGTAAAAAAACAATTAGAATTTACATTAGATAACTACGACGATCTAAATATGAGTTATTTAAAATCCAAGACTAAAAATAGTTTAGAATGGTTTTTAAAACAACGCAGAATGGATAAAACTGTCTTAGGAGAAAATACTTTAAAGTATTTAGGCATGTAGTTTGTAACTATTCCATAATCTATCGGGCCACGTTGTACCTTTTTTTCCGTGTACAATCAAATGATATCTATCATCGTTACTATTATTGTACACACAATGTTTATTATAAAGATTAAGCATAATAACACTTCCTTGTTGAAAAGGTAGATATCCTATATCTTCCATATAAAACTTGCAATCTTCTGGGTTGTTTAACGCAATATTAATAGGACCTAATCTTGCTTCGTCTAAATCAAATACATCTTGATGTAAATCTATATAACCACCTGGACGCAATTTCATAATTCTTATTCTGTCATACAAGTTGTACCCAAATGACTTTTTAAAAAAACGTGTTATTGTTGGACAGAAGTTACTTATATCAGTCCATTTATAAGGCGCATTGTTTCTATCAGGAAATCCATACCGAGAATGATGATCAGTGTGTACACTACTTAATCCATGTATACATAAACTTTGCCACCCATCACTTTCTTTTGCTCTATGTGTAACATATTGATCGCTTAATGATTTAGCTTCTTTTAGCATTTTCTCCCATTTAGCATTTTCAAATCCTGCTATAGGAAGAAACGGTATGTTCTTTGCCTTATACAATTTATCGATGCTATCGATGTTTTTATCATATACTTGTTTTGCAGGATAGTTGTATTGTTCGATAAATTTATCCATTGTAAGATCCTTTTATAAATATAAACATGGTACTTAATAAATATTTAGTCATCTTTCTAAACAACACCGCAGAAATTAAAAACAATAAAATTAAGACTTATTGTCAAAATTTATTGCAATACTGGGCTTTAGAAATCAGTGTTCAAGTAAAAGTCAAAGTCTTTACATACATGGAGTCAGCATTAGATTTTGTTGAAAATTGGAGTGACCACAAGCATGTAGTAATTATTGATATTGGAAATGATTTAGAAGTAAATGGACAGTTTATTTCAAAACTAATAGAAAATATTAATGATGACGATGTGCTAGTAGGACATATATTAGATAAACAAGATAGATACTATGAATTACACAATCAATGTTTCTATTTTAATGCAGATGTTTGGAAAAGTATAGGATGCCCCGAATATGGTCATAAAGAAAAAAAATTGTTATGCAATGTGCCTTTGAGATCTAAACAGAATCATCATGACGATTACACTCCTTATTGGATTGCTCCTGGCACACAAGAGAAGCTTTACACTGATTTAAAACAAGGATACAATTTTATTAAATCGTTTTTAGATGCAGGCTTTACTATTAAAAGTTTTAACAAAAGTATTCGAGATAGCAAGGCATATTCTTATCCATATGAAATTGACGATCAGTTTCAAAATATTATTGATTTTAATTTTATTAAAAAATATTATCTATATAACACAGAAAAACAAAGATTGGAACAAATTCCAAATAAAAAAATAAAAAGATTTGCAACAGTTTGTGCAGGACTCAATCATTTAAAAGTTTTAAAAGATAAAGGATTTGACAGCGATACAAAATTGCTGTTTTATGATTGGGATGAGTTTAGTGTAGAAATGATGAAAGCTATATATTATCAATGGAACGGAATAGATTACGAAAATTTTGTAAAAGACACTGCAACTAAATTAAAATACACTGGAACTATTGTTGAAGATTGTAATAGAGAAAAAGAGTTTTTTGATTTTTTTGGAGGCGAAAAACAATTTCAATCATGGTTTGCTGAACTAAGAGAAACAGTAACTTTTGATTTCAAACACATAGACATTATGCAATACAATGAAAACACTTTTGAAAAATTCTTTAATGCAAAAGGATTTAAATTATTTTGGTTAAGTAATATTTTCCATTACAAGCCTACAAGTATAATATATAATTTAGAACAAAGAGCAAAAATACAAGATAGAGTAATTACAGCATTACCCAAGGAAAAGAATATGTTTGTTTTTTCTGATAGTTGTATATTAGATCAGTCTAAGATTTTTTCAACACTAGATTACAAAGAGAAAATTATAAATGCAAAACAGACACAGGAAGAGATATTAGTATGAAAGTAAACTTTGGAAATCACAACATAGATAAAATTGATTTAAATTTTCACAAAACAAACTTTGAAAAAATATTAAAGTCTAAAAATGCAAAAATTACAGGTGCAAATGACCTTAATAGATTTTGTAAAATCGAACCGCATGAAGAAAATAAAAAATTAAAGAACTTTTTTAATGAGTGCTTTGATGTAAATTTAGATTGGGGATTAGAATATTTTCATAGTGGCGAGCCTGCAGGTTTGCATACTGATTATGACAGACAATATTATAATAAGGCTGACTGCTGGGAAGGCCGAAATGGAGAAATGACACATTACAATGAAATTGTATTAGGTGTTATAATACCCTTAGATTGGAATAGTAGACAACCTTATACTATAAATTATGACAAAATAGCTACTGAGCCTCGAAAGCTCATGTACCGACAAGGGGAAATGCGTTATAAAGATACAAATGAAGTTGTTGATTATCGAGGATCGCCGAATTGGTGGGAATGGAAATATGATCAGGAAGTTTTAAAATACAATCCCATTGGAAGCGGATATGTTGGAGAGTATGCAAATTTAAAAGTTGATAGTGTTTATAAATGGGAATTAGGAACAATGATGTTGTTTGATCCAGCAAGGTGGCACAGTAGTAGTTGGTTCTTATCAACAAGAAAAATACCAGACAATTTTGAATCATCGGTAGAATATAAAAGAGCAATAATAGGGTTTGGTACTAAGAATGTTGAAATAGGTACAAAGAAGTAAGAAAAGTAGATCTGGCCCAAATTGAGCCAGAAATATGTTTTTATGTTAACAACTAATTTATCTGTGGTAATGTACTGTAATAGGTTCTTTGACAAAACTGTGCAGCATTCTACCAGTTTTATGATGTACTTTACGATCCAAACTGTCGTCTTTAATGCCAACGCCGATCATTAGTTCGATACTGTTATTTGAACCAATGATTTCCTGTATAGGTTCATTAATAAAACATGCACAATAACCAGTTCTGTAATCTAGTTGACTTGCAATTATATTTACATAACCAGCTGCAATTCCAATCGCCATATGTTGATCTCGAATCCAATTTTTTTCTAATTCACCATCGTGATTTTTCCACTTTTCTATGTACTTGGGTGATCTAACTGTATCAGTAAAAATAAATAAACTATGTGCAAGAACTTGACTATTTGTAGTAAATTCTGCATTGCCAGTTTCTTCATTTGTGATACCTAAACCATTGGTGTTCTTGTGAATTTCTTCAATACTATTTCTATTTGTAATTACATGTAAATCATAAAATTTAAAGTTTTGTTTACTTGGGCAATTAGTTGCAGCATGAACAAGAAGATCTATATCACCCTGGTGCATTTCTTGACTTAGGTCCCAATTTCTTTGAACATGCTGGCTGCGAATAACAGCTTTTTTGATATTTGTACTAGCGTCATCTAAAAACATCTGGTTCTCCTGATATGTTAATAGTATTTATGGGTAATAAGTAAAGTAAAAGAGATTTTTATCAAGAAGTTGCTTATACCAATATTCAACACTTAAATATATTGACAGAACACAAAACGGATGCTATAATATAATATGACAGAAGATTTAAAATGGTCAAATTATGACTTTACAAAAATACCCTTTGACGACATTGTTAGTGTTGGTCAGCGTACCCTGTTGTATCGTGATATATTTACTGTTAGTTGGCTCCTTGGAAGGTTCTGTAATTACAAATGCTCCTACTGCTGGCCTTATGCCCGCAGCGACCGTAAGGATCACCGTCCTACCGAACTATGCACACGGACCATAGATGAAATAAAGAGGCAAGCACGTGAAAACGGATTTAATAGTTATCATTTTAGTCTTAGTGGCGGTGAGCCTACTTTCCATCCTGGCTACTTGGACATTCTACAGCATCTGGCTGATGACGTAGACAATACTAACTATACCAGCGTACACATGACTAGTAACTGTAGTCGTAACATGCGTTGGTTTGAGCAGTATGTAGAAGCAGTAAAGCCGTTCCACCGTGCAAGCATTACAGCAAGTTTGCACACAGAGCACTTAAATACAAAGGAGAAGATGCAGGAGTTCGCAGACAAATTAATCCTGTGTCAAGAACACGATGTACAAGTTACAATTAATATGGTTATGGTTCCAGACTGGTTTGAACGAGATTGGGAAAATGCCCTGTTCTTCCACGAGCAAGGAATCAACGTCACACTCAAGCCGCAATCAGACCCTACTGCTAGTAGGGTGGTTGATGGATACAAACCGGAGGACCTAAAACGTTTACACAACGGCATGCCACAACGTGCGTACACAGAAAGCAAACGCAAGTGGGAAGGTCGTCCTAAACCAACATTTGAAATACCTACAGGTGTTGATGGAAAGCTGGACACTACTATACCGTGGCACATGCAAATTGAAATGAAAGATGCTAACGGCAAAAACTGGTATATGGATCAAGCAGAACGTTTTAATGCATTTAACTTCAACAACTTTAAAGGTTGGAGTTGTAATGCAGGATATCAGGGTATTATTATTAGAGAACCTGATGGCAGTGTTAAACGCAGTTATAGTTGTCACGATGTACCACTTGGGAATATTGAAACAGGATTTAAACTGTTTGATAAAGCTATGCCTTGTATAACAGGTAGTTGTGTCAGCAGTGCTGATAGCAAAATTCCTAAAAGGAAGTTATAATGGCAAACTTTATTATCTTTGCAGGAATGCAGGAACCAGAACATTATGCTGTACGTTCCGGCGGACAATATCAACTTGCCTCGTGGTTACGTTCTTTTGGGTATACTGTAAAAGTAATAGACTTTTGTTTTAAGATTAGCCCTAACATTTTAGAAGAAATAGCTAACAAACATGTTGACGAGAATACACTTGCATTTGGAGTAAGTACTACTTTTTGGAATATTGACGTAGTTGTACATGATGGAGTAAAAATCGGCGGCATTTGTTGTCCTAAATGGGTAACACATTTAAAAGAAAAGTTTCAACAAACACATCCTAATATAAAATGGGCACTTGGAGGATCAAACTCGTATTCTAGTGTAATAGACGATAACGACTGGATTCGTATACATCAGTTTGCAGAAGATGAAACACTTGCAATGTTAGATACCTTATCAAACAAAATAGAAGTGCGTCCACTATTTAATATACAAAATTTTACACGAAAGTATCACAATGATGATGCTATTCAGCCCTATGAAACATTAAGTATTGAAATAAGCAGAGGGTGTATATTTAAATGTAAGTTTTGTCAGTTTCCTTTAATCGGTCGAAAAAAAGGAACTAATATAAGGCGTGAAGAAGATATTCGTACAGAGTTATTACAAAACTATCAGCAGTTTGGTACTACCAAATATTATTTTAGCGATGATACATTTAATGAAAGTTTGGATAAAGTACAAATGATTCATCGTATTAGTAAGTCTTTGCCATTTGAGTTAGAATATGTTGCTTATTTAAGAATAGACTTATTAGCAGCTAATCCTGAAATGATAACTTTACTTCCTGAATCTGGATTGCGCAGTGCTTTTTTTGGCATTGAAACTTTTCAAACACAGGGTGCAAAAGCAATAGGAAAAGGATGGAACGGACAAAACGCAAAAGCCTTTTTGTTAGAACTAAAAAAAGAATGGAAAGATAAAACAAACTGGTGGATGGGAATGATTGTAGGTTTACCAGGGTGGAATAAAGAACAAGAAGAAATAGATTTACAATGGATGATAGATAATGATATGAGTTGCTGGTGGCATTGGGCATTATACATTAATCCTATTAATGTCGAAGACGGCTCTCCGTTTGTAAGCGAGTTTGAAAAAAACTATGAAAAGTATGGATACCAGTTCACAGATGATAATCTTGTTAACTGGGTAAATGGTGATTTAGTACATACTGAGTTAGTTCAAGTAGCACTTGATTTAAACGACAAGTCTTTTCAGTACAAAAAAGTTGCTGGATTTCGAATAGGAGAATTTAGTACGTCTTTACAATGCTCAATGGCAGATCTTGTAAATGTATACGAGATAGACGTATCCTACGATTTGTTATTGAATAATACAAAACAGTTTGTAAATAAATATATCGAATGCCAGTTGCAGGAAACCTAAAATGTATTATTCTAAAGAACTAATGAAGGCTCAAAACAAAACAATGTTTCCTTCTGAGTTGTTTGAAAACTTTTTTAGTACCAGCGAGTTTGACAAAATAAAAACTATAGCAGCCGAGCTTGAAGAAAACGATCCTGTTGTACATTCAGGACAACAGTATACTAAGTTTAACTATTATGAAAGTACGCTTGATAGTCTACTTAGCGACCGCATAAAAGATATAATAGGACCTCACAATGTATATCTATCAGTAGTTTCAAACACACTTGGTAATCCTGTTCCAACGCATACTGATCATAACTTAGCTGATGTTAGAGAAAATGCGTTACCCTATGCAACACTGTGTATTCCTTTAGATGTTGTAAGTGAGGATAGTAATTGGGGAACAGCATCTACTATAACATTTGACCAATATTATTTTCCTGATCAAGACTGGGAACAACGCCGTCATATTTTTACAGGTTTCTTAAAACCTAACACAATAAAAAACTCACAAGGATTTATAAAAGAAACTACTATTACACAGGAATATTATAATCGGTATTTAAATCAACATGAAGATTACAGTTTTTTTGAAGGAATGAGTATTGAAAAAATAATAGAATGGAAGAAAAATAGTCTTATGCTATGGCATCAATGTAGATTTCATTGTAGCGATTCATATAAAAGTTCGGGTACTAAAAACAAGAAAAGTATAATACTATGGACCACAAAGGAAAGTCAGTGAACTTTATTGAACTCAGCAACCTTCCTGTATACGATTTGTATACAGAATTTTTAAGACTTCTTGATGAAAAAAAAATATGGTGGCATCATGATGTAAACGATCAGATTTGTTTAAACGCAACCAAAGCTGATCCGTCAAACTGTTTAACAGGCAGAGGAAGTTTGTTTTTAGATTGGGATAGCTGTTACACAAACGAACACGGCAAACTAATAGTACCTCCTAGAAAAGTTCCTTTAAAGGAAGATAGCTTTGAGGTACTTTGTACAGGGTTTAAAGATTCATTATTTGAAGATGTGTATAATAGTGTAACTAAAAAATATAAAGTAGGCAGAATTCGCATAATGAATTCTAGGCCTAAAACTTGTTTAACTTGGCACAATGATGATACTCCTAGATTACATTATCCAATAAAAACACAAGACGGGTGTTTTATGGTTATTGAAAACAAAAGTAAGCATCTAAAACAAAATCAGTGGTACTGGACAAACACAGTTGTTCCTCATACTGCATTTAACGGTAGTACAGATGAAAGACTTCATTTGGTAGTTACAATATTGGGTGATAAATGAAATACGCAATAACAGGACATACATCTGGTATAGGAAAAGCTATATCTGAATCAGTCACAAACTTTATTGGATTTAGTAAAAGCACAGGATATAATATCAATGAACACATTGATAGAAAACATATTATTAAACAATGCAATGATGTTGATATTTTTATAAACAATGCACATGATGGGTTTGGGCAAACTTATATGTTGTTAGATCTGTTCCATGCGTTTAAAGATACTAATAAAACAATAATCAATGTTGGTAGTGTAATAGCAGAAGACGAAACAATATTAAAAAACTATGAACATTTGTTAGAATATCAAATACAGAAAAAATCATTGCGTGTTTTACACAACGATTTGATTAAGTTAGATACAACTTTGAATTTAAAATATACTCAGTTTGGGTATGTAGGAACTGAACGCATATTACAAAAGTATCCCAACATGGCTACTACAGAATATATTACAGTAGACAACGCAGTTGACATAATACTGTCATAAATACATTGAGGAGAATTTATTGATGAACCATACAGAAGTAAAAAAAGCAATTATTAGAAGTCAGCATTGTCAACGCAACTGGGATTTACAAAAACAGATTCCGCAGGATGACATTGATTTAATAGTCCATAGTGTAACAAACTGTCCTAGCAAACAGAATATTTCCTTTTATAAAGTTCATGTAATTACCAATAGACAAGTTATTGAAAATATTCATGACACTACTTCAGGTTTTTTAAATTACGAAACAGGAAAGAATGAAACCAACAGTCAAGTACTAGCAAACTTAGTATTAGCATTTGAAGTTGAAGATTATATGAGTAGACATACTACTGATACAGTACATCGAAATGACGAAATGTGGGCACATGATGATGGTAAACTAACGGCTGCTCAAAAGGAAAATTTAGAAAAAGATGCACACATGGCAATTGGTATTGCAGCAGGATATGCAAATCTTATTTCTAGTATGCTACACTACGGAACAGGGTGTTGTGCATGTTTTGACGCAACAGAAGTTGCAACTATAGTTGGTGCTAAAAATCCAATCAAACTGTTAATGGGGATTGGCTTCAAAAATAAATCAAGACCACGCAGAGAGCATCATAGCAAACCTGAATTTGTTTTTCCAACCAAATCTAAGCAAGAGATACAAGTAAATCATATAAAATAATATATGACAGTTAAAATGTATAAATCTGTGTTGTCTGCCCACGTAGTAGATAACCTTCTCGATTTCTTTAATAATAATACACATCTACACTATGACACAATGGGAATGACTAAAATTGGACAGCCCTGGAGTCATATACAACACATACTTGAACCTATTTTAAAAAAATATATACCTGTTGACAAAAACTTAGGTGATAATTTTTATAAGCACGACTTTCCTTACTTTACACATATAGATAGCGGAAACAATAAAAATAGTTACAATATTTTAATCCCACTTTATGTAAGTGATAATGCAGAACAAAAGTTTGTTGTGTTTGATCAGCATTGTACTGATTACAGTGGTGCAACATGGTTAGGTGATATATGGAAACCTGAACAAGATTTTAACCTTAATAAAAAACGTGACTTTCCATACAAAGACCCAACAGTAATTGGCTGTACCGATCAGCCTATTTCTGACGATATGTATGAAATATTAAAATATGATTATCGCAATGAAGAACAGTTTTACGGTTTAACTGGTACTGCATATGATTATAAGCCAGGCAACATACTTGTATTTCCTAGCAATCAGTTACACTGCACAGGTCGTATGGATTGTGATTATAAAATAGGGCTAAGTTTGCGGTTTGAAATACTTGACAAAACTGTATTTCTGTAATATAATAAAGATATGAAACCACAAGATAAACAATCAATTCTTTTGAGTTTGGCTCAGTTTATTGAAGATAATCAAGAATATATTCTACAACTAGAACCTACTGCTCTTATTAATATCAGTGTTGATATTTGTAGATATTATGCTGGTGCAGCTCGAAACCTAATAGCCGTGCCTGAATATGAATACTTTAAGACATGCACTAGTAGTATGAGATGGGAATCAAAAGGACACTGTTTAGGTGTTGTTCCTTGGAACTATCCATTGGTTATAGCATTATGGAAAATAGCGCCGGCACTAGCAGCTGGATGCACTATTGATATTAAACTAAATGATGGTAATGTAGGTGCCTTGCCTTGGATATTAGATAACTGGAAAAACAAATACAATAGTGTAAAAATAGTCAACAATATAAATTTACAAGAGTATGACTTTGTTGATATAACAGGCAGCAAGAAAACAGCAGATTATTTTAAATCAAACCACCATGATGTAAACGCAGATGTAGGCGGAGCAAGTATAGCAGTTGTTAACGATGGTAATTCGGCATTTATATTAGAAAATCTTGAATGGAGTGTTAAGTACAATCTTGGAGCAGATTGCACAGCACCTAAACATATTTTTGTTGTTGAAAAACTACTTGATACTGTAACAAAAATTGACGGTGTTACCTTAGGAGAGTGCAATGATATTGATCACTTTTCTCCTACAGCAACAGTAAGCACATATACAAATATCAAAGATCTTGTAAAACAAATAAACCAACTTCCTAATAGATTAGGATTGCATTTATACACCAAAGATTTAGCAACCAAACGTTATGTAGTTGAACATGCACGTTGGGGAACTATCTTTGTAAACAAACCATTAACTGTGCCAGTTGAAATGCCACACAGTGGAATGGCTTCTAGCGGCAATACATTCAATCAAAGTTTTTTTAAAATATATCAATATCTTGTACCCAAACATATTGTTGTAGGAGATCAGATTGATTGAATACATTACATTTTTAGACATACAAGAAATTTGGAAAAAACATCTCTGGCCTAACAGAAAAGAAATATTGCCAATGAGTAATATGAGATATGAGGATATACCTTATACTAGTATAAGTAAAAAATATACTCCGACTTTTTTTGCTTATATTGTCGATGGCGAAATAGCAGGAGTTAATAGCGGACATTGCAGTAGTAGATTTCACTATAGGAGTAGAGGGTTGTTTGTATTTCCTCAATATAGAAAAAAAGGAATTGGCACAAAGTTGTTGAAACATGCTTGTTATCTTGGACGCAACGCAGAAATGGTTTACTGTTGGAGCCTGCCAAGGAAAGTTGCATTAGAAACTTATTTAAATGCTGGTTTTGAACAAACAAGCAAGTTTTTTGAAACTGAAACTAGCGAACAGAACTGTTATGTGATTAAACCAACATGATTTATGATGTAGTGCTATTTACAGAATGCAATGGTAGTATAGGTTGGGGCAGAGATGCAGGCGCCTACACAGTTGCCAGCAGACTACGTGAAACAGGACACAACGTTAAAGTTATAGATTTCTTTAGTCATTTTACTGAAGAACGGTTTAAACGTGCTATAGATTTATATGTAAGCAAACAAACAAAGTTTCTAGGATTTAGTAGTACACATTTTAGTACACTAATGCCAGAAGACTGGGAAACACATTGGAGTGCAGATAGTAGAACACGCAAAAGTAATATGTGGAATGTATACTTTCCTTTTTCACCAGAAGAAGTTTCTAAATGGTTTGATAATGCAAAAGCCAAATATCCTAATATAAAGATAGTTGTAGGTGGCCAGAAGGTTGCACAAAAAAGAGCATTGCAAAAAAAGTATCCTATGGTAGACTTATGGGTAGGAGGTATGGCCGATAAAAGTGTGTTAGGATTAATGGAACAGTTTCCTGACACCAACTTTGTTAAGTCAGAACTTGATTATGGTAGCATGACAGAGCAAGAGTTTAGGTATAGTAAAATACATTGGACTGACGATGACTATATATTTCCACATGAAGCACTACCATTAGAAATCAGTAGAGGTTGTCCCTTTAACTGTGCCTTTTGTGACTACCCTAAAAAAGCAGTAAACAGTTGGACCTTGGACGAAACACATTTGCGAGATGTACTAATAGAAAACTACGAACGTTTTGGTACACAGCACTACATGATTACCGATTATCAGCTCAACGAAAACATGCGAAAGATGAGTCTAATACACAATGTATTTACTAACCTACCTTTTGATATTACATGGAGTGGTTTTGGCAGACTTGATTTGTTATACCAAAAGCCTGAAATGATTAGTATGATACAAGAAAGTGGCTGCCGCAGTATACAATGGGGAATAGAAACAGTTACAGATCAGGTAGGGCCTCTTATAGGCAAAGTAACCAAACGTTATATTATCGAAAGTGCATTAGAACAATGTAAAAGTGCATGGGGAGATAGTATAGTACAAGGCAGCGGATTCATACTAGGATTACCAGGAGAAACAAAGTCTAGTTGTATTGAACTAGTAGATTGGATTAGTACACAGCCATGGCTTGATGCTTGGGAGATAACTCCTCTATATATTGGCGGATATGATCCTAACAAAGAATATACTATTGATTATAGTAGAATACAACGCAATCCTGAAAAATACGGATACACAGTTACACTTGAAAAGAATGCAAACGGCATATATGTTGAAGACTGGAAAAACGGTGACATGACAAAGTCAGACATGATAAATATTATCGAGCAAGCACAAAAAGGTACTGCTTGGCAAAAACGTATTATGACATCATATTTAGGATACAGTCGTGCTAGTAATTTAAGATTTACACACAGTGAGATTATTAGTGCAGATAAAAATAATACCACATGGATTAGACAACACGCTAATAATTATAATCAACTAGCAAATGAATATTTAAGGAAAAATAACTTATTATGAGTAGAGTAATTATATTAAATGATATTTATGATGTTAGAGGCACCGGAGGTGTGAAGTTTCGCCAACATTTTTGCACCGACGAAGAACGTGAAGATATGGTTGAAAAGCATGTGTTTGATAAGAGTGTTGAAAAAGAATTAAACAACACTGCACCTGCTAATGGAAACTATACCAGTGGACGATATGAAGGAAATAGCAAGTACAACTTTTGGTCTCGTTATATGGGTCCATACTGTGTAGCAAATAGCATTCGAGAAAATTGTCCTCAAATGGATGTTGTTGTTTTAGATTATTTTACAAAACTAGATAACTTTTTTGAAGTATTTGAACAACTAGTAACACCTGATACTGAATACGTTGCACTTAGTGTAACATTTTTAAATAATCCATTTAATCCAAAACAAAAAGATTTTAACCTATGGCACTTTAGTCAAGAAGAATGTTTAGATTGGTTCCAACGTGTAAAAGAAATTGCTCCTAAAGCACAGATTATAATAGGTGGCGCTATTGTAGATACTATCTATAAACAACAAATAGTACAGAAAAAAAAGATGCCTATGGCGCCTGTAATATTAAAGTATGTTGATTATATGTTTCATGGTTATAGTGAAAATACCATTGTTGATTTTTTTAATAATAATCTAGATCCAAGTCAAGTAATTGAAAAAGACAGTGTAATTTTTATCAATGAACCTGCACTTGCTGGCAGAGGCGCTGTAGTAAATCAAACCAAATGGTCAGTAAAAGATTGTGTACAACCGGGAGAATGGTTGCCGTTAGAAATATCAAAAGGCTGTAGATTTGGTTGTAAGTTTTGTTTTTATGATACACATGGTACAGTTATTAAAAGTCCCGAATGTTTGAAACAAGAACTACTGTATAACTATGAGCACTTTGGAACTACAGGTTACCAACTTACTGACGATACAGTAAATGATAGTTTAGAAAAAATTGAAATGATGCATAGTGTAATTACTAGTTTACCATTTAAGATTGAATGGATAAGTTATGCTAGACCTGATATGTTTCATAAGTATCCCCAAATGCTACCATTGATGTTAGAAATGGGATGTAGAGGAATGTTTTTAGGTATTGAAACTTTGAATCATACAGCAGGTAAAATATGTGGAAAAGGATTAGATCCACAAAAAATTAAAGGCATAATAAAATGGATAAGAGAAACAGCAGGTGAGGAAGTATTTTTAACAGGCAGTTTCATTATTGGTCTTGTAGGTGAAACTGAAGAAAGCCTTATGGACACAGCAAGTTGGCTGAAAGAACAACAATATTTAAATAAAGCACAATATGAAATATTGTTTATAGCAGATGACGGTGGCCGAACAAGTAATCAGTTTAGTGAATCACAAGGCAAATATGGTATACATGAATTAAGATGGAACCCTGAATATTATTGGAAACATGCTACAATGGATTTAATAAGAGCAAAAGAAATAGCATTACAATGGGAAGATATGTTATCGGATCATTCATATACTGGGTTTGAACGTCATGCAGATTACAATACTAGTTTTTGGGCGTATCCTAGATTGCGTAGTTTTGGCCTCAACCATAATACAGCAACTAAGGTTTTAAGTTCTACACAGATTCCTGATATAGTTTATGACAAAAATCTTGAATGGATTTCAAAATATCATTCAGATATTATTAACACAAATCAACTTAGTGTTGAAGCTAAGTTGGTAGACTTATCACCTAATAATATGCGAGCATCATTTGGTCATACCGGAGCATAAAATATGGCAGACGCAAAGTTTATAGAACCTTTATTTGATACTCAATATTTCAAACAGTTATTCTTTTCAAAAATCAATCAGCATGTACAAACTGAATTAAGCTCAGTGATAAATGACTGGATTATGATTAATCTTTACAACCCAACACAAGAGTATCACGAAACACAAACTGGAAGTGAATTTGTTTGGACGAACGATTATCACTGTATGGATAAGCAAGTATTCACATCAGTTTTGCATATGGCACAAGATGGAACAATACTCTTTGAAGACGGATACAAAAATATTCCTGTACATATTTTTGATCATGACAGCATAGCAGATAACTCTTATTATTATGATCAGTGTAAAAACAAAAAATTCAAATATCTTTGGTATAGTATTCACAAGGGTCCGCATGAATTACCTATGCATGTTGACAAAGATAGCCCTATAAGATATGTACAAGTTATACATAAAAATAGCAATCACACTGATTGGACTTACAATGGAAAAGAGTTGCGTTTAAAAGAAGGCGATGCATTTCTTTTTGATCCTAAATTTACCCACAGCATTATTACAAAACGTAGTTGTGAGAGTATATTTTTAATTGCTGATTGCATAGAAGAAACAATTGACAAATTCAATGTCTAAACAAATATTTTCTTATTCAAATCATAGTAGATTCACAAATCCAGAAGTTTTTGTTTCTGGAAAAAATGATACTGTAACAAACGCCGACGGTAAGACATATATTGATTGTAACAGTGGATTATGGAATGTAAACTTTGGATACAATAATCCAATGTATACTCCTACAACTGACTTACATTATTATCCAACACATTTTTGGAGTAGCACCGAATCAACAGAACTTGCTGCTGAACAAATATGTAAATGGTTTGGATACGATAGAGTATTTTTTGGGCATAGTGGAAGTGATGCTATTGATACTTCTATATACATTGCAAAATATTATACAAGTAAAAAAGACATTTTAGCATACAGTGTAGGCTATCATGGTACAAACACTCAAGCAAGTGTGTATGACAGCTACACGGCGCTGTTAGACGCTGTAAACAGCAACACAGCAGCAGTTATTATAGAGCCTATAATGATTACAAATGGTGTTATAGAGTTTGATAAACAAGTATTGCAACAACTATTTGATTTAAAACAGCAGTATGGGTTTTGTATTATATTTGACGAGACTGTCACTGCATTAGGACGAGGCGATTATAGTTTTGATTACAGACCAGATATACTTATTGCAAGTAAAGGATTAACCAATGGAGTATTTCCTTTAAGTGCTACAATGGTAAACGCTGATATTGGAAGTTATATTAAAAATACAGATAGAGTATTTTCGCATGGATATACAATGAGTGGCCATCCACAAGGCAGTCATGCACTATTAAAAACTATAAAACAAGTTGAAAAAACAAAACATCAATTGGTAGATTTACAAAATAATTTTTGTAAACAATTAAATGAACGTGACTTAGATTACACAAACAAAGGATTGGTGTTTGGTATTCATGTTAACAACGGTATATACATTCGTCGTGAACTTCAGCAACACGGATATCTTATTCGTCAAGCAAATAACACATTGTTATTTCTACCTATGTTTATTGCTGATAATAATGATTATACTAGATTTTTTGATCTTGTAGCCACTTTGTCAAAATAGTACCACTAACACGATAGTTGTATAGTTCGGGTAGTTTGTGTATTAACCAATCCTTGCCAGTTATATGCTTTCGACATTGGCTTGCACCACAGCAGCATTTATCAATAATAGTATAATCGTGATCAATAAACCCAGCATAATCTACAGTTATTTGTTCGTTTACATTAATGTCACGCAATGCAATGATTAAGTTTTCTTGAACGTATGCTGTAGGGTCGCAACTATGATTGTGGCAACCATTTAGCCAATATTTCAATCCACCTTGAAAGTGCCATGCACTGTTTACTAAATGAAAATAATCTTGTTTGTATACAGATCTTTCTTCTTCGGTTAACCACATACCGCCCACACGATAAATGATATCTCCTTCTTTGATATCTTGAGTAGCAAACTTTCCATAGCCAACTGTATCATTAATAAATTGCAACTCACTAGTATTACTACTAAGTCCTAAACTTATTTCGTGTGTATTTAAATATTCAATGAGCTTGTGTTTATTCATATTTTATAGGTCTTAATAGTTCTACACCAAACATCGGAATATATTCTTCAAACGGTATTAGTTGCTCGCCGTTATCACCTAAGTTTAATGCTAATAGTTTGTCTCTGTATTCTTTATCTAAATCCATCATTAGTTCAAAGCCGGTAAGTTTGCCTCTAGGCTCAACATCAAAATCTTCAGCAATAATACTTGGTTTAATCTTTTTACTGTTTATATATCTATCTTTGAAAGCTGTTTCTACCCAACGATATACACTTTCTTTTTGTAAGTAACTTATCATAGTTTCTGGTGTATATTGGAAAAAACTAGGAATACATTCTCTCTGTATATCTCGGAAATATGTATATAATGTAGTAACCCTAGCTTCTTCGCAATCATATACAGGCTTTTTTCCTATTTGGCGTATCAAGTAGTTTTCACCACCACCAAATACAGGTATACCATCCAAACGGTTGGCAAAGTAATAATACAAGTTTAGTTGAGGACTACTACAACGTGTGACTTGTGCAAAATCTATTAACTGTGTTTTATAAAAATTTTCCACATTGATATCAATAATATCAGGAGATATACCTCTAGCTGCACATATTCTTAATGCATAGTTTATATCATGTAAGTTAAGATTTCGCTCATATTTAAATATAGCTACTCTAGGAGTTATGCCACATGCAATAAAACTATGTAACATAACTTCGCTGTCAAGGCCACCGCTTAACAATAAAACAAGGTTGTCTCCGTGTAAATCATAAAGTTGCTGCGCTGTAGATTTACATTCATCTCTCCACGAACTATGAGAAGTCACAGTTCCGTGTTTAAAATAAAAGTCATCGTCACATGTAAATCCAACATTTACATGATTGTTTTTTGTATATTCGAACATAATAGTATTATAACAAACTATTGATAGATTGTCAAGTCCTTGTTAGAGAACCTTTCATGCCCATATTTTCGCTACTTTTCCACAACGGTGAATAAAGTATTCTATTAGGGCTTCTAGTAATACTATCGTCATCGCCCCAGGCCTGTTTAGGTAATACTGTAATAGTATTGTTCATTCCAGAGTGCGCACTACACTGATAGTAATATACCCCTGGCACTGTAGGGGTCCAACTTACATCTCCAAGAGTTGATCCTTGCCCAGTTGCTGCTGGAGTAGTGACTTGATCTCCTGTTCCTCCACCTTGTGTGTGCTTAATATACAAAGGATGTGAATTTGTATTATTTGTAAGAGTAATAGTATCACCTTCGTAGATAGTTATAGTTGGGTTATCGCCAACTACATTTCCTCCTGATCTATCTGCAGTACTAGTAAATGTATAGGCAATTGCTCCATTTGATGTAGGAATAGGAAATGTGAATGACGCAGCAGTGGCTTCAGTTTGTGAATCTACAAATAACTTATCTGTTGTTGCGTTATTGTGAATGTACGTTTTCATCTGTGCCGGTGTCATGCCTGGATTAGCCTGAAGCACACTTGCTACCATTCCTGCTACTTGTGGAGATGCCATACTAGTACCTGATATTTTCATGTATTCGTCTGTAGCACTCGAACCTGTAATAGGCGATTGTACTGTACTTGCACTTGCTTCAGTGCCATCAGTTAAATCACACGCACCTGACTTGTCTGTACTAGCACAACTCATAATACTTGTTCCTGGCGCAAAAATATCAACTCCTGGGCCATGACAACTTGACTCTGCTTTTTGTTCTAACGATCCTTGATAACTAGTATCTATATTACCTACCATGAATGCATCGGTGGTATATGGACTGCTACCTCTGTATGGAGTTTCTGCGCCATTGCCCACAGTGATTGTATCATTCCAGTTGTCGCCTGTAGCGGTATCAATGTACCAATAGCTGTTACCTGCTGCTATACAGAAGTGTATACCTGCTGCTATACATTCTTCAACATCAGCATCTACACTTGCTACTCTAACATTAAGTCTTCTAGCTGTACCGCTACTAAAGTACTGCGGAATAATACCAAAATATGTATACCAGTCTGCGTCACTGTTGGCCACACCATTGGTTCCTGGTGTTAAACTATTACCTCTATAGCTTATAGCAGTAGGGTCAGTACTACGTGTTCCGCTATATCCCCAACTAGCATTGACTACTGTAGGGCGCTTAAATCCAGTCTTAGGGTCCACTGGCTTGTTGTTGTGCCAGCCTTTAATAACATCAAAACAATCGCTTACACTAATTCCGCCACTATCGCCGGCGCCTTCTAATCCGCCAACTTTTACACTATATATGTCAGCATCTCGTGCCCAGCCTAGTGTGCGCCCTGCTACAGTACCAGCACAATGTGATCCGTGTCCATTATAGTCTCTATAATGGTTTGCACTCATTGTACCGCTTACACCACTGTGATCGTACCAATCGATTTCTTTTACTCTACTTAGTGCATCTGGTGAATATCCTGAGTGTCCTGCATCAAATGGATTGCCTGTGTCCCCGTCACCAAATAAACTCTGTATAGCTCTTTTAGAAACTTTAGCAATACATGGTTCGATATACTTTTTAAATAACGCATAACCTAACGGAAGTGTTGATTCAATTTGTGCTGGTGTTCTAACATCGTCTGTCCATTCAGGAGCAAGACTACCGCCATCCCATAAACTTGAATAATCAAACATACAAAAGTTTAGTAGATACAAGTATTCTTTTGCTGCTACTTCAAATGCGTCTGAGTCAGTTTTCCACGCATTTGCTGGACTTTGATAACCCGATGGATCCCATTTGCTTGCGTCAAATGCTTCTTCCATTGCTGCGAATAGCTCGCCACTTTGCCAGTCAGCAGCTAAGTAAGCATACATTTTTAAATCATCTGCTGGCAGTCCGTGCATGTGTATTGTATGAAATATGTGTTCGATAACTTCTTGAGCATCAATATCACCAGTTCCTGGCGTGCCACTACTGTTTTGATACCATACCATATCGTTCATTTCGTGACTATCTAAAAAGTTAACATAACCAGCATACTGTGCTGCTCCTTCGTCTGTTAACCAATTTGGTGTATATGAAGCACCGCCGCCATATCCAACACGTTGCGCTGTTTGTTTTCCTTGGTGCCAGCTAACTTCAGCATCGCCTCTAAGTGTAAGTATTAATTTTTCTTGTATTGGAGGTGAAACATTTGCTGCTGTTGGATCAAGGAACCAATTATACATCTGGGCAACTTTATTACCCCATTCATCAGGCACTGTTGTTGCTCCACCAACTGCTCCAGCTAAAACAATTTTTACACCTTTTACTTGTATAGATCTGTCAAAAACTGCTCCGTTTGTACTATCAGATGTTATTGCACCTTTGTTGTACATATCGTTTGAATTGTAATTAATTTTTGTAAATTCTATATGATCGGATTGTAATCCCGAATCTTGTATTACAATGTCAACACCTTGCCCTGTTAGTGTATGCGGAAAGTCTGCTGTGACACTGGTTGTACCACTACCCCATAAGTCTTCTCTAACAACACATCTAGCATTACCCCAATTTAAATCTGCTGCGGTAATAGCACTGGTTTTTCTAAATGCATCGGTAACAAGTGCGTTATTACCAATTTCAATATCGTCTCTAAGTTCGGGCGGAATTTGTACATCAACTACTCTAGCATCACTACGTAACGCAACAGCTTCTTCGTCAGTCAAACTGTAATGTGTGTTACGCTGACTCAATGGTCTTGCGTTTGCTACTGCAACTGTGCGATTAGGAATATCTCCTGCACCCGTGTTTGCAATCATTTCTGCATTGAATGCATCGTAGTCAACACCTGCTTCTAGTGTGACAATATATTCTTTTTCGCTCATTTAAGCCCCCTTAGATTAAGTTAGCCCATGCACCGTTTTCATAACCTTGGAATTTGTTATCTGTTGTGTTGTATACAATGTCGCCGTTTTGGGCTGCTAATGCGTTTCTTTCTGTTGTAGTAAAACTTGCCATACGTAGTGATGAACTTGTTACCACAACAGCATTTCCTGCTGTTAAGTTTAAGTTAGCACTTGCACTAATTTCTGGTGTTTCTGTACCTGTTGATATAAATCTATCTGCTGTTACAGTATTAGTTACTACTAGATCATTTTCAACTGTTAAATCACTACTTACAGTTACAGCTGGAGTAACTGTAATAGCACTTGAATCGCTTGAGTCTAGTATGCTGTTGGTAAATGTAAAGTTGCCCAGGTTTGCTGGCTGTAGAGCACTTGCCGCTAGAGCACCTTGAGCACTTGTGGCTGCATCTGTAATTCCGTATCCTGCTAATGTAGTAGGAGTTCCTGTTATACTACCAAAGGCAAAGTCTTGTGCTACACCTGTGATAGTGATATTACCTTCTGCATCACTTGCTGTAGTAATAGCAGTTCCACCTAGTATACCAATGCTTTCGCCTTCGTTGATAAGTCTAACAGCACTATCATCTGCACTAATACCAATATTAGTAAACGATGATGCGCCACCACCGCCACCGCCACCAGTGCCGTCACGCATAGCAACCCAGGCACCATTTTCGTACACTTGGAATACACTGTCAGTAGAGTTATACAATAACATACCGTTTGCTGCTGTAAGCGCATTACGTTCAGTAGTTGTTAATGATCCTGCTTGTATAAATCCAGTTGCTTTTACGTTACCTCTTACATCAAGTCTTAAACCTGCTGCTGGAGTATAATCACCAAGTGCCATATTGCCATCAGTTATACCTACATAGTTTGTTGGTGCATATGTTGCGCCATCGGATGCTGTACCAATATATAATCCAGAATGCCAACCTGCAAACGATACATATGTTTTTGTACCACTGTCGTCAATTTGATCCCATGCTAACACTCCAATATTTTGATCAGATGGTGTACCGGAATCTGTTCTTCTAATCTTTAGATATGACGCATTGTCTGTATTAGAAATAAATGTATTACTTATTGCACCGGTTGTGCCGTTGGTTATATCTAAGGTATCAGGGTATGTTATACTACTAACATCTTCTAAATTTCCGTGTAATGTATTATCAATACCATCAACTATTAGAGTTGAGTCATTTCCAAACACACTACCTGTAACATCACCGTCAAATGTATCGGATGCCGCTGCACCACTATCAACACCTATTACCCAATCTGCGCCATCATACTTTAAAACACTATTTGTTGTTACACCTGTTGTGTCTACATTAGCAAGTTGATTAAGTGTAATGCCTGTTAAGTTACTACCATCACCGTAATGATCTGCACTTACTCTGCCCAATGCTGCATCAACTAATACTGTAGTGTCATCACCTCTAACATTACCTTGTATATCGATTGCATACTCTTGGCCTTCTTCAACACCTGCTCCACTAGCAATACCAGTTAACCCGCTGCCGTCACCTACAAAAGCGGTTGCACTAATATTTCCTGTTCCTGAAATATTAAATCCGTTTAAACTTAAATTTTGAGTTAATGATGCAGGTGAGCTTGCTGCGCTACTTGATACTAGTACTCCGCCTTGTGTTGATCCGTCACCAACATATATCTGTTTAGTATCAGTTGTGTATATTAGTTCGCCAACAGCAAATGTCTCGGCAGCTCGCTCTGCATTGGTTCCACGTCTTAGCTGTAATGCCATTTGAAAATTCTCCTAGGTGATATTTTGTTATATGTATTTATCACCTAGGAGCAATTATCATTTATTTAATTTGAGAAAACGTTTAACACGTTTAGTCAAGTCTTTTCTAATGCGATCCATGTCCATACGGAAGTCTATATTATCAATAGTTGGTTCGTATTCTTGAAACAGTGTTTCTAAACTTTGCTCAATGTCGTCAATTGATTGCTTCTTACGACTATCTTTGATGTCAACTTCCCATACATTACCGTCTTTAAACTTAATAATGCATTTTTTCATATATTCAATTGGTAATATTTCAATTTCAATATCTTGAAATATATCATCCCAATCAGTTTCGTCGGTCTTGTTATTTGGATCTGTCACTCACTAGGCGCTCTCGGTTGCTTTTTTTGTTGCTTTGCGTTTAGTAGGCGATAGTTCTTCAGCCTGTTCTCTTAGAGCTTTTGCTTCTTTAAACAGTCTGTCAGCATCACTACGCAACTTAGCAGCAATAGCATCATCAGTCAACACTTCACTTTGAGGAGCTTCTAGTGTAGTAGGTGCTGGAGTTTCAACTGATGCAGTTGTTTCCGGCTTTGGGTTTGCTTGGCTTTTAACTGCAAGATCATCAATTGCAACACCTTTTTGCTGTGCAATAACTTCGTTCAATTCACTTAGTAGTACTACACTTGATCTGTTAGGAACCATTTCAATCTCGTTTGTTGGAAATTTACGCATATGGCCAGTTGTATGTAGTCCAGTTAACATATTTCTACCATCTGAAAGATATGTACGTTGCATTGCTTCGTAAAATTCATCTGCTCTTTGTCCTGCATCTGATTCGACTAACTTCATTAGATCGTCATGATCTGCTGCTGCTAGAGCATCTGATGTAACAACTAAGCACGAATATGGATCGTTTGGAATCGTACGATACGCTACAACTACCTTTCGTTGATTGTTTTTAATTCTTCCTACGTGTTTATACATGTATTACTCGCTTTCTGTAGCCTCTGGTGCTGGCGCCGCGGCTGCTGCGGCCTCTGCTGCTTCTTTGGCTTGTTTTTGTTGCTCTTCAACATTGTTTAGGAACAACTCTAATTTATTATAGATAATACCTACAGCTGCCATTTCTTTTGGTTTAAATGCACTACGTTCACTAGCAACATCAATGATGCCTTTCATAGTAGCTAGATCCTGGATTGTTAGTTCGTTTGGATCTGTTTGTGTCTGTTCTTCTGCCATTTTAATACTCCTATTATAAATTACTTATTTGGCTTTTTTTAATTGTACTTCAGATGTGGACAAGCTAATAAGAAATAGCTAAGTTCTGAAGGTGATTCAAATCCTACTTTCATTGAAGGTGTGATTTGATCGTTTACTAATTGGACCGATCGTCCAATAAAATATCTACCGTTACAGTTTGATGTAATCCATTCTTCCATTGCACTAGTAATATTATATTTCATTGCAAAGGTCGTTGTTTCAAAGTAAGGAGGACAAAAATCCAACTTACGTATATCTAAAACATTTAAAGGATTAATTTTACCTTTTATCACGCAGCCTCCTCGTAGTGCGCTGTCATGCCGAATGGCGCCTCAAGGTTCTTATCGTGGTGTGAATGAATTACAAACACTGTTTCACACCAGTCTGGGTCACCCCAACTATCCCATGCGTATCCATCTGTAAACATAATAAAACGCTTGGGTTGAATACCATGCTCTTTCATATAGTTCCAGTTAGCATCAAAGTCAGTACCGCCACCGCCTTTAATTTCGTATTCGGTAATTTCACGTCCATCGTCGCCTGCAAAATCATCTTCGTTGTATACACTTGTATCAAAGCACCAGATCTTAATTTTATAATCTTTAAACTGATCCATGATGCCTTTTACTTCACCTAAAAAGTCTGCGGCTTGTGCATTACCAATTGATCCACTCATATCAATTGCAACACAAATATCAATAGTTTCGTCAAAATTCATACCTGGAAGAATAGCACCAGTATGCCAACCTTTGCGTGATGGGCGACTAAATGTATAATCGCTTTTAATTGTGCTTTGAATCTGTTGTTGAATAAGTTCACGCCAGTTCATTTTAGGTTCAGTTAGTTCTTTGATCAAACGCTGTACACCTACTGGTGTATTTCCAGCACCTGCACTTTGAGATGCTTGAATCATTGCTTCTTTAATTTCATCTTTAATAGCTTCACGTTCGGCTTTGCTATATGTTGGACGACCTTTGCCTTCTCCTTCGTCGCCGTCGTCACCTTCGCCTTCCCAGTCAATATGTTCGTCTAGCATTTCGCCTAGTTGCTTTAGGTATTCTTCACCGTTCTGTTTAGCTTCTTCATACAAGTCGTCGTACACTGCTTCACTAGCCCAACCACGGTATTTAAAGTCTTGAAAGCAATTTACAATACTTGGGATAGTTCCAATTCGATCATCTACTAACAAGTTATTAACAATATAGTCACATGCAATATTATATAGTCGAGGATCACGATCTTCTCTACGTGTTAAATGATCAAATACCATATGTAGAATTTCGTGTGCAAGAACAAACTCAATTTCTTTATTGTTCATTGCATTAAAGAACTGTACATTGTAGAATAAGTTACGACCGTCTACAGCGGCAGTAGGAAGCCAATCAGCACGTTGAACTTTCAAACGTGTTGCCATATTACCAAAGAAAGGGTGTCGTAATAGCAGTCCGATACGAGCAGTAATAATACGTTCGTATACATCGACATTCATTTCGTCCAACTGTTCATCTGTTAGATCGGGATCAGGTTGCCATGTACGTAATTCAGATGCTGTCTTTTCTGTCGACATCTTCATTGCAACATAATGTGGTAAAAAGTCTAACATGCGTATTCTCCTTCAGTGCCTATATACTTATAATACACTTCTATTTACGTTTTGTCAAGAGAAAAGTTGGGCGAGATTGACCCGCCCAACTGTATGGCGTCTTATGCACTCTGTGCAGCCTTGATGTATTTGCCATAACGGTCATGAAATTCATCAAAACATGCAATTGCGTCTGGATCAATTGGCAGTGAGTATTGCGTAAGAGCTAATTTGATACCCATAACAACTAATTCAGTTTCAAAGTTATCCATTGCAAAGCGTAAAAAGTTGTTGACTTTATCATCAAACTTTTTATCATTTTTGTCACATGCTTCTTTAAGCTCATAACAAAGACTTACAGTCAAGGAATACTTGGCACTGATTTCTTGTGTCTGTAATTCTTTTACTTTGCCGGATAAAATATCGCTTGGATTAGGCATACTAGATGCAATCTTGCGATGCGCCATAAATTTAATTCCAAGTCCTTCTCCAACAGAACCAGCAACTAGATCTGTTGTAGTAGACTCATCATCATCGTCTTCAAGTAGTTCTGATACAAATGTCCATGAGCGAGGAGAAGCAAATGAACGACTAGAACTACGTGGATCAAAATCATACAAATCGCCTTTGGCAAAAGTTAAGTAGCCAACAACGTCTTTGTGGATATTGTTTGCAACTGACCATTCAAACCAGTCGTCAAAATTGACAGCTAATTCTAAGTGAACGAATCGGTTAGCAAGTGGAGCAGGCATACGATATGTCACGCCTTTGTCTGCTTCACGGTTACCTGCGGCAACAATAACTACATTGTCCGGTAACTTATATTCACCAATACGACGATTAAGTGTCAACTGGTACGCAGCCGCTTGTACTGCTGGTGCCGCAGAATTCATTTCATCTAAGAACAATGTAATATGATCATACTTAGATGCCATTTCTTCATCTGGCAATTCCATAGGTGGTGCCCACACCATTTTACCTTGTGTTGAATCAAAGTAAGGAATGCCTTTAATATCTGTTGGTTCCCAAAGAGATAGTCGAATATCAATCAAATGACTGTTAGGAAAGCTATCGTTTACTTGCCCTACGATATCTGACTTACCAATACCTGGAGGACCCCAAATAAAGATAGGACGTTTTTTGCGCATTGCCCGGCGCAAACTTGCTTTTGCCTTGTTTGGCGAAACTGTTCTTAAATCTGACATGCTGTATTCCTCTCATGTTTATCAGTGCCTATAAACTAATATAACATTGGAATGGTTGCTTGTCAACCTTTACTTGGTAAGTTTTCTGATCTTTTCATGGCTTTTGTTATACCGTACTTACGAAGATCGCCACTGAACAGTGTAAGTTCAACTGCTTTTTTCTCGTTGGTTACGTGTATAGCAGTGTTATCAAGGTAATACGGACAGTCAATAAACTGATCTAAAAATATAATTACCTGTGTGGTGATTGGCATATCTGGTGGATACAGTATTCTATATGTTGCTAGATCAATTTTAGAAAGCATATCAAACCCTTCTTCGGTTAAACGAAGTCCGCCGACTTCCTTTTCTCTAGTGTTCTTCCACCATGTTGGAAAGTACTGAGCTATGTTCTCTTTACTAATTGCCAGGTTAAGTTGTTTTAAAAAAAGTTTTGTATATACTGTCTTATTCATCTGTAACTTTTTCGCCTGCTGTTAATTTAAATACAGCAAAGTCGTTAGTCTTAAACATTATGTTTAGTTTTTTAGAAAGATTAATTGCATGTCCTGGATTTGAAAAACTTGTTTTCTTATACTTAGGTCCGGGATAATTTGTTAATTTGTTTTGTGACTTTAAGTTAAATGGTTTGTCTTTATAGAATACCGCCCAGATAGCTTCAGCATCGAGCACTTGCTCACTCTTGTAAGTTTTACCGTCTACAAATTCCATTAATATATTTGGTGCTGGTCTACTCATATGCGTATCCTTTAGTTATATACGCATATATTTATCATTTTAAATGTCTATTTCCATTCGCCACCACCGCCTATTTCTACTTTTATGATGTCATCTGACGCCCCACTAGCATTTTCTTTTACAAATTTTTCTAAGTCTCCGTGTATACGAGACATAACAATACCAAGTGCAAATGCTAGATTTTTTGCTTGTGCAATATCCATACGAACTTCTTTGGCACGACTGTTTTCAGCAGCCTGAACTTGTTTGATAAACTGTTGTAATGGAGCAGTATTAAGTGGTTCGTTTGACATTGCTTAGAGCCAGTTTCATTTCAATTTCAGTCTTATAAGGACCCATATATTCATTGCGCTCAACTGTAACTTGCTTTGGACAAAAACTTTTAAGCCAGTTTACGTTAAACTTAATTAGATAATAACCAGCACAATACACACTACGACTCTTTTCACTTTTTGTAAACAACGGAAGTTTGTTTTGTATATCAAACATACTGTTGTATGGTGTTGTGCGTGTAGGAAATCCATGCACTGAAAAGTCTTTTTGCTCTTCAGGTGCAATAACTTTTGCAGTTAAAAAACTAGGCCCAAACTTTTTAGTTAGATCTGATGCATCGGAGTGAAAGGTAATTTTACCTTTGTTACTAAAAATGAAACCTTCGTCGTTTTTACTAATTGTGCCAACTTTTTCTCCGGCTTCTTCGACAATCCAAAACTTATCCTCTAAGATTGGTTTAGCATTAATTGTCATTTATATACCTCGCTTGTAATGGTGTTGCATAAGATGCTGCCTGGTCTGCAATACGTTGCATATCCCACTTAGCACAGAATTTCATAAGACGCATGCCTACTTGTTGTACTTCTTTAGGCTTTGCATTTTCTTCAATAGTACTATTAATTATCTCTCTAATATCTGCAGGTTGTGCAGTCAAGTCACATAGTACAACATTGCGGTTGTAGTCATCTAGTACACGATGTTCTTCGCCATTATGATCAGTCCAGCGTTGCAACATCATATTGTTCCAGTTGTAACCTTTAGTGTCTTTGTCTGCAAATGCTTCAATAAGACCTACTTTGTTCTTAGTGCCTTTCTTGCGTACACCGGGGTAAGCACTAAACACGTTGTCACTAGTATCGCCACGCATACACTTTTCAAACAACATAAAGTCGGGCTCGGGTGCAGGCTTAGGCTCTTTAGTCTTCTTGTCAATAACAGGCTCACGCTTCTTATCGTCAAAGTATCCTTCGTGTGTAATAATAGTATTGCTAACACCGTTGTACTGTTGTACATTAGGTGCAATAAGTTGTGCAAAGTCGCCGTCAGTACTAATAATAACATGATTGTCATTAGGGTGTGCTTGCACCCAACCAGCAATTAAGTCATCTGCTTCTAGTTGCGGATGACGCATTACTGTACAGTTAGTTTTGTCTGTAATAAATGTTTTAAATTCGTCAAAGCACTCCCAAAAGATTGTATCTTCTTCTTGCTGTGCAGGAGTTAGTGCATCGCGAGCAACTTTTCTGTTGCGCTTGTAAGGCTCATAATAGTCCTTGCGCCAGCTACGACCTTCTAAACAAAACACAACATGATCTGCATCAAAGTCTTGCCATGCTTTCTTAACACCTGACAATGTAATATGGAAGGCCATACCGACCTTAGTGTCAATATCGCCACGTACTACATGCCTTGCACGAAAGAAAGTGTTAGCAGTGTCTACTAGAATATAAGTTGCCATTAGTTTGCCTATTGTTGTTTATATATACGATTATATACGATTATATACGATTTGTCAAGCATTAACTTACTTCGCTTTTGCCTTTATCAATTGGCACTACATTAATGTAACCAGTGTTTACTTTAGAATCAACTGCTTCTTCTTGTAGCATGTTATACACAATGTCACGGAACCATCTATCAACAATTTCTTCTTCGGGATCTGATTCTTCTCCGTATCCGTTTTGTATTAGTTCTTGAATAAAGTATTTGTTCCAATCAAGCTCAAAGAACCCATTACGGATATTGTCTCCGTTGACTTGCATATCAAGTACATTTACCCAAGGTTCCTTCTTACGTGTTGCATATTCTTTTGGATCACGTACTTTAATAACTTCTAGTTCTTTTTGTTCCTTAGCAGTAACGCCTGTTAAGTCTCTTACTTTTTTACTCCACCATCCCATTATAGACCTGCCTTTCTAAGTGCGTCTTGATCGATAGGCGCCTTCATAGCCTTTTCGTGTTGTGCATTTTTATATTGTCTAAGTTCCCCAGGCATTTCCGAATAAGCTGATATGGAGTCTTGGGGTAAATCGCCATCCTTCTGCCATACACGCTTCAGCCACGTCTTTAACGTTGAGGGTGTATTCTTCACTGCGTCCGCCCATTGGCATAAGATATACCGGACATTCCACCCCGGCACTTCTGTAAGCGTCCACAGCTCTTTTAACTTCTTCAAAGTCGTCTTCAGTAGCCACAACAAACTTAAGATAAAGTTCGCTATCAGTAACGCACTGATACTCACTAGCAACATCAGGCTTGATAGCAGTTTCCCAAGGTTCTCCTGAGACACTAAGTTTTGGGGAACAACTCCAAGTGACTGTAAGTCTGTCGCTGTTGTTGAGATAGTTGTAGAGATCGTCGTGTAAATGTTGTGTAGTGTTTGTTTCAAATGTGATGTTCCTTAAATCCTGCATACGTGGATGTTCAAACAGCTCTACGTAAAGCCGTTGCCACGCTAACAACGGTTCACCGCCTGTCATGATCAAGTGTACATCTTGACCATTGTCCTGTACCCACTTACCATTAGGAGTAAGTGAAAGTAAATGCTCAACTACTTCGTCCACAGTTGCTTGTCGATTAAAGTGTTTAAACTCTGGATAGATACTTGCATATGTATCGCAACCTGTGTGTATAATAGGCAAGTCTGTAAATTCTTTAGTTGTTTCATGTACACCTGCGTCAAGTAATCCTTGTACTTCGGCATTGTGAATAATGCCTGCTTTTTGTTTTACATCACGCATTGGCTCGTTCTTTAAGCCAAAGTTCATACAACGAAAGTTACAACCGAAGGTGCGTAGGAATACACTGGGTACTCCTACAAACTTGCCTTCGCCTTGTACGCTATAAAAAGCTTCTGAATATCTAAGTTTCATTAGCAACTAAACTCCTGTTGTAGTTTAATGTTATCAAAGAACTCTTTCTTTGTACCTGCATCATCTTTAAATGCGCCACGTAGTACTGTAGTTTGTGTTAAACTACTATGTGCCATAATACCGCGATTCTCACAACAACCGTGTGTTGCTTGAATATAAACACCTAAATGTTCTGCACCAGTTGCGGCTTGGATCTCACGTGCAATATCATTTGCAAGTTCTTCCTGTAGTGTGCCACGACGTGAACACCATTGTGCAATACGTGTGTACTTGCTTAGACCAATTAACTTATCAGCGGCAATAATACCAATGTATGCAATACCTGCTACTGGCTGGTGATGATGCGAACACATACTTTTAAGTTCACTGCGTACTACTAACATACCTTCATAGCGATCATCGCTATCATTAGGAAATGCTGTTGCACTTGGCGCTGGATCATAACGTCCTGCCATAATTTCATTAAAGTACATTTTAGCAAGACGTCTTGCTGTGCCTTGTGAGTTAGGATCGTTATGACGATCAATCAATAGTGCATCTAGTACACCTTCAAATGCTGTAGTAGCATTATCAATAAGTTCTTCTTTATCACCATTTTGTAATACTTGTGAAATATTGTCGCCTGCCCAGTGACGAATGCCTAGTTCATCTAGGCGGGCTTTTAGTTGTTCTGCTTTGCTCATTTTTTCTCCGAGTTATAGACGTGGATGTCTATATAGTTTATAGTAACATTATTTAGATCTTTTGTCAACTAAAATGTTCATTTAACATTTCAATACGATCTGTTGCGGCAGCCATTTTATCAAGTTCTTCTTGAATAGCTTCAACAATATCGCTATGCTCACCGATACCAACACTTTGATGCATATACACCAAGATGTTTGTTTTTGCTCTTTCGAGCTCTCCTTCGGCATGCATACGAGCTGCCTTTACTAGTTGTTCACGCATTGTTTTCTCCTTTTAATGCTTTTATAGTTTGTTGTTTCTCTCTGTCTCTTACAAAGAGATCTTCACCAGCATACGTACTACATTTATCTAATGCATCTTCGATATGCCATAGTAACTCATACAAGTCTTTTTTACAACCCCAAGTAACAAATCCGTCCATTCGAGGATCGCTTTCAGCAAAACTAATTTTGTTTACGCCTTGTTTTAGGTCACTTAGACTCCAGTCAACTATCATTCGTCGTATTCCCAAGGAAACACAATCCAAGTATCTTCTTCGCTAGTGTCAATTTCTTTCCAATAATAATCAACACCGTCAAATTTTGTATGTGTCTTTTCACACATGGTAGCAAAGCGAACATTGTCATTCCAAACATCATTCCAGCCTTCGCTATTGGGCAAGCAACCGCTTTGCCAATCTTCTCTAATCCATTTGAACGTAGCACCTGTATCGTTAATGTCATCTACAATTAGTATTTGCTTTCGCATTTTAGGTTTGCATTGTCCATCGTGATATCCAAAAGCATCTTCGGCCATCCAGCAGTTTGATTCTTGTGTAGCATTGTCACGCAAACGCACATCTAGCGCATAATGATTACAGTTGAGCAGATGACTAAGCATTACACTAATTGGTAATCCACCTCTATTCAATCCAACAATATAATCGGGCTTCCAGCCATCTTTATACATTTTTAACGCAATATTAGTTGCAGCCGTATTAACGTCTTGCCAACTATAGTATGTTTTTACCATTTTTAATACTCTACTTTTTGTTGTAAATATTGTATTTCGACGTGTTTTGCATTTATTTCGTCATTAAACCCATCTTCTAATCTATATGACACGCCTTGTTTATACAATTTAATATTTAATTTATTCATATTGTTTACTAAAGTGTTTAGTTCTTTAACCATTTGTTCTACTTTTGGATCTTTCATTACCAACCGAGCCTTTCCCAAGGAACATCTTTATTACCAAAGTGTCCGTATGTACAGTTCTTACTATAGTTATTATACTTGAATAAATCGAATCTGTCAATGATTCCTTTTGGAGTCAAGTCAATCTCACGTTCAATAAACTTTGCAATACTAGCATTGTGTCCATTCGAATCAACATAAATGCTTGTAGGTTCTTTAACACCAATAGCATAGCTCAACTGGATATTGCACCAGTCTGCCATATTGTCTGCTACTACATTCTTGGCGAGCCATCGTGCCATGTAGGCGGCACTTCTGTCGACTTTTGTTGGATCTTTGCCACTAAACGCACCGCCACCATGAGGAGCAAAACCCCCATAAGTATCAACAATAATTTTCCGCCCAGTAACACCTGCATCACCGTCAGGACCACCAATAACGAAATTTCCAGTAGGGTTAAGATGCCATGTAGTTCTTTCATCAACTAAGTCTCCTAATTCTTCCATTGCGGCAAGTTTACAAAGATGTCTTGCTTCTTCTACGTTGCCTTCTGTGTGCTGTGTACTTATCACAACTTGATCAATACGTTTGATCACACCGTCACGTCTAGCACCATAGTACTCGACGCTTACCTGACTTTTAGCATCTGGTCCTAGTATAGCACCACGTTTGCCTTTTAAGTTCTTTAGTATCTCATGACTGTAATGAATAGGTGCTGGCATCATACTGTCTGTATGATTACAAGCATAGCCAAACATCAAGCCTTGATCGCCTGCACCAAAGTCGTCTGTACCTAGTGCAATATCACCACTTTGTGAGTGAATCTCATTATAGATACGCAAATTATCCCAATGAAACCCTTCTTGTTCATAACCAATCTCTTTAACTTTGTCACGCACGATTTGTTTAACTTTGTCCTTAGTGACATTAAAGTTTTTTACTTCGCCCGCTAACGTTACATGGTTAGTGGTTACAAGTGTTTCAATGGCAACACGAGAAGTTTCGTCTCCATTAGCAAGCCCGGCATCCACTAGTGCATCAGATATTTGATCTGCTACTTTATCGGGGTGTCCGTCACTAACACTTTCGCTTGTAAAGATATAGTTGTTCATTTTTTCCATTCATCCATTTCTGTTTTTATTTCATCGCCTTCGCGATCATTTGCAATTGACATTGCCATACTTTGTATATCGTCAAGTAATGCATTTGCAATCGTCTTGTCGTATGTTTTACCACTTAGTTCGCTATATTGATTGCGTATACGATGTAGTTCGATAGCCTTATCTTTCATAACTTCGAGTCTTTGTATTAGTTCTTCAATAGTGTGTAGCATTAAAAGTAATCCTCCAATGTGCCTTTACGCTTTGTATCTAGTGTAGCACAGTGGAAGCCTCCGCTCATACTACGTGCTTGACGCATAGGTAGTCCAATAGTATCAATGCCGTGCTTGCCTAATATACGTCTTAGTGCTTCTTGTTTTTCATCTACAACAACCAGTTCTTCGTTAACACTTAGGAAGTTAAGTCCAATGTACGGGCTACACGGAGCAACACCTGTGTTTGCTGGCGGTACGTGTAGGTCTTCTTCGCCTACCCAAATCTTGTCCCAGTCTTTGAAAATAGGTGGGTACCAATCTTCACTTAGTCTGCCTGCGTTTAACAGCACCAATCCAGGGCGTAGCGGCAGTACTGTGCTATCAAAGTGTGCAAAGCTATAGTACTTCTCAGCAACGTGTAGGCGATAGCCTTTGGGCTCTAAGATAGTCTTAAGCCACTGAAAGCCTAGTTGGTTGCCACTGTTGCTTACTTGGCACAACAAGTCACGTCCCATACGAACAATATTTGGTGCATCAAAAATAATCTCTTTGTTTACTAGTGTAGCATCACGTCTGTCTTCTAGTTGATAGTTGTCATCTGTTAAGATAGGCTTTGGAGCATTGATCCACTGTGTACCTTCTTGCATCCAGCGATACAAATGTTCGTAGTATGCTCTAGTTTCAAAGTATCTTGCTCGCATAGGGCTTGGACATTCAATAATCATATTATCCAACGGCAGCAGCAAATCTCTTGGACAGAATGTATACCACCCTGTTGTTTCCCACTCTGGAGTGCTAAACTTTTTGTTGTGATCTACAGGCTCTGGACGCATTGTTTTTACACCTAGTCCTTGTAGACATTTTTCTAGCCCGTCAAGGTCTTCGTTTGCTTCGTCTACAATCCATTGTGCAATAGGTTGTCCATCAAACTGTTTGATGTCTTCTGCTTCTTCACCACCGTAGATAAAGCTGTGTGTACTCTTATTCATAGTAGGATGTACACAATTATCAGCAGTGCCGATGATAATTTCTTGCAATGGATCCCAATCGTTGTTACTCTGTACTGGCAAAATTTAATCCTTTTATATACTGTTTATGGAAACTTAATCTATTTGTATTTCCGCCGCGATTATATTGGTTATATATATTTTTATCATCTATACCAAAAATTACTGTCGCACTTGGATTTATTCCTAGCTCATTACAAAATTCTTTTTGTTTTTGTATATATTTTTGTGGTATGTAGTCGGGTGTAAAGTTTTCAAGATACTTTATGCCTAATGCTGCACCTAGTTTGTTGTTATATGAAATTTTATGGTATACAAACATAGTATCGTCGTCATCGACTTTAGTATATCTTATACCAATACGTGCATATGCTACTGGAAAACTTTTACTAAGGCTAAAAGTTACATCAGTTATACAATTATATGCAATATCAATTGATACGCCGTAACAAGCACCAAAATATGCACAATCTACCAGTACTGGTATTCCAAGCTCACAGCACTCACGCATAAGTTCATGATACTTAGAGTGCTTGTCGCCTGTATCTGCAAATGGTAGACTAATTACTACTGCATCTGCTTTGTGCAACGGTTCATCTTCTAAATATGCCCAAACATATTTGTCTCTCCAAGCAAGTTTATGATACATATACTCGCCTTTAAAACAGCGGAAGCGTCTTTTAGAATTTTTCATATAAAATTTATCAAATGATTCGGTTGTTCCGTTGCTATAGCATTTGTATTTAAAATCTTCTAACCCTGTAATACTATTAACTGTTGATTTTTTAATCCATTTGTCGTAGTCATACAAAAATTCGTCAATAATGTTGTCATTATTGAGACATTGTAGATCTAATGTATTACGTAAAAGTTTTGTAGTTTCTGGATCGCTTATTGCAAAAGCACTTCCAAAATCCATATGTCTTTTATCATTGGGTATATTTGTCATCTTCGTCCAAAAATGTTATTTGCGAAACAATACATTCACTTGGACCAAAGTTTGACATTCCGTGCCATGTATCGCCTTTCCACGTATATGTATCACCTGCTTGCCAGTGTGTATATACTTCGTCGCCAACTTGTAACACTTGTCCTCTATCCCAATCCGACATCATAGTAACAGTGCGACATATATCGTCTGCTTGATCCTCTGTGATATTATTAAATTTTACAAATGTAGCATATGTGTCAAAGTGCCACATTAAACTGCATCCGGGTGTTAGTTTTAAAAAGTTATAGTTAAATTTCATATGTGCATAAGGTACAATAACACTAGTTAAACCTTTTGTAAGCTCAGGTCTAATACACATATAATGTAAACTACCTTCTTTTGGTACTTTCCATTGTTTGTACATTGCTTCTAATGCTTTTTTATTTTTTGTAGCAAATGTATCCCAACTACTATCTTCTGGGATTTCATCTGTCATATGTGTAGCTTCCCAATCCAGTGTTAGTAGATCGTTTTTGCTCCATGTAACTTCGTCTACTGAACTTTCTTCAGCACCGTGTTGTTTCCATTCTTCGTAACTGCGCATGTCCATCATGCTTCTCCTTTCAAGTGCGCCTCTATATATTGCCTATTTGGTATTTTATTTGTTTTTAGTATTTTTATAAGTTGATTTTTATCAGACTGCTCTAAGTTTATTATATTAAGTTTCTTTGGATATGTCAAGACATTTGTTGTCCATTTTTTATAATTATTAGCAAATTCACACATATCAGGTAATCCTTGCCAGTTATTTTTATGTAGCGTTGTATGAATAGTATAATCAAATGTATCAGCAATTTCGTCTAATGTTTTGACTACTCTACTCCAAACACTACCGCCACGTACTTGTTCGTTTAATGCGCCTACTCCGTCAATACTAACTGTAAAATGTACATGTTTGCATTGACTAAGTAGTCTATAATCATCTTCAACAAGTTTGTGCATACCATTAGTAAAGTACTCAACTTCTAAATGTTCTAAGGTGTCAAATGACTCTAGGAAGCGCCTATGTCTATTAGTCATTAATGGTTCGCCACCTAAGAAAACAACCTTACTAATGCTTTCTGGTATATTTCTAAATTCTGTAGTACTGGTAATTCCTTTTTTAGGAGGCAAGTCTGGGTTTTTCTTTACCCACCAACTGCTACTCCACTCTTCCCAACAGCCATCGCATGTAAGATCGCATATGTTATCAAATCCTACTTCAAGATATCTAAGTTTGATATCCATTGGGTATGTTTTATTAAACCATTCTCGTAAACTTTCCTTGCCGAGACTTTCTTCATGCTTGCACTTTGCACAATTTGGATCATCGATAGTAAAGTTCTCACGTAGTGCTTTATATTCGTCACTGTATAGTATACTGCCTACATCACCGTCAAATGTTTGTATAGGTGTTTTATAACGGCAGCAAGGGTAGACACGATTGCCTCCCCTAATGTTTGTATGACTATATAATGCTGAACAACTAGAATGGAGTTTCATCATTTTCTTGGTGATTTCCTTTATAGTCTTGCTCTACCATTTTGTAAATTGTTTTAAAATTTTCGTATGCTTTTTCTAAAGCTGGGTAATATCCAACCATGTTATGTATTTTATCAATGCTAGGCATTGTATCTACAAACTCAGTTTGTTCCCAGGTAATATTGTCAGCCCAATGTGTATCTTCGAGTGTGATAGTACTTGTTGTATCGATTGTAATAGTATCAATGCTGCTAGTATCGATACTACTTATAGTAATGTCTGACACATCAAATGTTAAATCCTCGTCAATACTAGTATCAATTGTGATTGTGTCTTCTAAGTTCCAGTTCGTACTGGTCATTGCACATTTCCTCTATTGTTTTTGTAAGTGTAACATGCTCGCTAAGAGTATCTACAACACTGCTCACAGCATCTCCTTCTCTACGAGGTGCTTCTATAATATTTAATTGTTTACCAGTTACTTTTTGCATAGTGTCAATAACTTCTCTAACACTATATCCTACATTACTGCCTAAACATTCATATGGCGTATTTGCGGGGCCTCGTTCCACGGCTGTGACAATGGCGCCAGCCAAATCAACAACGTGAATATAATCACGAATGCAAGTGCCATCCCTAGTATCATAGTCCGTACCAAAGATCTTAAGGTCTGGTATCTTTTCACTAGCCACCATAGCAGCGACACGAATAAGATGGGTAGGAGCACCCAATTGACGATGAACACCGTCAGTACCAGATACGTTAAAAAATCTAAAGATGGTGTATCCATCTGCTTTCTCCTTAATTACATCTTCTGCTGCCACTTTACTGCGAGCATAAGGTGATGCCATTTCCCACGCACTACTTGTACTAGCAAAAATTACATGTGGTGTTGTTGTCATTGATAGTAAGTTTGCTGTACCGCCTACATTTACTCTATAATACTCTGCTGGTTCTTTTAAACTATCAGGCACTACACTGCGTCCTGCAAGGTGTACAATAGCATCGTAGACGCCACCGGCATATTGACCAGTAACGTCTACGTTATAATACTCGTCACAGAATTCCTTAACATCATTAGTTTCGCCGTGGATTTCTGTATCCCAACCTATAACTTTATGACCTTTTTCTTTAAGTAATTTGCATACATGGCTACCAATGTAACCGCTTGCACCTGTAACTAATACTTTCATTTATTGCTCTCGCAACTTTCCGGATAATGCTTTTAATAGCAATCCATATGCTGGTAAGAAGATAATCAAACCTACTGCAATCTTTAGTACAGTTTGTGATCCTGCAATCTCCATCCAGTTTGCTGCCATATACTCGTCTGCTGAGTTGTTAAACGCAACAAAGAAGAATGTGTAACTATCAATTACGTTTGCAACTACAGTTGACAACGCTGGTGCTAACCACCATGCACGATACTTTTCACGCAAGTATTGGAATACATATACGTCTAGCATTGTACCAACTGCATATGCTGTAGCACTTGCAAAGCCAATACGTAGTGCAACACTCTGCGGTGCACCTTCTAGCAATACTACTGCAATACTACCAATGATAGCAAGCGGATAGGCTGCTGCGATAGTTGCTCGTGCAATATTCTTACCTAGCATACGCACAGTAAGATCGGTTGCAAGAACAACAATCGGGAATGTAAATGCAGCCCAGGTTAGTTTTACTCCAAAAAATTCAACTGGAATACTAACTAAAGCATTACTTACTACAACGACGATAACATGCAACAGCGCAAGTTTAATCATCATACTTTTATCAATATCTTTAAACAATTATTTCTCCTTCTTGTCTAATACTTGTTAACCGCTACATGATCTCTATAACGATTATCATCTCGCTTCCATTGTTCTCCGTTACCTTGCATAATATCAATGTAACGATCAATAGTAGCACTTGTCCAGTCACTAATTTTTCCCATATCTTTGTGTGGGCCTTCTAGTAACTTGTCAAGTTTGTTTCCTGCATCTTCAACACTCCAAGGTATATACATACGCTCATGACAGTTGGAAAAGATTTCAGGGAAACTTCTATAAGCAGGAAATAATACATTACAACCTAATGCATCAGCTTCGCTTACAGTATTACTTGTCCAGTCTTGTAAAGCACAGTTAAACAATACTTTACTATCGTTGACAATATGGTAATATTCTTCTTTTTTAAGATTTTCATAAATCCTTAGTACACCTTTGCTTACTAAGTCGTTTGCACGTTCAATATACTTAGGATTATTACTACGTAAAGGACCGCCTTGTAGTACAGCAAACTCAACATTTGTGTCTGCATACTTCTCAGCAAGATCCATATAAAAATCAGGTTGTTTTTCTTGATCCCAACGTGCTGCAAACACAACACGGTTGCTACGTGACTCCCAAAACGTTGGTGCTTCGCCGGATCGTTGTACAACTTCTCTTTTGTCAAAGGCTAATCCACTAATATTGTAGAGCGGCGCCTTCCAATTAGCTACTTTCATATTAGCAATCATTTCTTCATTACTTGCTAATACTCCTGTAACAAATTCGTTGCACATTTCTTCGTACAAACTCATCCATTTACCCATACCCCATACATGAACAAAGTCATCTGGGTCTACAGCTTGTGCAAGGCATCTAATAAACACCTTTGGCTGTTGGGTTGCTGGAATTTGATCCATAATGTACGGCAATGACTCCATACCAGGCTGAAACATATCTTCAAAGAAAATAACGTCTTCAGCTGTTACTTCGCCGTTGCGCATCATTTGCACCAAGTTCATCATCTGCGACATAGCAAAGTAACTACGTCCGTGTGCATCAAGAACTTGTCCAACACTAATAGATTTAGTGTCATCAATTGTTGTACCAGGTACAACTACATAGTCAATACCACGTCTTTTGAAAGCACGTTCACTCCAGTCTTGCAACTGGAGTGTATAACGTCCTTCATATGGCTCTAAGCCCATATAAAATAGTTTACGCATTAGCGTCTCCGAGGTTTACCACCACGTGCTTTTGCACGTAAGTAATTTTGATACTTCTGATACGCCTGCCATACAGGGTCAGATTTTTTATAAAGTGACTTTTCATCATACACTTTACCTTCAAAGCGACAGTAGTCGCGGAATTCGTCCAGATCGTTGAATACTTTCTGATACGCATCACGATTAAATGTGATATTCATTTACCTTATTCCTTTATGCTGGGTAAACAATTTGACAGCCGTTTTCGCCATCTTCGGCAACATCAATAACAACAAACCGGCTGGGGTATTTGTTGTTGATGTGTAGATACAAATCATCCGCAATCATTTCGCATGACTTGTAATCTAGTTCGAGAATATCTTCTTTATAAAGATTCTCTAACCAACGTTTGAATTGAATAAATTCAATGTCTCTATCGTTGTGTGTTACTTGAATTTGTACTTTAAAGTGAAACGTATGTCGATGTGGGTATCCTAAGAAACTTACATCGTATTCGTCACCTGTTGCCAGCGCAGGATCGTCGAGTGCTGCTGGATATTTGTGAATACCTTCTTTAGTAAAGGTTACCCAAATACTACGTTTTGCGTTTTCTAGTGCGTTTGCCATTTTAGCGTCCTCTTCTCTCATGCGCCGTTGCATATATGTATAATAACGTTCTTGTTGCATATTGTCAAGTGATAATTGTGTCTGTAGTGTATTTAGACCAGTCTGTAAAAACAGCCTTCTCTTTTAAATCATGTAGTCTATGAACCCATACACCAGGGTTACTTGCATCAAAGTCTTTATCGTCAATTTTTAAACAAGCATTATATCCAAGTTGATCGATATACGGAAGTTTTACGCTAATCATTGGAATAAAGCGGTTGTGTTCTGTGAATCCACTTTCTAGCAACCCTTCAATTTGGCTTGCATCAGCATCTAGTGTGACCCAATAGCCTTCTTTCAATAATGGAAATATCATAGCTTCCCAAGGTTTCCATTCGCTTTCTGTATTGCTAGTGACATTGAAACTCATATTAGCACCACAGTAGATATGTTTACATCCTTGCATTTCAGCCATGGCTATTACTTCGTCTGGATCCATGGCACCTACAACGAATAGTGTTTTCTTTCCAAACTGTGGTGTATGTTCAACTTCTGTTCCAACAAAATATTGAACACTTTCGATATCGGTTCCTTGATCGTAAACTCTTTTCATGATTTCCTCGTTTTATATTGTTCTTGCCAAAGATCCCAACGTTTTTTATAGTATTCGTTGATTTCTTTTTTAGGGTAGTTTTTTTCTTCCATGTTAGCAATGATAGTTTCGATATCTTCTAGTGCCATTTCAATTGTTTCTAAACGAACTTTTTTCTCATTTGGATCCATTTACTCCATTCTCCATTGCATTTATTTTATTCTGTATTCGATATAGTTCGTCCTTGTAGAACAACTTTTGTGTTTTTAAAGTTCTTACTTCTTGATCTACATAAAGTCTTTTTTCTAGTTCTATAATTTTTTCGTCTAATGCTCTATGTTTTTTTGTAAGCTCTGCTAGATATGCAGTTAATCCTTCGAGACTTGTCATTTATACTCCCATAATTCGTTAAATTTAGTTTGTGCATTAACAGCCTTCTTGCCAATATTTAGACGTGTTCCGATTACGTGCATCCAATAGCGATCAAAGTCTTCAATAAGTTTTAAACTTTTTTCTCGATCTTTTAAGCTAAAGATTTCGTCTACTATTTCTTTAAACTTAACTACACCATACTTTTGGAAGTCAGTATCGTTAATTAGCATGTACGGAAACTTGCCATTGTCGTATTCTCTGTTTGCACGTTGTGTACTTTCGATGTGCATCCAGACATTATGGCCCATTTGTAGTGCATAGCTAAAGCTATCCCAACTGGTGCTATCTTTTTTACGCACAGTAGTATTACCATCAGCATCTAGTAGAGGATTGCCTTCTTTATCTAAGTCAACATCACCTGCTTTTACTTTTATAGTACCGACTTTGTTTTTATCACCTTCTGCATAGATACAGATATCATTCATCTTGCAATGTTTGCTAATAGGAGAGTCTTCAAATGCATCTAGTATGTTGTCAGTTATAACTGCATCACTAAACTTGCGTTTATCTGTAGCATACTTCAATGAATCGGCACCCGGAGCCATCATGTAACTCCATTTGCCACGATCTTCGATGCGGATACTGTGATAAATCTGTCCGTTTGCTGTAGCAAGAAACGGAGATGCACAGTCGTATGTAATCATAAAGTTTTTGTTATGATATTTACGTACTGCACGTTGAATGTCTGTAAGTAATACAGCCCATTCTAACTTACTAGTACCCAGGAAGTGCATTACATCATGCAATCCTTCTTCTAGCAAGCCATCGTGTATCATATGCACAAGGCGCCTTAAGATAAGATGCACATCACACATGTTTTGTCCGCCCATTGCCCACCCGTTAAAGTGTGTGTCTGGGTATTTTGCTGGATCACAATAGTCCTTAAACTCTTCGTACCAACTATCAGCATCAGTATGAGTACTGCCTTGTAATACGTTGAGTACTTTAAAGTTACCACGTCTATTATCCATGTAATAACGTGCATTAATATGTGTTGCATCAACAGCATCTTGATAGCTATGAATATTTGCTGCATCTGCTGCTTTTTTGTCTTGGAATGTCCATGTTGGAATATCGAGCATCATGCCGTAATCCATATATTCTTCCATCCAGTTTACAACTAGCTCACGTTTCTTTGCAGCCAGTGGACAATCTGGATTAGTCCAATCACCTGGCCATAAGCCTTTAGCAATCTGGAAGCCTCCGGAGTCTCCAAGTAACCATGAATTCTCTCTATCACGCTTACGTAGCATATCTTCTTTTTCACTGAACTTATTAGTGTCAAGCTCGGCATGTCCTGCAGAATAGAGCGCCCATTTGTAGTGGAACGCTCCTTCTTTTGAATTCAAAAAGTTCATACTTTCCATTTTGTCGATACCAACTGGAATTCTAGCTGGCTCGACATACTCTTGGAAACGTTGTTTGCCTATAAAAGTAGCATAGAAGCCACTAATGCTAGGCAAAAATACTGCATAGTCCTTCTGTGCTTCTGTGAGATCTGTATTCATGTATTACTTCTGTTGTGCTGGGAGGATATAATCGTATGTTGCCATGCCACTGTCTACGCTAATTTTCATTGCGCCTTGATCTGTGATACTAAGAGTTTTATCACCATCTAAGTTTAAAATAGCAATAGTTTGTGCAACTGGCCACGCCCAAGTATGCGTTAATGAACCGCTGATTCCGTGTTCAAATGTAAACGAACCTGCGTGTGTAGCTTCGTCTCCAAAGTAAAAGTTTAGATTGCCATCTTCTGTTTTAACTTGGAATACATTTTCTTCACTATGAGCACCAGACATAAGTTTCATACGTGCAATTGATGCCATTGTAGGTTGGATTTCGACATCCCAGCTATTACCTTTGAACTTAACACTTTTTAGTTTTTCTTCAATAATTGCTTTGTTCATAAAGCGATAATCATTCTTAAAATCACCAGTTGTGTTTTCAAAGTGAATGTGTGTTGGGATAGTTTCGCCGTTGCGATCATCTTCAACAACCGCAATGTTAGCATTTTCTTTGTACTCTGGATTGTTCAAGTGATAAGCAAGTTTGCCTAAGTCTGGCATACCAAATGTACCAGCAAATTCGCTTACTGGATTGTGCGTTTCCGCTGTCATGATAACACTACGATCGTCTGCCATTGTTTCGATCTGTGTATCTTTTTCAGCTGTAACTTTTAGTGTTGTGATAAAGCCTAATTTGTGTGTATGGCTTACGATATCTTGTAAAATGTCGTGCATGTGATTCTCCTATATGTATTATTGTACTGCATATTTGGTATAAAGTCAACCAAATAAACTACTAACTGATTCTTCGTTTGTGACACGTCTAATAGCTTCGCCAAATAGTTGACTTACACTTACGTATCGGGTCTTTTTGCAATTCTTTGGACAGCGATTGTTAATACTGTCTGTTACTACTAGTTCTTCTAGTACACTCTTCTCAACTTTTTGACATGCTTCTCCGCTTAGTACTCCGTGTGTGATATATGCTCTAACACTTAGAGCACCGGCATCCATAATTGCTTTGGCTGCATTGCACAATGTACCACCTGAGTCGATAATGTCATCAACCAGAATGGCGTGTTTACCAGTAACATCGCCGATCAAGTTCATGACTTCGCTCTTACCCGCTTCAGGACGCATCTTATCTACAATAGCAATGTCTGCGTGGAACATATCAGCAAACTTTCTAGCACGAACAACTCCGCCTGCATCCGGCGATACAAATACTGTACCTTGTTCTGTTCCTACATTGCGTTTAATATCTTTGGCAAACACCAATCGGCTTGTTAAATCGTCTACTGGAATATCAAAGAAGCCCTGTATCTGTCCTGCGTGTAAATCCATTGTAAGTATTCTATCTGCACCTGCTGTTGCTAGTAGGTTAGCAACTAGTTTTGCTGTAATAGGTGTACGTGAAGCACTCTTACGGTCTTGTCTTGCATAACCAAAGTAAGGAATAACTGCTGTGATCCGTCTAGCACTTGATCTCTGTGCAGCATCGATCATAATCAATAGTTCCATTAGGCTATCATTTACAGGAGTACATGTACTTTGTACTATAAAAACATCTTCGCCACGTATGTTATCATGAAACTCTACAGTTGTTTCGCCATCGGCAAATGTATCAATTTTAGATGGAACTAACGCTGCAAAACAATGCTCTGCAATTTCTTCTGCTAGAGCCATATTAGCGTTTCCGGCAATTATTTTCACTTTCGTATCCTTTTGTTATAGTTGTTAGCAGCTTCAAGTATATTTAGATTATTTTTAAAACTTTCTGCCATTTTTAATAATGCACTTACATCCTTAGGGAAGCAGTGTCCTCCAAATCCTCGGTCTTCAGTAACTTGTGTATGGCTACTTCCAATCCGTGAATCCAACGCAATAAGCCTTGATACATTTTCATAGTCTGTATCAGTTGCTTTGCATAAATCGTATATTTCATTAAAGAACGCAACCTTAGTTGCTAGAAAACTATTTCTAAAATACTTTGTAAGTATAAGTTCTTCGGGTGTAGCAACATCTATGTTGACATTACCCATTGCATTTAAAAATATTTCCTGCCAAAAATGTACACTATCACCGCCAATGAGTATTGTATTGTTTTCACGGAAGTCTTCTAGTGCTGATTCTGCTCTTAAGAACTCTGGTGAAAAACTAACCTTAAGAAATGTGCGTTGAATGTACTGCCAGCCTATAAGGCTTATAGTGCTTTTAATCAGCACTGGCACATTTTTAAGATCGTTGAGTACATCATATACATTCTGCATATAACAAGTACCGTCTTCTGCTTGCGGTGTTGCAACACAAACAATTACACAGTCGCAATGCCGTAAGTCGTCGTAGTATCCTTTTGTCGGATCACTAATTAGTACTTCGTAATAGTCTTTTAATGCTTCGTGATGCGCTTGGCCTACGAAACCGTAGCCAGCAATTCCTATTTTAGTCATATTCTTTAAGTAACTTCCATGTATGTTGCCAATTATCTACTTGAATAGCTTTACTAGGATGTTTTAGTAATTTGGCTAGTGGATAGTCATTGCCACCTGGTTCCATTTTGTCACCAAAAAAGTGTATTGTAGCGCCTTTACTAAATTCGTAGTATACCTGTCCTTTATCACATCCAGTAGGATAGATGTCGATGCCTGTCTCTCCGCCAACTGTAGCAGTTATTTCTTTGAAAGAATGATTAATTTGAAATGCAATACTTTCACGTTCACGCATCAGTTTGTCGTATTTGATATATTCTTTACGTTCGTCTAGTGTGCAGTTACGTCCAATAATACTAAAGTTTACAGTACCTGGACGTTCTTCAATATGATTTCCAGTACGATATTTAAAGTTACTGCCTTGTAGCCACCCTTCAAGCATTTTTCTTAATTGGTCTGGCAATGTCCATTCGCTTTTTCGTACATTAACACCAGTAGTATAGATATCATTCCCCGAACAGTTAAACACTACTTTAGCCAGTGCATAAGTATCTTCGCCAAGTTGTTCAACAGTCTTATCTTTGTCACTTCCTGTAACAAAATATACATTATTCTTTACACAAAACTCATCAAAAAACTGTTTAAATTCAGGATCAATTTTGCCACGGCTTGGTGTTAGTGTACCGTCAACATCAAAAACAAATTCCATTAGTTCTCCATTGCACAAATAGCAGATTCACCTTCAGTAAAACTTGCTTCTAATACTGCTTTATTGGTATGACAATTAATTTCGCTATTGTAACTGTTGTAGTATGTAACTTTATATTCATCGAACACTGTAACATACGAAACTACTAATAATACCCAAGTCATACTTCACATACCCTTTTTCTAAGATCACTTGTACTAAATCTGTGATCACGTTTATTAAAATAAAAATCTACGCCACGTTGTAAGCATATTTCTTTACCAGTAAAGTCTTTGTCCTTATACTCTACACCTAATACTCTAACATGAATATTATACATTGTCAAGATATCTTTTAGGTCTTGTTCGGTGCCATATGGAATAATTTCATCCACATATTTCACTGCTTTAAGTTGTGTATATCTTTCTACAATATTTTGTACAGGTGCATTTTTTTCTTCTCTATCTACACTTGGATCCATTTGTAGTCCAACTAGTAAATAATCACATTGTTCTTTTGCTTCACGCAACATTTGTACGTGTCCTGCGTGTAGTAAATCAAATGTACTACATGTAAATCCTACTTTCAATGTAAATGCTCCTTTATTAATTTGTAATCTTTTGCGTAATATTCCTTAATATCATTAACAAGACTTTCATCCATTGCTTCTATTATTCTATTTTGAATTTCTCTCTTCTTGGTTTCTTTAGTAGAATTAATTTTAGGCAATGGTCGTATTTGTGGAAATAGCTTAAATTTATGTTTTAATAATATATCTAAACCTCCATCATCCATATTATAAAAGTATAATTTTCCATAAGCTGGTAAAAATTTGTATTGCGGAACTGTGTGTTCGTCAAACTCAATTTTTTTTAAAATTTCTAAAAATTTTATTACAGGATATTTTTTTCTTTGTTGAAATTCAAGAACTCCGCTAATCCAACGCTCGACTGGGTCTCTTAACACAACATGAAAAAATTTTGGTTTTACAAGATGTAATTCATTTCCAACATAAAACCAATTTCGTTCTAGGCCATAGTTAGCTACCAAGCTCGAAGCATTTTTTGGTATGCGTACAATAACATTATCTTTGTCAACTGACACACAAAGACCATAAGGATGTTTATATAAATCCAATCTTAATCCCATTCAAATAAAGTGTTAAATGTTGTTTTTTGTTTTGTGCTTTCTAAGTCATAGTTAAGCACACCAATAAGGTTGCCTAGTTTATTATCAATAATAACCTCTTCCATTGCATCTCCATCAAACGGCAGTTCCTTGAACCATTCTGGAATACGCAATTCATCTGTAGGATATGCAACACTTGTATAACCTAGTGGATTTTGCTTTAGTTTGCAAACAATAACTTTCATACCATCTACAATCTCTTGCGAATACTTGTCTCCATTCATACGCTTCAATGTATTCCAGTTAAGACTTGCTCTTACATGCCCTGGCATGTTTGCTTTGCCTTGCTTTTCTTCTAAGCGTCTGTAGTGTCCAATCTTGTTTGCACGTTTTGGTGCGCCTTTTTCCCACCCGGGCATTTCTTTAAACTCTTTACGGAATTCACTAATAGCATCAAGTAGTTCTTTTTCAGGCTTTTTATCTAGTACCATATCGAGCAAATCTTTTAAGAAGTCCTGCATGAAAACTGGAGTATCACTGCGCTTCAAGTCCAAGCCCATTGCTTTTACTTTGCCTCTTTTGCCGTCGCTGTCACTTCTAAAGCCTTCGATGTCATACACTAGTGCTGCATAACGTTTCTTAGTAATAAACAATCCTGTTTCTGCAACAATCTCTCTTGCTGCTGCAATAACATCGCTACGTGATCTTGGACAGTGAAATGCATCTAACATAAACTGCGGAAATGTAGTGTTTGCCTGTTCGCATACTTGATCATACAGTGTAATTACATTGTCTTTATCCCAAGGAATGTTGCCTTTGTCAATATCATCTTTTAGTACAGGATATGCACTAAAATAACAAGAGTCAGTATCGCCATATATCATTGCTTTACCAACATGGTCATATTCGCCTGTAATAACTTTGTTTACTTCGGCACTCATATGCTTAACAATAGTTCTGCCGCTTAGTGTAGTTGATTGTCCAATACGTTTATCAAAGAATCTACAGCCTGGATTAAGAATAGCACCATACAAACTGTTCAAGTTAATCTTCTTAACCAACTGTCGCTTGTCCCAGTATTCGATCTCTGCATCATTTTTTGCATCTTTGGCTTTTTTAAGCATTGCTTGCAGTTCTTTACGTTCGCTATACCAACGTTTTAGCAATCCGGGAATAACACCTTCAATTTCTGTTGTAAAAACAGTACCATTTGAACTAAGCATCCAAGGTTGATTGCTATCAAAAATAAGTTTCCATATTTCGGCACCACTTAATACATGCTCTGTTCCGTCTTCTAGTTCAAGTGTAAGAGGCACATCTTTACGCTGTTCCATTACAGCATCATATTCTAATGTAGCAAACTTGCCTTCCCAAGCACCTGCAAAACTTTTCTTTTCAAGTGTAGTTGCGTTGTGCAAAAACTCTTCTGTAAGATCTAAACGTATCTGTCCTATAATAGTTTCTGGTGCCATATTCATTGCACGAATAATACTTGGATACAGACTGTTCAAATCCATCGAACCGATCCACTCGTGTACGCCTTTTTTTGGAAACGCAACGTATGCACCTGCTGCCGCTGTATTGCCTTCGTGGTTCTTTCTGTTTGGTACTTGTAGCCCACGTCTGTGTGCTTCGTTAACAATTGCTTGCTCTGTAACTGCAACTGCTCCTGCTGTTGTTTGTAGTAGCACAGTGTTATCATGCGCAATTTCATTAGCAAGATCAATAAAACGTAGTTTCTTGTCTAGTTTGTCTAGTAGTGCAACGTCCTGTCTGTTGTATTCAATAAAACGTTCGAAGTCGTTGTTGTATAACTGATCAAGTGTGCCTTCATATACAGTCTTGTTCTCGCCTACTTCCATTTCACCAATAGCATCTAGTCTATATGTGTGACGTTCTTCATATGTGTACTTGCGATACAAGTTAAGATAGTCCATATGTACTCTTCCAATAGTATCATACGTTTCGCTTGTCTTACCAAACTTTTCATATTCTCTACGCTTGGGCTTTTGTCCCCACAGACAGAATCGACGTGTGTCATCACTGCTTAAAATACGTTTAATTCTATTTACAGTATAAGGAACATCATATCCTTCACTGTTCCATCCACTGTGAATATCTGCGTCTTCGATAAGATCTAAGAACGTTGATAACATCTGTTGCTCGCCTGCTTCGCTGTTTGGAAATAGTAAGCAACTTTCACCCCAACGTTGTTTACACATTGCTTCTGCTTCTTCCATCGGCAAGCCTTTGGGCGGCATAGCAACTGTTACTAGCATATCTAGCCATTGTAGGTGTACAGTAATAGCAGTAATAGGCATAAACGGATCTTCAACTGGAGCAAAGCCACGCTCTGGATCAAAGTCTGTCTCAATATCCCAAAACACTACGTTTAGTTTAGGCGCATCTTGATTAAGATAGTTTTCACTTAAACACTGGAAGATTGGATTCACATCACTTTCAAACATTGTCTTGCCTTTGTTAATAGCAAGTTCTTTTCGAAAGTCTTTTGTACTCTTGCACACAACTCTAGTTAGTGGATCGCCATAAATGCTTTTGTATTTGCCTCGCGGGTCTTCGTAATACCAAGTATACTTTGACTGATATTCATGGAAATGTCTCTTTCCATCTTTGCGCTCAACGACACGAATAATATCACTATCTCTATCAAAAAATGCATCTACGTATGCCATACGATCTCCTTATTATTCTTTATAGTAACATATTTAGGCAATGTTGTCAACAAACGATTTAGCATAAAGTATGTCATGTCTAAGTTTTTTTGCTCTAGTTAAAAATTGGTAACTTTCGTTATATAATATACTAGGTAATTCCATATTTTTCATTTTCTTTATATGCACCTTTTGATTATGTTTTGCTGTTTTTTCTAATGTATTGTGTAATGCTGTACTGTTATTTAGATCTTTTACTTGATTTACAATTGAATCTATACGTTGCTCGATAGTATTGTGTGCGTCAAAACTATAATCAAATACATCATGGTGTAATTTATAGCCTTCATCTTCTAAGTGTTTGTGCATGTTTTTACATGTTACAAGTAAAAAAGGCTGTGCTTGAAACAAACAACTGTAAGTTTTTTCACTTAACAATGTAGTATCTACAACAGGTATATCGTAGTAACTTTCAGTAACTAAATTAAAAGCACTTTTGTTCCATACATCAAGCGGTGGTGGCGGGTTATCAAAATAGTCGTAAACTAATACTGGGTCGTGTTTAGCATAATCAAACCATTTTACAATTTTTCCTTCCCAGTTTCTATGCAGCGGCTTATTTTTTACGCTTTCTAAGTATCTTTTATGTAAGCTATCGTCATCGTCACCTACTGCTATTTGACTGTAACTTACGTAGCCAGTTTCTAGTAGTTGGTTGTCGTATAATTTATCCAGTAAATAGTCTCGATGATATCCAAGCGATTGTTGTTGACAACAAAATAGTCTATCAATACTTTTATTATAGTTTGTAGGCTGTATACCAGTAAGTCGCATGTATCCCGGGAACTCGTAGTGCATTGGTTCTTTAGTAGTGTACGGATCCATATGAGTACAGTGCCACTTTAGTTTTCCTTGCTTAACAAAACGTGTAAATCTCTTGTCTCGAACGTAGTCAATTATCCAGTTTGAGTCGTAACCTTCTTCCATATAGTAAAACAAATGTAGTTCGTCAACTATATCGCATATTTCCGCCAAGTTTGCTTCGGGCTGTTGATCGTTAGTAAATCCTACAACAACTGCCATTACATATTGTCCGCATATTTTTTTATTTTTAATATTTTTTCTTTATGTCGTTGTGCTTCTGGGCAGAACACGTAATCTTCACTAGTTAAAATACTAGGTAATTGTAATCTTTTTACCTTGTCTAAGAATATAGTTTGATTATACTTAGCAGTTTCTATAGTTGATTTAAACATGTTTATTTTCAGGTTTTTTATTTGTTTTACTATTGCTTCAGTTCGTGCTTCTATAGTTGGTAATTTATCAAAAGAATAATCAAATACATCTGTATATAATTTATATCCTTCGTCTTCTATTTTTTTATGTATGTTTTGGCATCCTACAATAATAAAAGGTTGGGCATGTAGTAAACAACTGTATGTTTTTTCTGTAAGTAAACTAGTATCTTTTGCCTCAATATCATAATAACTTTCTGTAATAATATTAAAACAAGACTTGTACCATGTGCTAATAGGCGGCGGTGGGTTATCTTCTATATTCCATATTAAACTGTCATCATGACTATCACTAGGAAACCATTTGTGAATGTTATTGTGCCAGGATTTATTAAATTTAAATTTTTGTGAATCTTTTATGTATTTAATTGTTAAATGGTCTTCATTAGGTCCTGAGTCTTCTGCATAACTTACAAGACCTTTTGATAATAGTCTTTGTCTATACAAAAGATTCATTAACAAATCTCGATGATAACCTAATGACTTTTGTTGACTAAAATACAAGTGTGTAGGTGATTGTCTTTGTTGTACTAATGGTTGGATACTAAGTAGCATATCAAATTCAGGCCAAGTTATGTGATAATCCTTTGTGCCGACATATGGATCTGAATGATTGCAATGCCAAAAATATTTACAATTATTATCTGTTATTGCACCCTGTAAATCTTTAATATTACGACCTTCTTCTGAATAGTATAAAAAGTGCTGTTCTGTAGGAGCATAGATCTGTTTTAAGTCAGACTCAATGACTCCATCTTTGTCAGCACCATATACTACTTTCATCTATCAAAAGCAGTAACTTGCATTGTAAAACGATGTTCAATTCCCATATTGTATGCAGCATGTGGCGCACTACCTGTCCAGCTAATCCAGTCGCCATTTTTCCAATCACACAAGCATGTATCTTCTACGTGGAAATAATGACCTAGTTTGCAATCTTCTAAAAATACAATATAACGTGTAATAGTGTTTACATCTGTAATATTATGCATCTTCATAAAGTTTGCATACATATCTTTGTGTAAAGGAAGAATGTTAGCAGGCGGCGTTCTGTAAATTGCAACCTCAAAGTGATCGTGGTCTGGTAGCTGCTCAACTACACCTTTCCAAAATTCAGGCATAATGTCTTTAGGACCTACATATACATCATTATTGATAATAACTTTATAAGGATCGTGTCCATATTTGATATATTCATCGCCTCCATAGCCTCCTGCACTTTCGTATGGTAAACTATAAAATTGTTGTCCTTGCCAACATGGTTCAATATGTCCTTGTTTCATGTATTTTTCCTTTATTAGCTATCAGAGTATTTAGTTGGGGCTCTGACCTTCTTAACATCATTATTGGTTATTGTAGTATACTTAGGCTCTATAGGACACAACGAGCATTGTTTGATTGCATCTGATGTTAGCCTTGATACTTTGTGTGATATATTTTTATCGCTATGCTCTAATGGTTTGTATTTTTTTATTAGTTTTTCAGCACTAGGTTCTATTGCATATTTTTTAACAAGTGCCTGTGCTCCAACTAATGTTCCGCATTTGTAAAGTTTGCCTTTGTAAATATAATGACAATCGTTAATGTCGCAAGCATTGTGTGCATCTTCATAATTGTTTTTATAAAAATTAATTTGATTGTTGTTATGATCTTTTGATCCCCATTGATAAAAATCAAACTCTTCAGCTATCATAGCAACTACACGACCGTCTTGTACATAAAATACAGTGTAATCAGTTTTATAATATTTTGGAACATTTGTTAATTCTGCACTAGTAACTTTTGTTATATTTTTGTTACCAATAACTGATTCAATGTCTCGTTCAGCTTTTGCAAAATGTTCTGGTGTATGTGCATTTACTTCGACAACAATACCTGCGTTCCACCATTCAACGAGATTATGTTTCCACTTATCTATAAGAAGTCCGTTTGTACATATTTTAAAATCTTTGCAATACGGAAATATTGAACGTAATCCTATAGCCCAATTGTGTAAATCTGGATTGCTCATAGGCTCGCCGCCGATGATGCTCATATCAATTGGATCTAATATTTTACTCCATGCTATAGAATCGTTTTTGTAGTCTTCAAAAAGATCGTGTCCAGAAATGTTATAGTTATTAAAACTCAAACACCCTGGACACGCTAGATTACAAGTATGACTAATATAAAATTGTACTACACCCAGTGAAAACATTTATTATGCGTCACTGTCATACCCAGTTGTTGCAACAATAGTTTCGAGGTCTTCAAACTCGTCTTGTACACGACTCCAGTCACGTTTTTGTGCTACTTTGATTGCTTTATTAATAAGAGAAGGTTTTACATTTAGTTCTTCTGCTACTGCTTTTACGGTTTCTTTTAGTCCACCTTGTAGATCTTCAATTTCTTGTAGAACAGTTACACCTTCTTTAACTAGACGTTCTAGTTTGGCTTTTTCTTCTTGACCGTATACTCTGTCGCTCATATATTTCTCCTATGTGTTTCTTATACTATATACGATTAGTTGCAGTTTGTCAACGAATAAATGCACCTATACGTCCGTGTACATCAGGATAATCTTTATATGAATATCCAGTTGGAGGAGTTATATCTTCGCCTTCCCAGACTGGAATAAAATGATTAATATTGCCGTCAAAGTCCTCGTTGCGTCTCAAGTGTACTTCGATTAGTTTGCCACCTATAAATTCACAGTTCATCCATGGATGCTGTTTGACTAATTCGTTTAGCAATGTAGGAAACGTAAATTTCTTATCATCTCGTTTCCAATCAGTCCATTTGGTAAATGTATCTTCGGGCTTGTGTCCTTGTACACATAGCATTTGATTACCTTCAAAATAATCTACACTATAATGATTGCCTTCAAAGAATTCACACCAAAAATGTCCTACTGGAAGATGCATTGTTTCTTTCTCAATCCATACTTTTTGTGCGCCCAGCCCTAAGCCTAGCATATTAACACAAGGACGTACAATATAAAAGCCCGGATGCGGAACATCGAGTCCGACCGGGCCACTATTATATTTTAATTTACGAGCAAGTATAAGTTTGTCCATTACCCAAATGTTATCTGGGTTGATACTAAGCCAAACAAAGTCCTCGGCACTGTCTTCCATACTACATTTTAACGCAGTTGTCTACAGTTTTGCCGCCTTTTTTCTTAGTACCCATACGCTTGTAGCCTTTCCAACATACCTTGCCGTCAACGCCTTTTTGCTTTTCTTCGGGTAGTGTAGTATAGCTTGGCTTGCCGCATTCGTTGCATGTACCTTTGGCTTCTGAAAGTTTTGAACCTAAGTTGTTTTTGTATTTTACAACATCTTTTTCATCCATTGTAAACTTGTGACTTTCGGTTGCTGCAATTGGTGATTTATCATAGTCTAGTGTGTGATACACACTGCCGATATAGTCTGCTGCTTTGGTAATTTTTGATTGCATCCAACCTTCGATGCCTTCGGCTTCACTTACACCTTTTAGAATTTCGTGTAGTTTGATTGAATACTTTGCAATTTTGTATAATTCGGCACGTGCCATTTGTACTTCGTGATCACGTTCTGCCATGTCTGCCATATCGGCAAGACCTTCTTTTACTTTATGCTTTTTGCCATCTACTTCAAATTCGTCCTTGCCTGAGTCTTTGGCTTTTTTAAGTTCTCCGGAAAACTTGTTGCCTTCTGCTGGTTCAGCTGCACGATTAGTTGAAGCATCTTTGTCTGCTTTTGCTTTACCAATTAACATTTGAATAACGTCTTGGCTCATACCTGTCATTTTAACAACATCAGACATACTCTTTGGACCAAAACTTGCTCCAAAGGATTCAAGTGATTCGCCTAGTCTTGATAATGCATTTGCCATCATCAGTGTGTTGTCATCAGTTCCTGTCATTCTTGAACTCATGTCAATCATTTTTCTGCCTAGTGCGGCAATAGCTTTGTGCTTTGGATTGATGTTGAAGTTATCGTCTACATCACGTTCTGCAAGTTTTTTATCTGTCATAGTATTCTCCGGTTACTACTATTTATCTGTTTTTCTTTTTTGTTCTACGTTTTGGTGCTGCACCTCTACGTAGCATATTTCCTGGGCCGCCACCTGCAAACCCGTTTCCGGTTGCAGCAATTGCACCAGCACTTGTTGTTTCGTACATTGATTCTTCTTGATATTTGGCTACTAATGCTTCGCCTTTTCTCTCAACAAACTTTTTAAGAGCAACTGCACCTAGTATAAGTGCTACTGCCATTCCAATTTCAAATTTGTTATCAATAAGCATCTGTGCATATTCTTCACCAATTTGAGATATTACCCAATCCCAGCCTTGGTCGATATAATATGCTGCGGCTGCTCCTGCGCCAATTTTGCCACCGTGTCTTTTTAGCAGCCATTTAATAATAGGCCATGCTCCTCGTGCCGCTGCAAACTTGATTAGCCATATTGCTGCTGCAATAATTGGTGCTGCTTCGTCTAGTTGTGCTTCGCCTACTAGTTTACCTTTTAAAGGATGTTTGGTACGACCAGGCTTTGCTTTTGGCATTGGATCTTTGCCTTTGGCTTGATGCCCAGCTTTACCGCCACCTGTAATTTCGCTTATAATCATTTGCTTCGCCTAATTGAAATAATTTTAGTCTCAGGACCATATTGTGCCATTAGTTGCTTTTTAGCTTCAATAGCATTACGTGCTTGTGCTTGCACTTTGATAGCTTGCGAGTAATACTTTTGTCTAATACGTAAATCAGCAATAAACAAATGAAATGCAGGCGCTTTAAAGGTCTCTCTTAGTCTCATGTTAGTATTTAGTCCAATCAAATAACTTTACTTTTTCTTCAGGTTCCTCAAGCGTGTGTCCGCCTTCAATAATAGCCCATTCAGCCGCAGTATATCGCGGAGTAGTATCTTCGGTCATTCCTAAGTTAAAAAGCACATTAGTTGACTTGCCTTTTACCTTACTACTTAATGTAGGCGGCTTACCATCTTTGTCTACTTTAAAGCCTAATTTTGCTGCTTCAATACTAGTTTGATTAACACCAACATCAGGAGTAGTGTTAACACCTTTTACAATACGTCCATCTTCAAATAAATCGTCTATTTTCATTTGCGGCCTCTAAATCCTTTGCCTTGCATCTTAGGCTGACTAAACCATAGTTTAAACCATTCGTCGGTGCCTGGTTTGATATTTTGCTCACGTTCTTTCTTACGATTAGCATTTGCAGCATCGCTAAAATCTTCTAGAGTGTATTCAGTGTATCCTTTAAATTCACTGATCCCTGCTAGTTTCTTTAGATCTTCTATATTCATTCCAGTATGCATTTCTTTCGTTGGTACTAGCTCTACGTGCTTCGTGTTCTTTATACTTAGCTATATAGTGTTCTAGTTCTTCTTGGGTCATTTCTTTTTCTTACCGCTTTTCATATTAGCACACCAGTGATACATTTTAGCCTTCTCACCACTTGCGTTCTTAGCACGTTTGCGTAGTGCTGTTACACTACCATTACAACTTGCACCTGAACGTTTTACACGCCCTGGTCTGCTTTTGCCTTTTTTCTTACCGTCAGCAAAGTTTTCGCTATATGCTTTATCAGTAGCAGCCTTAGCACTAGCACCTTGTGGGTGTTTTGGATTAATACCTACAGGCTCGCCATTCATTAGTTGTGAAATATCAGCAGCTTTACCAATTTTATCTAATAGCATGTGTAACTTGTCATTAGGATCATAGTTGCCTGTTTCGTAACCTGGCTTACCACGCACTTCTGTACGTCTGCCTGTAGCAGTGTCAACAATGTTTAATACCATCATATCGGTGTCACGCTCTAACTGTAGCTTGTAACCTTCGTTAGTTTTCTTTTTAGGCTTTCCATGTTTGTTATGCTGTGCCCAAGCAATAGCATAAGGTGCACCAGGATCGTCAAACTTGCCTTTTAGTTTTTTAACTTGTTTTTCTCTGCCCGGAGGAGCTTTTTCTAATGCTTTCTTACTTTTCCAAGCATCTTTGTCACCCTTTGCTGCTGCTTTTCTTCTTGCAGCAATTTTATCTGCAACAGTTGGTTCGTCAAACTTTTCAGGCTTCTTCTTTATACTTGTACGTTTAGGGGTCTTAGTAGCAAAACCAAACACCTCAGTTACCCCCATACCTTTACGTACTGCGTCATACATTTGTTGGGCAATCTTTGGATTAGCAACACCTTGTTTAAAACTATCAAAGTCATCTGTAGCTGCTGCTGCTCTCATCTTACTTGCGCTCATACCTTCGGCGCCTTCTGCATCTGGATCACGCTCTCCTGCACTTACAACTTGAATATCTTTAAAGTTATACTCTTTGCCATTGTACTTGTTAATAAGTGTAGTAAAATCTTGTATTCTATCACTGCCTGCAACATATACAATACTATCATATCCCATAGCTTCAATTTTTTGTAGTGCTTGTATAATCGTTTTTACATCGCTACTGCCTACTTTAACATTTGGAAAACTTGCTTGTGCAAATTTTAATTTATCTGCAAATGCTAATGGATCTGTTTTTGGTTTTTGACTTTGTGTTACAAAAATATAAGGATCACCAGGAATACTTGCTACTTTATCGGCTAATTTTTTATGCCCAATTGTAGGAGGGTTCATTCTTCCAAACGCAAGAACTGCTGTCTTTGATGCTTCAAATAAACTTCTTATCTTCATGACGGTTGCCACCTTTGTCTTGGTACTAGTTTAGTTTTACTGCCTAGTGCTACATAGCCCTCACCGCCTTTTTCGCCTTTGGTGCTTTGTTTTACATCTGCAGGAGCATCATCAAGCTGTTGTATAATGTGATCCTTTGCTGTCATTATTTGTTTTACAAGACTAAAAATTGCAGGCAATGCTTTAGGATTTTCATCACTCATTGCTTTAATTTTTGCTTGTTTGTTAGCACTTACTTTGCTACCTTGCAACCAACTAAAAAAGTTTTTGTCAAGTTGTTGTAATTGCTGTGCTCTACTGCTTTGGTTTACATATGTATAGATGATATTTTTCATATCACTTAAACCTTGTACAGGAGCAAGGAAGCTATCAATTGCACTTGCATATTTCTTTGCAAATATTCTAATAGCATCTACTTCTTTTGTATCTATTTGCGGCTGGTGTGTAACATAAGTTTGTCCTAATACAACTGCATCGCCACTGTTTAGTTCTTTTACATCGCTAAGAGGTGTACCAGTACTGTCTCCAAAGTTTTCGTAGCGTGTGTGTACTGTTACACCCACTGTACTGTTTGCTACACGCTTGCCTAGTTCGCTGTTAGGGTCAACAGTATATGTTACTAAGTTTGGTGTAAACTGTAAGCCTTCGTCAGTTTTTGTAACTGGCTTACCTGGATGATAAAGTATATCGCCGTAGATATAGCCTCTAAAGTTAGGAGGAGTTGCTGCTTCCATGACTTTAAAAATACCAGCCATTTCACTAGCAAAACGCTCACGCCACTCTTCGCCTTTACCTGTATTGGTAATAAACTTATATAAGTCTTCTGAAGAGTAGCTTTTATTTCGTCCCCAGCCGTTTTTGCCTACTAGTACAAATTTACCACTTGGCTCTCTGCCGTAATACATTGTAGGATATCCATCCCACTTGATAGCAATGTCACTACTGTCGCTGCCCATTTTACTAAGTATGTCTGTTGCTTTTTGCGCACCAGCACTGCCGTCGACAAATACTAAGTCTTCTAAGTGTTGGTACTCTCGGCCTACTTTAGCTTCAGTGAGTATTTTAAATTCACGGTAACGCATTAGTATTCCTTGTTGCGAAAGTTTTCCTTCTCGGCATTTAAAAGCCTAGTAGCACATTCTATCTTCTCAGCATCAGTACCAATTACACGATCGTTACGTTTTGGAATCTTAAACTTGTTAACATACGATTCAACAGCCTTGTCAATCATTGGAAACATTTGTTTCTTATTAAACTTGCCGCCGTTGTTTATTGCTTTTTGTACATTAACTAATGTTGGATACGTTTCGGTTCTATAAAAGTCTGGATCATTCTGCATGAACACAACAACATCGTCAAGTACATCAAATGGTAGCTCACCACCAACTTTGTTTTCAGGACTGTTGTCCATCATATCGTTTTCTAAGATTTCGTTGCGTTTTACCATTGTTTAGTCCTCAAAATTCGCACGTTGTAAAAAACTTTGAATTGCATCACCATCTAAAGATGTTAGTAGCTCATGCATTACTTTTTCAATACCGTGTTTTTTAATTAGGTCGTATACCGGTTGTGTATAATACCCGCCCGCTTCGTCAACTGCTCGTTGATCTAATAGTGCTGTTAGGCGATCGCCCATTTCTCTAATTTCATCTGCGACTGTTTTTACCATTTTCTGCAACTCCAATATCTTGCTTTATGTCTTGGTCCAGGATTATCGCAGTTGTGTCTTGCTCTAAACGAACGTCTACGTGCTGGATTGCCTTTTTTAATTTTTACACCTTTTTGTCCAAAGTTAACTTTAACTACATTGCCTTTTGGATTCTTAACGTATACTTTAAACTTTTTAGTGTCACCTGCCATTGGCTTACCAAGTGCTACTTTGCGTCCTTGATATTCGGCTTCATCAAGATAATCTGTGTTAAACCACATGTCGCCGTAGTCTTCATAAAAGTCGTCGTCATCGTCGTATGTAACTTCGTCGATTGCATCTTCATTCGACATAATTTCAATGTCAAAATCTTTGTGACCATTTTCAAACATAAGATCGGCTAAACGCTGTGCGTATTCGTCTGCTTCTGACTCACTAAGCTCACGTGGCAGAGGCAATTCAACATAAGTGTTTTCTACTGCTTCATAAATGTTTTGTTCTGTAAAAATACTTTCGTCTAATTTGACTTGAGTCTTTTCCATTACTAATCTTACAAAATGTTCCATGATGTATCCTTATAGGTTTATTAATACTATTTATCAATATCTTCCTTGTACACAATTTTATCGATACGAGTAATATTGTCACCGCAAATCAGTTGTACCATGAATAAAACTTTTTCGTCACGTACAAAAATATATTGTCCTTTGATCCAACGCTCTCTATTAAGAAAGTTTTTCATTAGTACAGGCCCACAACGTGCTTTGTCAGTGTTGTTTTGTAGCCATGTGCCCATTGAACGCTTTGCTGTTTTCTGTCCAAACGTTAATTTAATTGGAAAGTTTGTTTTTTTGTCACTAAGTATAATGTTTGCATTAGATTGTAAGTATTTAATACTTGCTGTATCAGGTTCCCAAAATTCTTCAGCAATTTCAAACTTTGAAATTGTAGTTAGAAGTTTTTTATCATTACTATAGATTATTAGTGTATTATATTCACAACGTACTAAATATTCTTTACTATGTAATAACAATCTGCAAATTTTATCAGCATCTGTTATGTCATTAGAATCAAGATGTAACTCACTACGCCACGTAGTCTTCTTTAACGGTAGTCCTAATTTTGCTGAAAGTTTGTAACTATCAATTTGGCTACGTGCATAACTTAGTTTGCCGTTGCGTTGCATTTCAGTTCTAAACACACTTGCTAATGGACTACGGACGACTACTTTATATAGAAATCGTCCGTAGTGTAGTTTTTTGGTTTCAAACTTCTTCAACAACTTGTTCAACTTCTAGTTCAATTTTGTCATCAACAAGTTTAATAACAATGTCGCCGCCGTTTTTCAAGTCACCAAATAGTAGTGCTCTTGACAACGGACGTTTGATATCTTTATCAATTACACGCTGCAAAGGCCTTGCACCCATTTTAGGATCAAATCCTTTGTCAACTAAGTAGTCCAACGCTTCGTCTGTAATAGTAAACTTAACATCTTTTTGTTTGACCATGTCTTTGAGTTCTTTCATAAACTTCCCGACAATTTTCATCATTACAGGCTTGCCTAGTTTAGCAAATGTAATTGTAGCATCAAGTCTATTTCTAAACTCTGGCTTAAAGTAATTTTTTATACTAGTATCTTCGTACTCAGTTTCCTCTGAGCCAAACCCGATAGCATTTTTCTCAGCTTCTGCTGCACCCAAGTTAGTTGTAAGAATTAATACAACATTACGTGCATCTGCTTCTTTGCCATTTGATCCTGTAACTTTGCCATTATCCATTAGCTGCAATAGTACGCTACTAACATCTGGGTGTGCTTTTTCAATTTCGTCTAGTAGCAATACACAGTTAGGATTTTCTTGTAGTTTTACAATTAACTGTCCAGCATCGTCATCAAACCCAACATAGCCTGGAGGAGCACCAATAAGTTTAGCAACACTGTGCTTCTCTTGATACTCACTCATATCAAAACGTACTAGCGGAATGCCCATGTTTGTTGAAAGAGCTTTTGCAGTTTCTGTTTTACCTGTGCCAGTTGGGCCCATAAACACAAAAGATCCAATTGGTTTATCATCAGGCTTTAGTCCTGCTTGCGCTACAAGAATCTTATCTACAATACCTTCAATAGCATCGTCTTGTCCAAACACACTACCTTTCATATTCTTTTCAAGATCTTTTAGATTCTCAGCTTCACGTTCTGCTACTTGCTCTTCGGGTAGTTTTACCATTTTAGCAAGTTCAAACTGAATTTCTTCTTCGGTAACAACCAAGTCTTCTGTTTGATCGTTTACTTTAAAGCGTGAACATGCTACGTCCAGCAAGTCGATTGCTTTATCTGGTAGCTTCTTATCAGGTTGATATTTTACACTAAGTTTTACTGCTGAAGCCATTGCATCGTCTGTAATCTTTACACCATGGAAGTCTTCGTAATATCCTACAATGCCTTTTAGAATTTCGAGTGTAGTTTCTTCGCTCGGTTCGTCAATACTTACACGTTGGAATCGACGCATTAATGCTCGATCCTTTTCAAAGAACTTGCGATACTCTTCCCATGTAGTTGACGCAACAACTTTTAAGTTACCCTTGCCTAATGCAGGTTTTAGTAAGTTAGCTAAATCGTTACTACTATTCTGTCCGCCTGCACCTGCTCCACTGATCATATGTGCTTCGTCAATAAACATAATAGTCTTGCCTTTCTTTTGTAGTCCGGCTAGTACTAGTTTAAAACGTTCCTCAAAGTCACCACGATATTTACTACCAGCAAGCATAGCACCAATATCTAGTGCATATACATTATATTCTTTTAAAAACTCTGGTGTTTCGCCATTAACAATTTTCCAAGCAAGCCCTTCTGCAATAGCAGTTTTACCAACGCCTGGATCGCCTACCATTAGTACGTTGCTTTTACTACGACGACCTAGTGCTAGTGCAACACTACTTAGTTCGTCGTGGCGTCCAATTACAGGATCAATTTTGCCTGACTTTACTTGTGCATTTAAATCGTCTGTAAACTGTCGGATAGCTTGGTTAGCAGCACCAGCGTTCTCTTGTAGCTCTTGTTCTTCTTCTTGTTCGCCTATTGCAATATTAACAAATGCTTGCCACTCGGCTTTTGTAATTTTGGCCTTGTGTGTTGCAAAATACGCAAAGCTACGTTTTTCGCCTAGTATACTTGTAAATACATCAGAAATTTCAATTTTACTTCTGCCTTGAAATAACACTTGTGCAAATGCTCTATTCAATACACGCTCGACAGTTTGTGTTTTTTTAGGCTTCCATTTTTTACTAACAGTATCAGTATCAATTTTAATTTGTTCAAGAGACTTAATATAATTTTCAAGTTCACTTTTGAGTAAGTCAACGTCGGCACCATACTCTTCAAGTGATTCTTGAAAGTTTTCTTCGCATAGCATAGCAAAAGTTAAATGCTCAAGTGTAACATATTCATGCTTTAACTTTTTTGCATCGCCGACTGCTTTATCAAATACTGCTTGTAATTCTGTACTCGGTTCAACCATTTCTTATTGCCTTTTTAATATCTTTAATACGTTTTGTTTCTGCACGTTTTAGTTTGAATTTACTTACTCGATCAATGTATTGTATACCGTGCAAATGATCATACTCGTGTAAGAAAATTCTAGCATCGATGTCGTCCAGTTTCATCTCTACATGTATAACATTTTTATAGTCATTTGTCAAGGTATCAAATCCAACAATACAACTAATTGGACGTTTTACTTTTAGTATTAGTCCAGGATGACTAAGACACCCTTCGGGTCCTAGTTCAATTTCTTTACTAAGTCCTTTAATTTCAGGATTGATAACTGTAACAATATCTCCGTGCTGTTTATTTAAAAATGCTTTCATTACAAAAATTTGTCCAGAGAACCCTACTTGGTTTGCACTAAGTCCAACACCGCCATGTTTATTCATAACGTCAATCATGTCTAGTGCCTTTGGAGCAGGGTGTCCAAAGTATTCTTGGTCGTAAACATCCACTGCTGTTTCAAGCTGTGGATCAGGTGCGATTACTAAGTTCATCATATAACTTTTTTACCTTTTCTTCATCTTCTATAGTATTTAATTTAGGAAGGGTTCCCTTAATATGCAAATACAAATGTCCAGTACGTCCTTGTCTTGGATCTGGGATACCTTGCCCGCCTACACTTAATGTTGTACTAGGCGCAGTACTCTTAGGTATTGTAACACGTAAAGGACCGCCTGTCAACTTATCAATTATTATTACAGTACCTAACATTAGATCAAATACACTTACGTCTATATTAGAATGTAAGTTTATGCCATCACGATCGTATCTTGGATGTGCTTGAACTCGGACTTGTACTAATAAATCGCCTCTTGGCAAACGTGGATTAGAGTTATCACCTAAGCCTTGATATCTAATTACTTGTCCGTTTTGGACACCTTGTTGTATCTTTATACTAGCACTACTTTCTAAACCATTTGGCAGTTTGTATGTGGCTAAAATATCTCTGCCTTCCATAACATCACGTAGTGTAATATTTACTGCAATTTTAACATCGCTATTTTTTTGTGGGCGTTGCTGTTGTGCAAATCCTCTGCCAAACATTGCTTCAAATATATCATTCACACTTCCAGCGCCAGCATTCATCGACTGTGTATTCATTCTAACTTGGGGGCTGTCGTATGCCTGCCTCTTAGCAGGATCCTTTAAGGTTTCGTATGCTTCATTTATTTGTGAAAATTTAGCACCGTCGCCACCGTGGTCAGGATGATGTTTCATAGCCGACTTGCGGTATGCTTTTTTTATTTCATCCTGACTAGCTTGTTTGTTAATACCTAATATACTGTAATAGTCCATACTATTACTTACTATCTGTATTATTTAGATTTGTCAGTTCCGGTATACAGTCCAAACCATGCTGCTCCAGCACCAACTACGATACTGATTAGTCCACTTTGTTCCATACTTGGATCTGGCAAATTCATATACCAAATAACACATTTGTATAATAGTATAATGTATACAGTTAAGAACAAGCGTGGAAAGATTCTCCAACTATCGATTGCTCTTGCTAAGTGTATCAATCTTGCATATGGATTTGGACCCATATCTTTTACACTTGTGTCTACTTCTAAATCTAGTTTAACTTTTCGTGTAGTACTATCTTGCGTACTTACTACTACAGCGTCTGGTTTTGCTTCTGGTTCCGGCGCAGGTTGTGCTGCTGGTTTGTCTAAGTCTTCAAGTTTTTTTCTTGGCATTTTTACCCTCCAATTTTTGTAATCTGCCCTCTAGGTCGTCTATCTTTGCTGTAATTTTTGGATACTTTTTACGCCAGGCATCTTCAGGTTGTTCTAACCAAGTCCACCCCCAACGTGCTACTAGGAAGTCGATTGCATTATCGACTTTTGCATAGCCCCAAAGTCCAATTCGTGTTGTACTCATGTATGCTACAAATATAGCACCTAGTATACTACCGCCGATTGCTGTGTAAATCCACAGCCTATCAGTGGCCATTCTTTCAATCATTTCCCACATAGTAATCCCTCAATTATTATGTTAGTATTTATCCATCATCCACTTTGGCAAACTTCCTGTTGCTTCCTCTTGTGTTGGATATCTTCGTACACCTAATGCTCGTTGAGGATTGTATAAATCGTATCGAACTTCATTAGATTGATTGCCTCCAAGTATTACCCATTTGCCGTTTTGTTCTTCAACAAAAAATCCTACATGCCCTTTCCATCCGCTATTTCCTCTTGGAAATATTACAACATCTCCACGTTGTATAAACTCAGGGTCTACCTTTTCGCCCCAATATAGAAAACTACGTGCCATTAGTGGAGGGTATTTGGTTTGATTGTTTAAGTTAGGTATATTGTCTAATTCTAGCACAGCATTAACAAACGCCGCACACCATTCTGTACGTACAGGATCAACACCAGTTAACTGATGCAACTCTCTCCTGTTTGCACGTTCTCCTAATCCAATATATTCTTGAGCTAAGTCCACACTAGTAATATTCTCACTAGCAAAGGGCGCACATGCTGTAATTAACATAATGCTAGATACTCTAATAATGTGTTTGATCAATTAGTCGATTACCTCAACTATTGCATTATCCATTGCTTCTTCTGCTTGTGCATAATAACCTTCATAGGCTGCAATGATAGCTTGTTGTTGTTGCACTAATGCACGTATGTCACTAAAGTTTAATCCTAAATTGCCATACCCGTCACCTGTTAATCCATATATAGCAAACGGTTTTCCACTTGCTGCAAGCCTTGCTATTACAGCATCAACATTATCTTCGTTGATAACAATCCATTCTAACTTGCGCATGTTGAGTTCGTCAACAGGAGGCAGAGTCAGTGTAGGTTTTTCAACCGGTGCTGTACTTATATCAATTACTTGTGGTTTCGTTGAGCAAGCCGCGAGACTTATAAGTATCGTAAAACCAAGGACACTCTTTGTTAAAAGCGATGCCATTTGCTGCGTTCCTTTCTTTGTCTGTTAGATCTGCCCCCGATAGCAGTTCAAAACATCTACCTGCATTTTCGGTGCCTCTATTTACTGCACGTTCAATACCTTCGGCATTTGCTATTGCTGCTGCTGTTAAATCAATTTGTTGTAGTTTATCTGCAAGTTGCTGATTTTGCCTACGTATGCTTATGTACTGTTCGTTTAGTGTAGCAAGTTCGCTAGATGCTTTTGCATAGTCTTGCTCTAGCGAACTTATTGTTTGTTCGTTCAGTTCTACTGCGGTGTTAAGTTTAGCATTGTTTGATGTAAGGATAGCCAAGCGTTCTTGGGTGTCATTGTAGTACCAATAACCGATACCTCCTGCACCCAACAACAACATAAACATTACTATTGCTAACTTAGCACCCATCTTACCTATCCTAGTAACTTTCCCAGCGTCTTAGGACCTACAATTCCGTCTGCTGTTAAACCGTTTTTTGTTTGCCACTTTTTAACGCTACGTGCAGTACCTGGTCCAAAGATGCCATCAGCAGGAGCAATGCCAAGTTTGTCCTGTACTTCTGCTACTAATGGACCACGTGATCCTTGTCTAATTGTTTGATTAAGATTTAGATCGTCCTTTTTAGGTTCAACAAAATCACCACCAAGCACATCTAATGCGTGTATGTAATGTTTCTTACGATCTTCTAATCCAATAGTGCCGCCATTAATACGTTTTGTAGCACCAACAATATCCATGTTATCACAATACTTGTTTAAGCCGTTTGTATCCCAGAACCAACATGCACTATCTAATGCACCTTCTTTGGTACGTACATAGTCTACTGCTTCTTCTGGTGACATTTCTACTGCTTCTGCGAATTCAGTATAATTATATCTGCCGGTAAGCTGTAGAATACCACCGCCCCGGAATCTCCAACCATCTCCGGAACTACTATCGCCGTTGTCCATTCTGTTTGCGTAAATAACGTTTGCAATTTTTTCAGGCTGTCTATGATAATCATTTGCATTCCTTCCTGCACGTTTGAAATACTTAGGAAAAATTGAATCCAGTGCTTTGGCGCTATAGTTTAAGTTTTCACTTAGTACTCTAAAGCCGCCACTTTCGTGTCCACACTGTGCTAAAAACATAGCAACACGTTCAGGTGTATCAACTTCCCATAACGGAAGAATATCAAGCATTGCTTCATACCAATCATAATGATCAGGTCTGTGTACTAATTCTTCTGCCATCCACGGCTCGAATTCAAATTTAAAATGTTGTTTACCCATTAGGTATTATCCTTTTTGCTGTTGTGATTCCCCGGACACAAATTCAATTTTATTATTATTGCTTTTGGGAGAGCTTATAGTCTTTCTACAACTAGCATTTTATCTGCTTGTTCTAACGTAATAGTTTTATCACCAAATTTAGATATATTATAATCGCCTAAGTATTTTGTTAGAAATAGTATTTCTGCGTAGTCGTTCATATTTATTTTTTCTTCGATACTTTCGAGAATTTCAGTAGTGCTTCCAAAATCTTTTACTTTAAAGCCCAATGGATCAGCATACATTTTTTTAACAATTAAATCATTTTCATCTTCCATAAAGATGTCATCAACATAGCTATTGCTAAAGAAGTTTTTAAAGTTGTTTAAGTTTGATTCGTTTACTAGTTCGTCGTAGCTTTCTGCATCAGTTGGTACTGTATCCTGCAACGATTCAATTGTAAGTTCGTGCGGTTTAAATCCTTTGTAGTAACGATATTTAAATTCGCCACCAGTTAATCGACTTACTCCATCAGCAAGTTCCATAATTTGTTTTGCAATTCCCTCTTCACGTTCCATTTCAACAAACACTCTGTAGTATCCATCGGCTTGTTCGCCTGAAGTAGCATCGGCATCTAGTACAAAGTTATATCCACTTTCAATAAATTGTACTAGATCATCAGCTGCTGCCTTTTCTAGTACATTAAAGCTCATTACACAGATATCTTTATCACTGCCCATTTTGCTTTTATAACTATCAATTTCAAACATAGGAACTATAAGATCCTGTAAATCATTTTCTCTTAAACCCATTATACTTCGTCCTCTGCACCTACTTCAGGTGCTGCTTGATCTTCTAGTTCTGCTGATGATGCGCCTGCGTCAGGAGCGTCTTGTGGTTTGTCTTGTATGATATCATCAAACTCTGCACCATACATATCAGCTAATAATTTCTTTGGCATTTTAACTTCAACAATCCAAATTGGATGTCTGTCAAGTTTACCAAAACGTGTACCTTGACGCACATCTTCTGGCTCTAGAATTTTTCTTGGCTTTAATAAACTAGACCTTTGATAACCAATCTTACAGTCGTAATCTAATAAACGTTTACCGCCTTCTGGATCAGGCATCTTATCTTGTGGCCACATAAACTTTGCAGTTACCCAATGACGATCAATAGCAGGACCTTCGGCTAGTTCACCATCTTCCCAGTTTTTATATACGTAAATATCTAACTCGTCAAGAACTCTTTCAAGATCTTTTAGTACGTTAAATGCACTGTTGCTTTCGTAGATACTTTCAATATTTTTAATTACATCAAGTTCGTCTAATATATTGGTCATTGTGTCACCTTGTCTTTATTATAGTTATTTATCGCTTGAAGCTTCACAAGTGTGCTAAGAAAGGTAAATACCAGTGCAGGGGGATCCTGCAAAGGAAACCCATGCTTTTTCTTAATATAGGAGGCCTTAATGGGAAAAGCGAAAGCAAAACGCCAAGCGCATATATCGACTAACAACGTAGTAAAACTAAACAACTTCCAACCTCAAAAATCACGACAAGTGAAAATACTCCCTAGAAATAAAAGCCAAGAAACATACATCCTTGAATTACTGGACCGAGAAAGAGACATAGTCTTCGGAATAGGACCAGCAGGCACAGGTAAAACCCTGTTAGCATGTCAAGCAGGTGTAAAGGCATTTCTAGACGGTAGTGTTGAACGCATTATTGTTACTCGTCCTGCTGTAAGTGCAGACGAAGATTTAGGGTTCTTACCCGGAACACTAGAGGAAAAGATGGCTCCATGGACAAGACCAATCTTTGATGTGTTTAGAGAATATTTCTACGCTAATGAAATTGAGGGTATGATTAAAGAAGGCGTTATTGAAATATCACCACTAGCATATATGCGTGGTAGAACTTTTAAAAATAGTTTTATCATTGCAGATGAAATGCAAAATGCAACACAGAATCAAATGAAAATGCTACTAACACGCATTGGTAATGAGAGTCAAATGGTTGTAACAGGTGATCTAAACCAAGCAGATAGACTAAAAGACAATGGATTAATTGATTTTATCAATCATCTAGAGTCACGTGAGAGCAAACATATTTCTGCTGTATTTTTCAAACAAGGAGACATTGAAAGGCATGATGCGGTAAAAGAAGTGCTAGAGATTTACGGCGACGACTGAGCTCTAATACTTTTAAAAGCGAGAGGGTGTTGATTCTTAGCATCCTCTCTTAACAACATCAACAAGTACTCATTTTCAGTATAGGTGAGTTTCCAACTACTTTGTTTAATAGGCGGACGACCCATAGCGTCATAGAATATTTCGCCTTGCCAGTATGTCTTTAACCAAATACGCTTTTTACTCCAACTACTGCGTATTGGCCACCATGCGTAATGTTGATTCCATTCAATGTCTATTTCAACTGTTGGCGGCATACGTCCTCCCACCATCGAATAGTCCATACCATTGCTTCTTTTTCACAAGTAAAACTAAAGTATCCTTTGCCATCTTCGTGTCCCCAAGCCCACGGATGCTTACAATGTAATTCTGTCCATTTAAGAACATATTCCATAATAGCATCACGTGGAAGAACAACATCGTGTTCAAAGTGCTTATTATAATTCGGATAAGCCATTTGCCATTGGAAAAATTTCTGCGATGACTTTAGCACACTGGACAGCGATTTCCATGTGTTCTTTTTGTGTTCCATTAGCACTCCGTAAATCGATGTAATGAATCCAACTACGAATAGTTCCGTTCATATACAGTCGTGTTTTTGTTAAGCCTTCAGGTAATACTTTACGTGCTTGTTCTTTAGCAATGCCTTTTTCAATAGCATTTTCATAAATTGTTTTTGCAACTTCTGCAACATGCTTTTGTTGCATGTCCCACCAAAGCTGTAAATCTCTATCGTCGGTTGAAATACTGTTTTGTCTATTTTTAGTATCTTGCAAACGTGCTTCTGAGTATTCAAAGATATCACCTTGCTCTGCAGGATCTGCATAACGCTGTGAAAACTCTTGGAATGCAAAACTACGATGACGTACAATTTGATGTGCGATGTCTCTTGTAGTTTCAATTTCTAATGTAGCATTAACCATTTCAAGTGGTGACCAGTGTGCATGTTTAATCAAATACTTAATCAAGCGTTCACTTGTTTCTGTATTAATCTGTGCGGCAGGGTTTGATACCTTTGCACAAAATGCAATTAGTTCTTGTAGATCTGTTAGACCCTCTGCTGCAAACTCATCTGTTGCTTTACTATAACTTACTAATCGAACGGCCATTCAGCTAATTCTCCTTTTAAATTCGATAATCTTTGGCTTAAAAAATTTATTGTAGTGTGTATATGACCAGTGTCATGTGGCTGCAATAAAGTTTTGTAATACTGTATTTCTTCTTCTAGTACATTTACACGCACTAGATCATTTACTAATGTTTGTTTGCTCATCTAAAATCCTGCGCATTGTGTCACTTGCATACGTTTTAAAAAAACGTGGTCCGATACTGTGTACTATAACAGCTAGTACAACAACTTGTAATCTAAAAGCAATACCGAGAGCATGACGCATATGTTGCCAGCCTGTCATGTTTACTGACTTTAAATGTAATTTACATTGTTTGCTTAACATTAATCTCCCTTTCCTGGTGCTTCACTAAAGTGTTCTATTTTACCTTCAACGCCTTGCCATTCTTCAGCATCAGGAGGAACATCTTCAGGACGCATTTGTGTAATATTAGGCCAAATACTAGCATACTTATCGTTAAACTCTACCCACGATTCCATGCCCGGATCTGTATCTGCTCTGATAGCATCTGCTGGACATTCAGGTTCGCATACACCGCAATCGATACATTCATCTGGTTTAATAACTAACATGTTCTCACCTTCGTAAAAACAATCTACTGGACAAACCTCTACACAGTCCATGTGTTTGCATTTAATACATGCATCATTTACAATATATGTCATAGAATACCTTTTCTAAGTTTTTAATATGCAGCCTGTTGTGTTGTAACACTTCTTCCATTTCAACAAGTACTAGTTGTTTATCATTATACGACATACTTGCTATAAAGTCTAGAGTATTTTTTAATTTTCTTATGCGTTTTTTATCGTCTGGTTCTTGATCATAACTTTCGTCCCACCAAGCATCAAAAGTTTTAAAACCAAGTTGTTTCATTAGACGCAGTGTAAACGGAGGAGCTGCTAGAACAAAAGGTCTGTAGTTTGCCATTGAATCTAATGTTTTTTCACTAAAGTTAGCATATTGTTTATTATATAAAGTTTCTGTTACTACTGTACAAAAACTATTTTTATATGCTGCTTCTAATAATTCTTGGTCAATCATAGGGTACTCTTGCCAAGCACCATATGTAACTAAACTTTCATCTTTATGATAACGTATTAGATGTTTTGCAAGTAACCGTCGATGTATCTTATCAGCGTTGTTTGGGCAAAAGAAAGTTTTCCAAAAATTTCTATCAATATCTGGTAAAACTATCTGCGTAGATTCGTGCCAAAGATACGTGTCAATGTAGCTCATATAATCAAAGTATTTTTCAAGTCCTTTATTAGGAACAAAGAATTCAAAATCAATACCTAAACTGTGAGCAAATTCATATTCACTACAATAGTAATTATCAAGTCTACCCAAGTACTTTCGCATAAAGTCGATTTCATCCTTTGGCAAAACATGCACAGGTTCAAAACTAAACCAGCTTACCTTGTCTGTACCTAGATGATCTAGTATATGTTTTACATCATGTTCTTCGTCGTCTGGCGGATCATTTATGTTATCAAACTGTACAACCAAAGGCATAGTAACTATATCTCTAAGATACATTACAGCATCATGCCTATAGTCGTCAAAAGGTTTCATAGATTGTAGATTTTGATCAAGTACTAAGCATTTTTTATTTTGATCAATTAAGTATATCAAAGTTGCCCAAGCCTGATAAGCGTTGCTGCTAGGTTAATTTCAGGGTCTACAACTAGTGTGTGATCTACTAAGCCTTGTTTGATAATAAGCACAGCTTTGTCCTGCTGATCTTCACTGCCAAACAATTCAATGTTGTCATATAGCCACCGATAGATCTCTTCCATTTCTTCAGCACGTACTGTACCGCATAATAGTTTACGTGCATCTGAAATCTTGCCTGCTTTAAACAGTTCTACCATTTCTAGTTTCCAATCAGCCGCACCACTATCGCCTTCATTGGGCTTTACTAGCACACCGTCTGTTGAATTCATTTGTACTGTGTTGATACACTTACGCAAGTCTGGATATGTGCCTTTAACATATGTGTCAAGTGTATCCAAGTCTGGAGTTACACCTTCTGTAATAAGAATCTCTGCAACTCTTGCTGTAAACTCTGTTTGGTCAATCTTAGCAATATGGAAGCCTTGGCATCTGCTGTGAATAGCAGGAATAATTCTGTTAGGATAGTTACAAGTTAAAATAAATCTTGCTGTTGTATGATACTCCTCCATCACACCACGCAGTGCCGCTTGGGCGTTTGGGCTCAAATAATCAGCCTCATCAAGTAGCACAACCTTAAAGTCACCAAAAGGAATCATTTGTACAAACGCAACAATTTTGTCACGTACATCATCTACGCTGTTTGTACGACTTGCATTAATTTCAAGAATGTCTAGTGGATTAGTATCAAGCTCATTAAAAAGCAACTTAGCAAGAGTAGTTTTGCCAATTCCAGCATTGCCACTGAAGAGCAAATGAGGAATAGTTTTATCTTTAATCCATGTATTAACTTGATTACGTTGTGCTTCATCTCTAAATACATATCCTTCAACTGTTTTAGGCCGATACTTCTCTACCCATAAGTCTTTCATTTACTATCCTCTATAATTTGTTCTAGTCTTGCTAACCAAGTAGGCGAAATTTGTAATTGATCTAGTACTTCATCTAACTCAGCTAAACTATGCTTATTAAATTCAACACTATCTTCTGTAGCAGGAGCCCATGTTGCTTCAACCATGACATGATCTTCTGGTAATTGTTCTACTATATTAATAGCTTTTTCAAACTTTGTCAACTATTTTTTCCTTCCTTTTCTTCTTTGGCTTTCTTGCGTCTTGTATAAAATCCGCCTTTGAATTCAATCTCTTCTGTTCTTGCGCCACTTTCCAAATACGTAACTTCGCCTCCGTTATCTAAATATTCTTGTATTAATTTTTTATCTTCGTCGGATGTGTTACGTGATACCGGATTCATTTATTTACTTCCATTCCTTTGCGAGCAAATTCTTTTGCTCTTTTGTTAATTTCTCTTTCAGTGAGTTTGCCTTGTGCGTACAGTTTTAGCTTCCAATCTCGGACTAGCTTCTTACTGTCAGACTTTATCTTCTTCATCATTCCACTTAATTTTTTCAATAGTATATTGGTCAGCTCCCCAAAGGGCAGGTGATCCAAATTTTCTCATTGTTTTTTCAATAACAACTGTTTCGTCGGCAGCATACTCGTATCCTAAAAATATTTCATTTACAAAAACTTGCCATGTACGTTCTCCTGCAAAATTATTCAATTAGTGTACTCCATTTCTTTAGTTTATCTCGTTTATAATTACTACGAGTAGCCACATCGTGATGTGATACAATTCCGTGATCAATCATAAGTTCAATCATGCATTGTACATCGCCAATTTCTTCAAGTAATTTTTCACGCTGCTCATCTGTAATTTCTTCTTTGTACTTAAATTTGCGTACAATCTTTGAACAGCGTTGTGTAAGCTCTCCGCATTCTTCAGCAGTGATAATCATTAGTTGTTGAAGTGTGTTAATTGGACTATTTTGCAATGCCTAATTCCTTGTATACCATTTGTACACCTTTGGCTTGGAAGTAAGAATCTGCTAGTGCGTTGTGCAAATCACTTTGCATTGCTTTACGTGGATCTACTTTTGCTAATGCAAATAATGTACGTGAGTCACGTACTTGCCAAAATTGCCATGGAATATTTTTGTTACGTTGACGTAGCATATCTTCGAGTATTGTTATATCAAATCCATAGCCGTGGCCCCATAGCACATCAACATCGCTGATCCACTTAGGAAGACTATCTAAAAATATATCTGTATGAGTACGCCCTTCTGTGCCAAATGCTTCTTCTTGAACTTTTGCATCTTGTCTGCTCCACCAAGCAATAGTGTCATCATTTACACTACGATCTTGTGTATCTAAGTCTAATTTATAATAAAACTCACTATGAGGCTCAGCTTCACTAAATGGATCAAACTTTACACCTCCTACTGTAAGCACAGTTGCCTGTGGTGTTACGTCTAATGTTTCTAAGTCGATCATTGCATGGATTGGCATTCAAACTTTTCCTCTACTGCTTTTATGTGTTTGCACTTCTTAAATGCTGGACAATCGCAACTAAAGCCGTTGTCTAACATTTCTATATTATATACACCCTTGCTACCTTCAGCATTCCAAACTGTGCCTACTGCCCAGTGTTTCTTGGTATCAATTATATCACTTGGATAAATTCTAGGACCATACTTGGACATTGAGCACCTCTTTGTTACAGTTTAATATAACACAAAGAGTACTAGTTGTCAACCATTTTTGCACGGAATCTTTCGTAAGCCCGCCAACCTTCCCAGGCAAACGCTAACA